TGGTCTCCCGTGTTCTGGGAAAACTACAATAGCGGATGCGTTAGCGGAGAAACTAAAGGAAAAACGTTCTAAAGTAGAGAGATTGGACGGTGATGTCACTAGAGTACTGTGGAGGGAACTAGGGTTCTCGAAGGGGGATAGGGATGAAAACATTCATAGGGTTGGAGTCTTGTGCGAGATGCTGGTTCGTAACGGGGTCGCAGTTGTCACTGCATTTGTGTCTCCTTACGCAGTGGCTCGAGATTCTGTTCATGAAACCATTGGAGAGTTTGTTGAAGTATATGTCAAATGCCCGCTTGAAATCTGCATTGAACGTGATGTTAAGGGGATGTACAAGAAAGCAATAGCTGGTGAGATAACTAATTTTACCGGTATATCTGACCCGTACGAAGAACCACAGAATCCAGACATTATTGTTAATACTAGTACCACTACAGTTGATGAGTGTGTCGATGAGATATATGCGAAATTGGAGGAGTGCGGGTACTTATGATAGTTAACCATAAACATAAATTCATATTCATACGTTCTGAAAAAACAGCGAGCACCAGTCTGGAGCGATACTTGCATGACCATTGTAAGTTTTCCAAAGATGACATTATTACTTTTGTTCCTAGTGGTAAACGTAAAGCGCAGAATATCGGTGGTGGACTGAGCGAGGATGACCCAACAGCGTTCTGGAATCATATGCCAGGGTATATTATCCGTGATTTGATTCCATATGAGTGGGATAATTATTACAAGTGGTGTGTTGACAGACACCCGTTGGAGAAAACTATATCATCATACTTCCATAAATTAGACTTAAAATGGGTTAAAAATTTTGACGATTACATGAGCGGTTCAAGGTATTTTCCGGCTGCTAGAGCAACTATGGGACATCCTGAGCAAGCGTGTAATTATCCGAAGTATACTGAACCAACCAATCCAGATATAATTATTGTCGATAGAGTTATTAAATATGAAAACCTAAATCGTGAGTTAGCTGATGTGTTCAAGATGTTGGGGATACCGTGGCGTGGTTCGCTTGGGTACACCGATAAAAATAAGTATCGGAAGGATAAACGACCAGCAACCGAAATATTTAAGAAAGACCCGTTCAACAAACATCTTCCTAAATTGAGGGAAGTTTTCGCACAAGAGTGCAAGTTGCTAGGGTACAAATTCTAGAAAACGGAATGAGATTTGAGAGGTGTAGGAAATGCCTTATGGAATAGAGAACGAAACTCCAAAGCAGACAAAGTGGATGGAGGATTGTGTAGAAAGCGTCATGTCAAAGAATAAAGGATATGACAAAAGTAAAGCTATTGCTATTTGCAAAGCTCAGTTGAAGAAGAGTGACTGGGACCCAGACGCTCAGAGTGAGTTGAGTATGCGTGAAGAGTTGTGGCAATTGGAAGACAAAATACGTGAAGCTATTGGTGGTGGTAACAACACAATGGTTGAACCGGCGTATAGTCCATACGTTGCTGACGTTTTTGATGACTATGTTATCATCGAAAAAGGACCAAAACTTTACAAGGTTGACTGGTCACTGTCAGGTGGTGATGTCACAATAATGTGGGATACTGCTGTTGAGGTTGAGAGGAAAACTGTGTACGAACCTACCGGTGAGAGTGAGATGAAGTATACTCAAGTACCAGTTATCAGGTCAAAGAAAAATACCAGAGTTATCACATTTGGTGGGAGAACAGTTAATTAAGGAGAGGAAATGAAGGTCTTATGGATAGGAGATGCCATTGTAAATTCTGGGTTCAGTATTGTAACTCATAACATTTGTAATGAGTTGTATCAAAAATGTGACCTAGAAGTTTTTGGGATACGTTACGATGGTAGAGAAAAGCACCAATACCCGTATCACATATATCCAGGTTCGTTTGGCAGAGACATTTATTCGATTGAGTTTGCCAGTGAGGTTATTAGTAAGACACGTCCCGACGTAGTGGTAGTGTTTAACGATGACCATATTATTAACAGTTACACTACGCAGATGATGTTACCATCAGGTACTCGGGTAATTCCGATGTTTCCTGTCAACATGTTACCAATCAACAAGGAGACCGTGCTCGGTTTTGGTGACGCTACGGTTATTACCTATACTAATTTTGCTAAAAATAAGGTAAGAGAGATAAACCCTAATCTCAGCATATCGTCGGTATATCATGGTGTTAGTCATGAAGTATTCAAAAAGGTTGATGGGGTAAAAGAGTCAGTTGGCATGAAGAACTATTTTGTGGTCGGCACAATTAATTCAAATACGTACCGTAAAAGATTAGACTTGTTCTTACAAGGGTTTGCGAAGTTTGCGAAAGGTAAGTCAGATGTTAGGTGTCTTATTCATGCTACGAACAAGGACTACTCGTACGAGTTGGGAGACATCGTTAGAGACCTCGGTATCAGTAATAAAACCATTTTAAGCACGTTACCCCGTGATTTTGTAGAAATAAATGCTCTATATAACATGATGGACGTTAATGTTAATACCTCAATGGGTGAAGGTTTTGGTTTATCGTTGATTGAAGGAGCAGCATGTTCTGTACCTGTGTTGTGCCCGTCTCACGGTAATCTAATTGACATATGGACTCAGGGAGCGGAGTTTATTGACATTGAAGACTATGAGTATGTTGCCGGTACGAGATTTGTGGGTGGAAGGATAAGTACCGATAGTATGGCGACTAAACTGGACAAATTATACGAAGACCGTGAGTACACCAAAGAACTTGGTAAATTGGCTTTAGAGCATAGCAACGAGTCGAAGTTTTCTTGGGAAACGGTATCAAATAAGGTCTATAAAGCCATTTTTGACGTAAATTTCAGTAAAATATCCTATATAACGTAAAAAAATTGAAAATAATTGAAAAAAAGTAGCCAAAAAGTGTAACAAAAGTGGCACTTTTTCGTAGTATATAATTAGAGGCGTAGTATAACCACTACCCTCGTGCCCGTTTGGGTGCTGGAGAATTTAATGAAGGATACTATATTTAACATAAGTCTTAGTTTCATAGAAGACGGTGACCTAGCCCAAGCTGGTATACCTGAAGAATACAAGAATCCGTTATTGACATGGGTTAAGCTCATCTTTACTGATGACAAACCTAATGCCAACAATCAGGGTATTAGTCAGGAAGAATTCCCGAATCTTTTGAAATCTATGGCTTATATGCCAATAAAAGCCAATTTTGATTCCGAGTTCGGTTTAGAAGGTCATTCTGATGCACATGTGATAGGGGTGATAAAGGGCGGACAGCAAGAAGGTGATAAAATAGTAGCTGTTGGTGCTCTTTTTCAGGACGAGTATCCAGATGTTGTCGATTTCTTTAAGAATGAGATGGCTGAAGGAAGCAACGTTGACTTTTCTTGGGAGATTCGTTACAAGGACTCTGAGGAGAAGGACGGAGTTGAGTGGTTACAGCATGTAACTACAAAAGCTATTACGGCTGTTCAACATCCTGCATACGAAGGCAGAACACCATTAATATCTATTAGTGCACACGATTTGATTAAGATAGTGGACGAGGAGTTGAAAGAACGTAAAGCTACTGAGGTGGTGTAATGAAAAGACTATTGGATTTAAGCAATGTTCCGACCCCTCAGTTGAAGGAAATCAGAAAAGTACTTGTTGCTGGTGTTCAAGCAGTGGCAGAAGATACGAACAAACCGGACATGTCTGGAGTTGCTCAACTGTGTCATAAGAGTCCACCAAAAGGGTATCCTGATGACAAATCAGAGTATGGTGACCCAGAGTGTTACAGATACCCATTGAACACAAAAGCAAGGTGCTTAACCGCTTGGAGGTATGTACACCAAGCCGATAACAAGGAAATCTTGGGTGATAAATTTAAAGGCGTTGAAAGCAAGATAAAAAGCTACGCTAAGAAACACTATGATTTAGACCTTCAGGTCGGTGAATCAGATAAGTTCAATTGGGAGCAGGCATTTCTAGAGTACTACGATGCCGAAACTATGGGCGAACGTTGCGACTCGGTAGAGCTTGAACCCGAAGGAGCGACTAACGAAGGAGATGATAATATTATGGAAGATATTGAAAAGAAGGTAGCGTCTCTTGAACAGGAAGTAGAAGACCTTAAGAAAACTAAGGACACATTGGAAACCGAGAATGCTTCTCTTAAGGAACAGGCTTCTCAGGTCGAGACTCTCACAACTGAAATAAACGAGATGAAGACTGAACTAGAAGCTCTCAGGAAGTTCAAGACCGATACCGAAGAAGCTCAGGAAAGAGCAGATAATATAAAGGCTATCAAGAGTAAGTTAGACGAAGCTGGTATTGAAGCAGATGTTGAAGCTGAAGCTGATTACTGGTTGAGTATGACTGATGATAACCTAGTGAAGACAATCGCAAAATTGAGCGAATTGTCAAAAGGAGCTAAGGCTTCTGCAAGTATAAAAGTTCCTCCTGTTAAGACCGATGACGAGGACGATGATAATGTATCAATCGTCTCTCAAGCATTGAACGAGCGCAAGCAGGCGAAGAACGATTAAGTGAGGTAATCTAATGGGTGTAGAAATTAGACTTAGAGGTACAGCTATCCCATGTATAGCACAGGAAGACATCAAAGCAGGACTTGCCGTTAAGCTTGGTGCCGCTGCAAATGCCCCTCAGATTCTGAGCGGTAATGCCGACCCAGACCCTAATTTGCAGGGAGGAATCTATAACGTACTACAGGGTGCGTCACTACCTACTGGCGACAACGATACCGCTGCTAAGTATGTAGCTGCGTTCCGTGTGTACAACGAGAAGCCTCCGCTATATGAGGACCTTCCAGCTAATAACGAAAGTTCAACCACTGTTCCTTATACCCTACGTCCGGTGACAGAGGGTTCTGAGAACTTACCAGCAGATGTAACGCTGAGAATGGTTGTACCTAGATTGAAGGAAGATGCCACCATCCCATCAGGCGCACTTATGTTAGCTTATGATGATGGTATTTACACCGTTACTAGCGGTTGCTACAGCGGTGCATTATCAACATTCACCATTGGTGCTGGCATCAGTGTAAACACTGGTGGTTTGTGGGTAAATGGTACAGGTGGTCAAGTTGGTATTTGTTTTGAAAAGAACACTACCAAGGGCACACTTACCATAAAGACAGGATAACAAAAAATAATAATTGATTAGGGGGAGAGGTTAATCCCTCTCCCCACTATAGGTGAAACCAAAATGGACGAAACTAAACTAAAGAAAGCCCTTGCTGAAGTGGCGAAGAATGATAAGAGAGCACTGGCTGAATTGATTGTTGAGTACGTCGGTCCGAAGCATGTTTCTCAGGACATCGTGGGTATGTTCCTAAACACTCGTTCACTTAACCCTGGAGATGCTCTTGTAAAGAAAGTACGTAGAGGTATCGAAGTTAGACAGTTAGTTCCTGGTCAGGATACTCTTGCAAGCCAGATTACAGTGAAAGAAGTTGTAACGCACAACTTGGACACTGCGTACGCAGAGGTTTCCCACAACGAGTGGGAGGTAGAGTCAGGTGAGATTGGCACTGTTGACGAAATAAGACAGGAAATCATGGCTAAATTGTCAGATTTCTATGTTGTTAAGGTTATGAATGCGTTGTATACATTGGCTACTATCGATGACGACACCAACTTCTTCTATGTGACATCCCCAATCACCAGAACCACATTGGAAACCGCTATCGATAATATTGCTGATGTTGCGGGCAACGTCAAAGCTGTAGTTGGTAGAAGAACCGCTCTTGCTCCTATTACCAAGTTTGCTGGATACAGAGCCGCTGTGGGTGCAACTGAATCAAGTGCATACCTAGTACCTGTTCCTTCAGCCCTTGAGGAAATTAGGAGAACTGGTTGGTTTGGTGTGTACTACGGTGCAAACTTTATCAGCTTAGAGCAGGTTTATGATAATATGTATGATAGAAATGGTCTCATCAGAGACGACTTAATCGTCGTTATCGGTGATAACTGTGGTGAATTTATCACCTACGGTGACTCAAGAGAGGACCAGTGGACTGATATGCAGACCGCTCCTCCAACATGGCACATCAGAGTCTATCAGCAGTACGGTCTATTGTTCGACCAGATGGAGAACGTAGCTGTTATCAGAACCGACTCACCGTAATGATAACGGATAAAGGGGGGAGTTAAAACCTCCCCCCTAATTAATATAAAGACTAGGTGGGAGAGAGGTTCAGAAGCCTAGTATAAAAAACATAAAGGAGATATTATGAACGAGAAACAATATCCTAGAGTATTCAAGAAAGCTATAAAAGGTTCTGTGGGTGGCAGGTACATAAACAGTAGAGGTGAGTATGATGAATTTTTGCTAATCGGTGACCCTGCTAAAGCTGACATCGAAAAAGTGTCTGTTGAAATAGTAGATGTGGAAGCTGAAAAATATTTCCTCAAGAATAACAAACTCGCTATCACCAATGGTTATCTTGTTGAGATTACCGATGGAACAGAAATTGTATTAGATGAGGTTAATGCGGTTAATGATAGTTTCCTCAAAGACCTATTGAAACAACCTTATAAGAGAATGGAAAAGAGGGTGAACGAGTTTACGTCACCTGTACCTGTTAGTAGGTTACTTGCCCTAGCAAAAGAAGAGAATCGACCTGTGAAGACTATTGAGTTTTTACAGAACGCTCTTAATAGATTGGATAATCGCAACCCACTGCCCAATATAGCCAGTATCGGCGATGTAAAAGTCGGCGGTGCTACTGGATAGTACATGGGGAGTGGAGTTTTTTGTTCTGCTCCCCTACCGGAAGGTAGATTTGACGATATTATATAATATGAGTAGAGGTTTCTAGAGGTACTTGTTATGCCTATTGACGGAGTTGAACCTACAAAGGTTAAACCAAGATATGATAGACGAGGTAAATGTAATAGGTGTGGTTGGTGTTGTCAGTACCACAATTGTGAGAAGCTAAGGTTTGAAGGAGATTTGGCGGTTTGTTCTATCTATGAAGACAGACCACAAAGGTGTGTAGTCTTTCCTGAAGCACCCCCGATTTTAACTGAGAGTTGTGGTTATTATTTCCTTGATACTTGGGAGGACAATCGACCAGTTAAGTACGGGAGAGACTTATAATGGCTGTTACTGTAACAACAAAGAATTATACATACCTAGATGACTGCGAAAGCCTATCACCTTGGTCAGGCTTAGTAGATGCACTTGTTGGTGACTTTTACAAAGAAGGAAGCAACTGCTTAGGCATGGAGCTTTGGGGTAGCGGTACTAACGACCATACTTTAACCGGCTCATGGGATTTATCCGGTATTAAGCACTTACATTTGTGGTGGATGACAACAGTTCTTAACGAGCTTGATACGGATGCAAACGGTGGTTTCCAAATAGGAATGAGCGACGGGTCTAATACAGGTTTCTGGAAAGTATCCGGTTCAACCACGTATCCTGGAGGTTGGTACAATCCGGTTCTTGACCTATCTCGTGCGGTAGACTCAGGTACTAAACCATCAATGTCAGCCATCACATCAATTATTTTCAGATGGGTTTTAACCTCTAATGCTAAAAAGGTACAAAGTTGCTGGATAGATAACATTTATTGTGCAGACGGTTTAATAGCATACGGTGATTTGTCCGGTAGTCCGTTTGCGTTTTCAGATATATTATCAGCAGACCAAAACACAGCGAATGGTTGGGGTATGATACGCCAAATTGGTGGAGTTTACTTTCTGGTTGGCAGTTTAACTTTTGGTGATGACTCTGGTACTAATGGTTGCGAGTTTGAAGACTCTAGTCAAGTACTAATATTTGAGAACAGACCTGTAAACGTATCAGGATACAGCATCGACATTGTCGGTAATTCTACCGGTGATACCGGTTTTCAACTGGGTGACGTTGCTGGTGGAAGAGGAACTCAAGGATGCGTGGTCAGGGTTCAGGACGTCACACAAATACCAAAATTCGAGTTTAATGCTACTGATGTTAATGTGTCTGGTTTCAGAGTGTATGGTACAACGCTATTAGATGCGGCTGGTGTGTCGTTTCCTACAGCAAGTGTAACGAGAGAGGTATTAAGCTCAAGCTTTGAGTCTTGCGGAGAGATTTTACCAAGTACTTGTAAGGTTCAGTATTGTAATATAGTTTCAGCTAATGACCGTGGAATAAGGATAAGTGATGCTGATTTTGATATTACTGATACTACATTTATCAGTTGCCCGAGCGGTGTACACATAAGCATAAGTGGAGCGTTTGATTTCGATGGTTTGGTGTTTTCAGATTGTGGTTATGATGTTGAAAACTCAACTGCTGGTGTGGTAACGGTTAACAACCTTCCTGGTGGTGCTAATGCTAGTACGTACATAAACACTGGTGGTGGTAGTACGGTAATACAGACAGGTGTTTATATAACAGTTAATGTTAAAGACGCTGATACAGACCCAATTGAAAATGCCCAAGTGGCAGTTTATAAAAGTTCGGACAATACAGAGTTAATGAATGAGGATACGACATCATTAGGAGTGGCACAAGCTACGTATAATTACACCGGTGATACAGCGGTATATATCAGAGTTAGGAAATCCTCAACAGGGGCAACAAAATATATTCCTGTATCAACTACTGGTACTATAACAGATACTGGTCTGACAGTAACAGTTACTCTGTATGAAGATACAACAGCGTTGTAGGTGTGGAATTAAAACGAGGTAAACAACAATGAGTGATACAGTTCTATCAGGTAGATGGGTAGTTTACTACAGTGTAGAAAACCGCCAAAAAAGAATTTATAGAGATACATCAGTCTCACCTACGACAACTGACACAGTTAGGCAACTATACTCTGCCCTACAAGATTTATTCGATGAAGTTAATCAGATGGACGATGGTATCCCAATCAGATATGCTACTCCTACCGAGTACGCTATTGGTATTATTGATGCTGGTGATAAAGACCCGTGGTTTATCGATAAGCAGAGTGCTGAGTATCTGACTGGTGGTGCTATATCAACCGCTTCTTGGACACGTTCTGAAGGTTCAAATGTAGGTATTATACGTGTTCCACGTACCGGTACTAATATCGTTGAAGCTGATATTGGTTACGACATTGTCGGTGATTCTGACAGTGATACTGGTACTCTATTAGATGTCCAAGGTAGTTATCTATGGATTCGTCCAGATACATATGCTGCCGGTAACAGTTTTGATAACGCTTCACAGAATCTGACTTGTAATGGTCACACGGATGCTCAAAATGGTGCACCAGAATCTGGTGAAATGTTGTGGGCTAATATTTACTCTCTTGGTACTATTGAAACTAATACACATCTTTATGTGTACCAAGACGGGACTAATTTAGTCGCTTACAAGGGTTCGTCAGACTGGTGGAGTGATGGTCACATAGATTTATTGGTTTGTGTACAAGACCCAGACGGTTTAATTGATGAAGGTTATATTACCGTGATGGCTCGTCAGTACTCAAAGACTTATTCATACTATACAGTTGACTTGAGCAATGGTGGTCGTAACCCTATTCCTTTGCAGACTGGTGACGACCTAAACAACGAAAGTGGTTATCGTCAGATGGTACTAACAGATGCTACCGATGAGTTTACTGTTGGTGAGGTTATTACTGATGATGGTGCTACAGACTTACCGAAAGGTGTCGTAACTTCGTCAGAGGGAACAGCACCAAATGTTACAATTCAGTACTATTTAATCGGTGACCCACTTACTGAATTTAATTCCGGTACAGGTACATTTACAGGTGAATCGTCAGGAGCACAGGCAACTGCGGTTGACCCTTCAAACGTAGGTCCAGCAGGTTTGTCTGGTCTTTCAATTACTCATTCTGCAAATGAAACATTCGATGTTAATGAAGATGGTACTACAGAAAATTACTCAATCGTTATCGACTGTAGTGATGAGCGTCTTTCTGATGTCTATGAGTGGGTTAAGTATATAACAAGACGTGGTGACACCGGTACTGGTAATACTGACGGTATTGAGGGTGAACAGTATCTTGGTAGTGACTACCGTATTGTGTACACTACCTTGAATAACACTGTCAGTGAGGGTGACGTGGTGACACAGTATAGCGGTGGTTATGGTACTGGTTATGTTGCTACCGGTACAGTTGTTGCCCACAACACTACTGACAAGATACTTATTCTCAGAAGTTCAAGAGATACGTTTAACAATACTGACCCAATCTACGTAGACGGTTCAAACTACGTAACTGGTCCTACCTCAACGGCTATTACTCCTATCGCAGCTTCACCTTATGGTACGTTTGCTGGTGGTAAGTTCTTCTGCGCTCCAGGTGTAGTGCTTGATAACATTGATGCTGCTGATAACAACAACTATCAGTTGACAGATGATAACGGAAACGTTGTTACTGCTCCTACTAAAGTGTCTATCACTGTCGGTAACTCAAGACAAGGTGATAGGATTGCAGTATTCAGGTTAGCTTCTGCGGGTGGTATAATTGAGAAGGACGCATACACGATTGACTCAGGTCAAGGTGGTGCAGGTTCTTCAATAATCAAAGTTGACCCCGCAATTGAGACAGATGAACCTGGAAAAACTGCTGGTGGTGTTGTAAGGGTAGTTGATGTTGAAAATCAGCGTGAGGACAGGTACAGGTTTATCAGTTGGAACGGTGACGAATTTACTTTGTACACTGCGTCAGGTACGGCTGATGCTGGTGGTAGCCAGACGTCATTGGTACATGCAGGTGTCGATTTCACCCCTTCAGGTATTGATGTTCTTGTTGGAGACATTGTTCTCAATGTTACCGAAGATACGTATGCGTTTGTCACTGTTGTCGCATCTGGTCAATTGACATTAAGTAATACTGGTTCAGCAAGACCGGTAACTGATTGGTCAAGTGACGAGTACCAAATTGGTGTGACGATTACTGGTTATTCAGTATCTGGTACTGCGTATGTCCCTCTTATTGATATACATGAGACCGAGGGCACTGATGAGAGTGCGGGTTCAGCATCATCTCTTGTAACCTTTGTAAGTACTATTCCAGTTAGAATTAGAGCACGTCAAGCAGGTGATATTACCCCGTATGAAGCTGACTCAACTGTGACGTCTGCGGGTATGAGCAACAACATTATTCGTAACTCAGATACGGTTTATGTGTAAAGGAGCTATATGATAAGTGAAGAGGAGTTGCAGTTTGACCTAGATAGCTTGATACAACTCCAAGCTAAAAGGAAAGCCACCATTTCAAGGTTGAAGGAAGCGATTGATGCAGAACGTCAGGCTTATAGTGAGCGTGAACAGATTATCTCTGTGCTTAGAGATGGTGAACAAACCGACATTGTAGTACATGATTTGGATATTTTGTATAACGAACAATCCAAGAGGAATGATAACATAGCAGACCTTAACAATGTTATTAACACAGAACTTGAAGCAATGTCACATGAGTTAGATATAATTGAAGCGATAAAGTTGGGAGAGTCGTCATAGTGTGGCAAATTTTACGTTCGACAAAGTCAATAAGCTCGTCATTGTTGATGCACCTGAAACAGAGGTAACGGTTCAGGAGATAGTTAATGCCGTTCGAGATTGGTCGGACGAATTACAGAACATGGAAGTTGAGACCTTCATGTTTGTGTCTGGTAAGGAAGCTCTAGGTGGTGGGGTGTACGTTGGAATAACGTGTGTGTTTGTGGTGTGGAAGTTACAGTTTGAAGGCAGAGCAGGACCTGATTGGACAGTTTGTAAGATAACGGGAGGTAACTTCATCGGTACGAATGAGAACGGTGAAGAGCAAGTACCGATTCAACCATCAGCATATGTTACGGTATTAAGTCAAGCTTCCTCATCTGCGACTATCATTACTACGAGCGGAATAGTTGGTAGTAGTGTTTGGTCTGAGGCAGAGAAAGACCAGATTATTGAGGATGTTGGTAGCATTGAGACAACAGTTGCTGGTATTGACACCAATGTTGATGCGCTAGGCATCACTCTTGCAGGTGTGGTTTCTTCATTAGGTACAATCCAAACTACTCTTGACGAAGTTCACGCTATGGTAAGCGGACTTGAAGTTACGCTAAGTGGTAGTGAGCAACTTACAGCAATTTATGAAGCAGTAACCAATACGGAACAAATAGTCAGTGGTATGGACATCACCATTGATGCGATTGATTCTAATGTAGTGACTATCGGTACATTGGTAGAACTTTTAAGAGATGCTAATTGGAATAAGAAAGTCCTTACGAGAATTAATGACAGTCTCTACAAAGAAGAACTGTATGATGACGCTGGATTAGTGGTGATTAGAACACACCGACTAAGTGCAGTTGGTGATGTTGAGACGAGGGATACATGGTAGATAAAATAACATTAGGACTTACTTGGTATGAATAATAACGATTTAATTACAAGTGATTTCGGGGGTGGAACTGTAAAGGTCACCACCAGAACTGAGGCAAGAAAGAAGGTTCTGTCCGAACTCGGTTTTGCCATACTAAAAGACTATGAACGTGCTTATCCAGAGCTTAGTGTATCTGAAGTTCTATCACTTTTGGCAAAAGACCATCCAGAATTATGGATATATGATGGTACAAAGCGTATCATTCATGACCGTGTGGTTACGACAGCCTTCGTTAACGACATTGTTGACAATTTGATTACAGAAACTTCTGCGTTTGGTGATTATAAGTATCATGATTCTGGTGAAGATAACACGGCTGAGAATGCTTCTGATACAGGTCTTGGTACACCGTGTGGTGAAGCTCGTGATACCGGAACACAGGTTGAAGGGTCACAAACTTATGAGTATAAGTCAGTTGCAACACACACTTATGCTGGTTCATTTACTATTACTGAACATGGTTTATTTAATCAGTCATCTGGTGGTATTCTTATGGATAGAACGGTTTTTACCGGAATTCCAGTGTCTGCATCCGACCAGATAGAGTTTACTTTTACGATTCAATTTGCCGCTGGTAGTTAATTATGAAGGTAATTAGAGGGACATGCAACCGGTGCGGGGAGTGTTGTGGTAAGACTACTAATAAACCACCATTCGGATGGGGTTTCTTTGAAATAATACTTCAAACTGAAGGTAACACTGACTTTCCGTTCGACGCTTTACCGGAAGAGAAGCGGTATATCTGGAGTTGGGTAAATGCTGCTCTAGATAATAATAGAAATGTTCGTATCGGGTCACGTAACTATACCTTGATAGTGAGAACTGGTGTTGGGTTAATCAAGGAAGATGGTAATAATGAGTGTCCATTCCTACTGACTGATGGTAGTTGTGGAATTTGGGACGAAGTAAGCGTTTCTATTTGGCATGATGCTCTTTGTAAAAGTGCGTTCCCGTACAATGGATTTGTACTCCCTGATGGTGCAGATAATTACGAACAATTTTTTGTTGACCATCCATCTTGTAGTTACTACATCAATGAGGAGTAAAAATGACAGCTACATTAATCACTTCAACTAACCAATATTGGTATGGTGTCGGTAACAGAGCAGTATTTGATGTCTCTGGAACTCCTTATGTTGTCTTGCGTAATTACGGTGACTATATAAGTGTGTTTAAGAAAACAAATGGTAGCTTTTCTGAGCAAGACTCAAGTAACAGACCATCTGAAACCGGTATGAAGCACATGGATGCGAGACTTGATGGAACAACTATCAAGATTGCGTACGGTCTCTATGTTACTGGTGTTAATTGGTTGGTCAGGTATGTAGAATTTGACACATCATCTGACACGTGGGGTTCTCCTGAGACAGCCGTTAGTCATGCTTATGAGGAATACCCATCTGCAAACTATGATACTTGTCGTCTCGATATAGATAGTTCAGGTTACGCACACATAGCTTATGGTAGGATTTATACCCACCATGGAACTAATTACCGACATATTTATCATGTTTGGGAAACTAGTGGTGGTTGGCAAACTCCAGAGAGGATAACACCTACTGATGCTAATAATTATCAGATAAAGTCAGTTGCGATGGATTCTTCAGACCGTTTTATCACCATTTATGATGATGTTAGCGGGGGAGATTTAGTTCACCGCTCTCGTAGTTCCGCAGGAACATGGGATACTGAAAACATAGTATCAAGTAATCCGAGTACCAATTCTTATTGTTCTATAGCTTTAGACAGTTCTGATGTAAGAAAGGTTGCTTTAGAGGACTATTCACATTACTTAGATATACGTTCTGGTACATCTGGAGCTAACCCTACATGGTCTGATGACGGTAGTGACGAGGATACGGGTGTCTATTACCCATCAATAGGTATTTACGGTACAAATAGGTATGTAGTTTATGAGGATAGTGTCGCTTCTCCATATGCTATTAGTTTAGCAAAAAGAGAAAATGGTAGTTACTCTGTAGAGTCAGCAATTGAGCAAGATTCAACGTATGAATTCGCTTACCCAATTATAGAACATCCCGTACGTTCCACAGGGTTTCATTATATTTGGATTAAATGGACTGATGATGACTGGTACTGGAATGAGTATTCTTTTGCAGGAGGGGTGACACCTCAAGCAGTCGGTGGTGGTACAGTATCGATTTCTGGGGACCTATCTAAAGAATTAACATTACATAAATCAGTTGGTGCTGGTAGCGTAACTCCTGCGGGTGATGTCTCGATTCGTCGGCTTCTTACTCACATTGGAGTTGGTAGCGGTTCAGTACCCATTACCGGATTATTATCGAAAAAGACGTTTAAAGCAGTTGGTTCTGGGGTTATAAACCCGTTTGGTATCCTATCAACTACAAAGAAAATTCTGCAATCAGTTGGTGGTGGAACAGTAACTCCTGTAGGAGTATTGTCATTTTGGACGAAGTTTTTCCAGTCCGTAGGTAATGGTGTCGTAACATCGTCTGGAACGTTAACTTTCTGGAAGAGAGTATTCCAAGCGGTAGGTGGTGGTACGGTTACTCCAACAGGAACACTCAGCTTATGGAAGAAGTCGTTCCAATCTGTCGGTAACGGTGTCATCAGTGTTGCTGGTACACTTACATCCTGGAAGAAAGCTTTCCAATCAGTGGGAGAAGGTATTGTTACTTCTTCTGGTGAGTTATCAACATCTAAGAAGTCATTTCTTAACGTTGGTTCTGGTGTTGTGTCGATATTGGGTGTTCTTGATAAGCACAGAAAGACTTCTCTAACTGTTGGTCAAGGTGTCGTATCTATTGTAGGTTCGTTGATTGCAACCCCATCTGTACCACCAACAGGAATATTGAAGCATATTGGTGTCCTTACTGACGGAGCATTTCCAAATGTACCTAATTCTGATGTTACCGCTAGGATACCTGTTTTAACGGATGGTGCGTTCTTACCGTTCTTCATCATTGCACCTGAACCCGAGATAATCGTCTTTGGTGTAACGGATAAGGGATACACTAAAATATCAGACTTCCCATTCATTATAGCACAAGACTATGAACTAGAAAAACATAGTTCAAAGAGTACGACTCGTATTACTGATGTTGAACGTGAAATTATCGGTTCGACTGAGAAGAGTGATGTTGATAGTAAAAATGTAGAGAGAATAGTGGACACTGATGTTACTGACATTAGTGACACTAACATTGAGGAGTAAAATGGCATTACCATGGTATATTGGAGAAACTAAATATGCGTACGCTTTGGTAACTGCTGCCACCGGCACTCCGGTTATTGCTTCTGGTGTTTATACAATTTATGATACAGAGGATGAGTCTATCGTTGCAAGTGGTGTTGCGGGGATTAGTGGGACGACTTTGTATTGTCTATGGACTCCGACTGAAAGTGGTATATACGTAGTTGATTTTGATTACGTTGTAGGTCAAGAAACCCACACGTCACGTCAGGTAGTAGAAGTTAAGGAGACAATGTAATGGCTTTCAAGACATCTAATTTAGAAGAATTAATTGCACCGCTTCGTTTACAGATTGGTGACTTAGCAGCGACACCAACGTACTCTGATGAGACATTACACATGGTTCTCAGGGATGCAGTGTCTTCCCTTATGCGTAGGTGGAATGACCGGTACTACGTCGATGTCGAAGGTGTTGTTCACAGAAATAGTGGAGTTACTTTTATATGGTCAAGCCCACCGGTGATACAAGCCGGTGACAGGAGACCAATTATTGTTCAAGCTTCGATTATGATAAAGACCGGAAAGAAATTTTCTGAAGCTGGAAACGCAATCTCATGGAAGGACGATGAAATTTCCTATAGTAACAGAGAGTCAGCTATCCAGACTAGCTCCTCTCTTAAAGATGACATAGATGAACTAAATACTTTGCTACCCGTTAAATTGGCTGGTACTAAATATGGTAGATTGTACGGGTGGGACAAAGATTGGGATTAGAGTATCATGATGGTTAATCCTGTAATGGACGGGATTCCAAACTAAAGTATATAAAGGAGAATATTGTGGTAGAATCAAGGGAAGGAATTGCGTTGCGTCTGATTCAATTATCAGATTTGCACATCTCAGGTCATCGAGACCTGTTAGCTCCAATGGTGGATAGCATTAATAACGAAAGTGCTGACCTAGTTATTGTAACGGGTGATGTTGTTCACTCAAGGGATAAGGAATTATACAAGAAAGCGGCAGAATCGTTAAACAAAATACGACATAGAGTCGTACTTGTCCCAGGTGATTATGATAATGGTGATTTGTGGCACGAATACTTTGGAAGTAACCGTTATAACTCGATTTCATTAAATGGATTTGAGATAGATTTAATGGATACTTCGTTCATGGGGCATCAATATGCACTTGGTTGGGCAGATACTCTGGAGAAGGAAGACCAAGAACAGCATGAATGGTTGCTGGAAAAGCTAAAAATTGACAAGTATCATTTAATATTTTCACATCATCCGTTCTGGGTTAACCCAACTAAGGAAGGTGACCAGTACGCACAAAACACATTACGAGCGGTATTTTCTGGGCATTTCCATGATGTGATTAGGTATTACTTTAAGTACAGTGAACCGAGGTCAACTTTTCCTAACGGTTTTGTGAGTGTTCCAATCAAGTTTCACGGAAACTCATGTTATATAAATATTTGGGTAAAAGAGAACGGTGAGATGATTAATACACCACGATTGGTGAACGTTAAAAGAACAGCATGGTAGGTGATTAAAATGACGTTAGATGAATTAAGAGACTACATTCAGGCTTTGGGGTTAGATGACAATGCCAAAATAGTGGTATTGGTTGGCTATGATGCTGCTAATTCAGAGTTTAGAGTAATCAATGTAGATGTCAATGGTAATATAAAGACTGTTGCCGGTTAATGTCGGTACAATAAAGGAGAGGATTTAATGGAAGGAAATAGAGTAAAATTACTGTGGATTGGTGATTCACCAGCAGTAACTACAGGGTTCGGACGAGTTTCACAAGGAGTCTTGGAGGGGTTGTACCAGACTGGTAAGTACAGTGTCTCCGTATTAGGTATTAATCATCCGGTTGGAGACCCACATCGGTATGAGGGAATGTTCAGGATATATCCTGCAAGAACAGGTGGCAACGTGTATGGGTTTGACAGAGTTAGTGAGGTAATAAGTAAAGAGCAACCAGACATTGTTTTCATTAACAACGACCTGTGGATTGTAAGTCAATATCTACGAAGTATTCCAGAAAAGAGTCGCATCATGATATATTCACCTATTGATGCACTACCGGTTCAAAAAGATTGGATAGCTGTTATTGAGAAAGTAAATGCACGATTGGTCACCTATACCAACTTTGCTAGAGACGGTATCCAAGAAGCAATGAAAATTCCGGTGGATATTGTTGGTCACGGTGTTGACACCGATGAATTTTATCCCGTAGATGACGCTCGAAAGATACTTGCTAACATACCAGAAGACGTATTTGTGGTTCAAAACGTAAACCGTAATCAACCGAGAAAACGTCTTGACCTGTTCTTAAAAGCAATTAAGTTATGGGTAGATAGGTTACCTGCGAGTGACAAGAAGAACGTTCGTTTCTACTATCATGGTACATTAAGAGACTTAGGATGGAACTTAACGTCATTGGCACAGAGGTGGGGTATTGATGACAAGTTCTTGATAACTGACCAGACTAACATGACCCCCGCTGCCGGTGTACCGTTGGCGATGTTGTGTCAGATATATAATGTTGCTGACGTCCATGTTATGACATCGATGGGGGAAGGGTTTGGATTGAGTCCGTTCGAAAGTGGTGCGTGTGGAGTTGCACAAGTATTACCAAACCATTCAGCTTGTAAAGAGTTATGGGAAGGTAGAGCACCATTAATTGATATTGCTGATTGGGAAGTATTGACGGGTGGTATTAATACGGAAGGTGGAATTATCGATATTGACCATTTAGCTACTATTTTGGAGGACTTGTACTACCACAGGGATAAGGTCAAGGAATATGGTAGGTTAGCGTATGAGTACACCCAACGTGAAGAATTTACGTGGTCGTATGTATCTAACCAGTTTGATAAGATGATTATGGAAATGTTAAATACCGAAGATTCATTATCAAAACCTATTGATACTCCAAAAATGGTTGAAGCACCTGTTAAGGCAGATACAACGACAGCGGCAGGTGATGGTGTAAAAGATGACGATAAACTTTCCGTCAACTAAAGCAACAAAAGATGCAATACGAAACGCAATTGGGCAGACGGTCACCTTTGTAATTCGTGGTGAAGCGACAGCATGTCCCGTTTGCAGCGGTCTTGATTTATACGATGGTGTAAATGAGGTAAGTCTTGACCCGTATTGTGAGACTTGTTCTGGGTATTACTGGATAACGAGTGATGTATCTTCTGGAGTTGTTGCCCACGTTAGATGGAGGAATGAGGACGAACCGGATAGAGGTGTCGGTGGCTCAATACCTGAAGGTAACTGTTATGTCACTATCGACATTGACGCATTATCCGAAGATAGCATTGTAAAAATAAAAGAAGTTATTGTTGACTCTAGGAAGCTCCAAGTTTACCGAGCAATCCATAGAGGAGTTCCTCAGAGAGACCGCATCAGGTTTGTTTGTAAGGAATGGGGAAAGGAGAATTAAAATGGCTAAAGAGTTTCAAGGTTTAACCGAGCTTGAAATTGTTAAACTGATAAACAAGAAGAAGAGTAGATATTGTGCGATGGCACTAAATGACCTTGAGGAGGAAATATCTAATCCTGACGAATATAAAAAGGCAAGGAAGATTTTTCTCGATAACATGAACAGTTTTACAAGGAGTCTGTTTACTGTGATTGGAATCGATGTTGAAGGTATAGAGGACGATTAAAATGTGGGGTCCTAAGTTCACTCATAATATATCATTGTTTTACCCTACTGCAATTTTAAATTACTTTGGTATTGATGGACGACATCCGTATTACAGTATATTAGAAACGAAAGTTATTACCACGATAAACACTGAAGTTAGGGTGGCAGCAGTTAATTTGAATAACTTGATACGGAATGAATTCCGTAAAGACTTGTATGACATTGAGGAATACACCTTATTACCAGACTATGCAACTGCACTTGACTTAGCGTTATCTAACCCCGCTCATGTGGGGGTAACGTGGGAAAAGACGCTTGTTCAAGCTAAGTTTATTGATACGAATATATTGGGTGGTCTTAAGGAACTTATTGAAATACAGAAACTAGTATATCCAACACAAGGACAACATAATCTTGGAGCTTGGGTATCTCTGTACAACCGATGGAAGGATGGTACGGATGACAGGATTGGTGAGACGCTTCGAAAACGTTTAAGTGTAATGATGTCTCGTGGTAGCGCACCGTTTGCCGAATTGATTGAGACGGGTAATGATATGTATCCAGCGTACCCAACTCATCCAGGTAAGAACACTCTTCGAGATTTCAAACCTACTTATCGCAGAGAGATGAGGGCAGCGTATCATAGAGTCGTTGCCGAAGTAGAATTAATGATACAGACGCTACCACCTATAGCGATGACACCAGATATTGTTGAAGTGTCAGGGGCAGGTAAAGCAGGATTTACTTGGAAAGCAAAAAGTGGTAATACGATATTCGTTATTGAGGATAGTATTAAATTAGTTGGTACGAGATTTCGTGGGACTGGTTTTATCTTGTCATCAAGTGGGAGCATAATGAAGCGTTGGAGTGGATGGATACCAAAATAGGAGCACTGTTATGACTGAGCAACCGTATACAAATGGGATTCTACAAAGTGCTGTAAGGCAAGCAATTAACAAACTTGCAGAGAAGGGCGTCGAAGGATGTGACGAGAAGGATATTATCTTAGCGTCATTTGGCTGTCTGTCTCTGAGTGGTGGACTGGCAACGTCAGAAGAAGTCATTGCCCTAACCAACGAAGTAAGAAAGTTTGGATGGAAGATTGTGGGAACTTGCGTTGGTACTTTGGTGTCTATTATTCTAGTATTGATATTTTTATAGGTGAGGGATTATGGCAACAGGTAAGTTTCATAACGAGGATTTAAGCGTTTATTTCTTTATTAAGTCTATCGATGTTGATGGTAGGGAATTAGGAGATATTGCTAGGATTGTAGACGGTTATCCTTACAACGAGATTGAATCAGAGACACTTGTGTTACCTACAGTGTCCGTTGAAGCTGGTGTTACTTCTGATGATGCTGGTGAAATGGGTGCTAGTTGGTACAGACGTGTTTGGTCTATCGACGTCTTCGCTAATTCTGATGTTCAGCGTGACGACTTAGCAGACCGAATTTTCCAAGCGTTAGGATTAGCAATTCCTATTAAGGACTTTTCCGAAGGTTATAACAAGGATACCGGATTGAAGATTTCAGGTCTTCCACTGCGAGTTATTGAGTATATTAGTGCTGATGACAGAACGATGAGACCTGCATACGCTTTTAACTTGTACCAAAAGATAAGGTACTGGAGGAGTACCGTTACATTTGAAACGGTATCGACACAAGCGAGTTAGTGTCATGGTATGGTAAAAGGTTGGTCAGGACATAGGATTGGTAGGATTTAAACAAATAAAGGGATAATCTCTCTCGGGTTTGGATGAAGAGATTCGGATTGAATAAAGGTTAGGATTTCTCGTGGGCTTAAATGGTCAATAGGTATTAAGGGATAATAGAGAGAGTATGGAGTAAAAATGGCGAAGAAAGTTGCAATTCCGTATAAGGATGTAAAATTAAGGATTGTAGGACCGCAAGCAGACTTTTATGCCCATCGTGTTCAGAGATTGGATATTCCAGTTAATTTACCAAACACAACTATTAACGAACTTGGTAATCCAGGACACGCTGGTATCATAACTGATGTACCTGAAGTATCAGCCACGTTCCAAGCATTCGACGTGTCGCACAAGATATATTCAATTCTTACTGGTTACACCCCAGACACATTTCCTGTAACCGGTGTAGACGTGACAAATCTTGGTTATGTTGACCTTGTTGGATACATTAAGGATACTACGGATATATTGAAATGCATCCACGCTAAATATATGAGAATCACTGATTTTACGTTTACGTACTCAGTGGACGGTGAGAGTACCGAAGAGTACACTTGTGCTGGCAGTGAGAAGAGATACTTGGCAAACGATGTTGTTGTTGACTCTGGTAATTTGGCTGCTGGTGCGTTGACATTGACCTACTCTCCGAAGACGCTCAAGAACGGTAACGACTTGTTAAGTCTTATTGTTGATGGTGAGTGGTTGACAGAGGGTAGCGATTATAGTGTTGCTGGTACGACAGTCACTGTTAGCGGTGGTACAACCGAGTATGCACTTGCTGTGTATCACACCCAGAGTGGGGTGTTGACTTGGTCTGACATCGATGATTCATCAGTTCCGGTTGCTATCCGTGGTAAGAACATTCCTGTTACAATCGGTGTAGAGCACATGTACAGGGTACAGAGTGTGACCATCAGAGGTACATTCCCTTCAACCAAAGTTCTTGAAATGGGTAATACTTCTGTTGTTGGTTATATCACTGACCCACCTGATGTTAGCGGTGATATTACAGTATTAGATACAGACAATGAAATTGTCTCATTATTGACAACTGGTGGAATTAATGATGATGATGGTTACGGAGAGTTTGGTGTCGATGAATATGAGGAAAGAAAATTAGCATTAACAGTTCAGTTGAAAGACCCTGTTGATAACACGACAATTCAGAAGACGCTTAGAATTCCTGAAATGAGAATAACATCTGACGGTTCTTCATCAAGTGTTGGTGGTCAATTGACGCAGACATTCTCATTCATGTCTGAAACCGCAGAACTTGTTGTATATTCTGGTGCAGTTGCGTAAAATATAAAACAATATAATTTAGGATAATCATCTAAAGTATAATATACTGGAGATTAAAAGGGATTTAGCATACGTGCTAAGTTATAAAGGGAGTCTTTGATGATGGTAGTGTGTAGACTATTGTCTGAGAGACTCCCTTTTATTTTTAGTTAGGAGAGGATAATGAGTAAATTATCGGATTTATTTCGTTGGAGTAAGAAATTAGAAATTAAAGAGGGTGACAGGGTTTTGGATACCGTATATCTAAGACTTGTCGGTGATGCTGACTTTCAAGATGCCAAAAATGTTGCATTGAAAGCAAGTAAATCTCTCAGGATAAGATTGAAGAATCCAGAGACAGAAGACTATCAAGCCAGTTTTTCAGACATCGATACGCTGAGTAGAGAAGAGTTAGCAATGGGTATCGTTTACGGTGAAATCACTGACTATAGAGATGAAGCAATTGTGAAGAATCCTGACAAGATGCCACCAGACCCGCTTGACAACCCAACCTTGGAAGAGCAGGAAGAGTATGAAGAAACGCTTGAAAAGATGCGTACTGATAGGATAACCGCTCTTGCTAAGTATATCGAGAAGAGAACAGATGAGAGGAAAGCCGAACTATTAGAAGAAGAGGACGATAGGCTTCGTGAGTTGTACCATTATTCAATAATTAATCTGAAATGCAATGAGGAATTTACCAATGCTTTCAGGTCTTACCAAATATATAGAGGTACATATAAAGATGCTAAATTTAAGGAATTAGCTTTTGATTCGTTCGAGGACTTCACGTCCTGTTCACCACAGTTGAAAGAGATTTTACTCCAAGCGTATATCGGACTTGAGTTATCGGGTGATGACTTAAAAAACTAGCGGAGGACAATGCGTTTGTGGGGGTTTGGCGTATTGTCAAGGATTTGAATTATCCATTACATAATAGCTTATTAGAGTTAGCTGTGTTTGACTACCCTCATACTATAAATTACGTTATAAAAAGACGAATGCAACTTGACTCATACTTGGAACTACCGGAAGATAAGCGACCACCACGTAGTATATGGGATAGACCATCTGAGTTAAAGGAATGGTTTGATAGAGCATTTTCTGGAGGAGAGATGCAAACTGAGTTTTCTCTTCCTGTTAATGAGAACGACATCGAGTAGAGGTAATCTATGGCGTATGCTGATTACATGAACCCTGGTCAAGACCCGAGCACTTGGGCGGCTAGAGGAGCTTCGGCAACGAAAGAACTGAATAGGCAATTAAACGAAACGGTTGCTAGGTATGATGCTTTAGCAATCCGTCAAAACCAGTCTACCAGAGAAATGGTAGCATTCACTGATGCCACTGGACGTGGTAGAATTACCATGGAAAACTTTGGTAGAACGTTTGATAATGCTACCAGAAAGGTTATTGTCTGGCAGTTCGCTATTCTAGCAGTCTACGGTGTGATGCGTAGGTTTGAAGAGGTTATCCAAATATGGAGAGACTTCGAAGTAACGCTTGCCAGAATTAGTATCACCACCGGTGCAGTCGGTGACCGTCTTATGAATTTCTTCAAACAGACAGCCGACGTTGCTATCGAGTTTGGTGTGTCTATTGACCAAGCATTGACGGGTATGGACTTAGCTTTGAGAGCTACTGCCGGTATTGAAGGGAACGCTAAGAGGTCAGCCACCGCTGTTCAATTACTTCGAGATGCCTCTGTTCTAGCGAATATTACTGGTATGCAGTATAGTCAATCTATTGATATTTTGGTTGGTTCTCTACGTCAGTCTGGTATGGAGCTAGACCAAGGTTTGAGATTACTTGATAAGTGGACTGCGGTTGCTAAGAATGCTGCTGTATCAGTTAGTGACCTGTCACAAGGTTTCGCTATCATGGCTGACGCTGGTCGGGCAGCAGGTCTTACTGTTGACCAGATTAATGGTTTAATTGCTGCTTTGAGTGAGACCGTTACTCTTGGACCTGTTGAGATTGGTAACTCTATCAGAGCATTAATGTCAACGTTGTACAATCCAGGTTCAATTCAGATTATGCAGAAATTTGGTGTAGCAGTTCGTGATACTACTGGTGAAGTTAGAAGTTTCTGGGACGTCATGGAACAACTATCTGCTATGAGAATATCTGGTATTCTTGATGACTCTATCTGGTTGGAAATAGCTAAGGCGGCTGGTGCTGGTCAGAGACGTTACGCTCAGTTCTTGGCTTTGCTTAACAACTTCTCAACTGCTATGAGAGTGGCTGGTATCAGTTCAAACGCTGAAGGTCAGGCACTTGATGCTAACCGCAAGATTGTTGATACGTTAACCAATTCATTCGATAAGTTTACGGCTGCACAACGTAAGTTTGCATTTACGCTAGGTGACCAAACCGGAGCGATTAGTGACCTTTCCGGTGCATTGTTGAAGCTTACCAGATTCTTTGATGTGTTATCTGGTTCTGAGTTCAAGATTCTTGGTCTTAACCTGAGACTAACTGATACGTTTTACACCTTGGGTAGAGGTGTCATGTTCTTGGTTGGTACTCTTGCAGCATTAAAGGTTGCTTCCGTCGCAATGGGATGGTTTGGTGTTGCACCGAGGGTTGGTGCATTGCTTGGTGGAATGGCTGGACTACCTAGTGCCACTATTGCCGGTACTGGAGCAGCTAGAACCGCTTTTGCGGCAGGTGGTTATACGTCAATGGCGGCGGGTCAGGCGGCAGGTATTGGTGTTATTGCTCCAACACAAGCGATGCGTGCAGGTCTTCTTGGATTAACTGGATTATTACCTAGCTTCCTTAGAGATAGACTTCAGCAATCTTTAACCGGTGGTGCGTCATACAATCAGGCTACTGGTCGTTGGATGGGGTATCAACCGACTGGTAGATATGGTTTCGTACCTGCTCCACAGATAGCTGGTCAACCGGTAAGTGCTTTATCATGGGGAGGTATTGGTCAACGTCTAACCCAACCTGTTCGTGGTCTTGGTACTGCGATAGGTGCTCTTGGTGCAGGTGCACTAGCATACGGTGTGACAAAAGAAGTTGAAGCTGGTCTTGGTGCGGCAGTTGGTACTGCTGTAGGTGGTTGGTTTGGTGGACCTGCTGGTATGGCTGTCGGTGGTGCATTTGGTACATTGATTGGTCATACTATCGCTGATGCCATGATTTCAGATGAACAACGAATCAAAGACATGTTCACCAAAATATCTGAAGACTTTGGTATCAACGTTGGTGATAAAGTAGCAAAAGAACTTGAAAAAATATCACCGGAACAAGCTGGTAGATTAGCAGCGGCAGCATTCCCTGGAGAACGGCTAGCTGAAGCAGCACCGTTTTGGGCTCGACTATCACGTGGTGGTTTAGCTCTTGGTGGACCTTTAAGTCAACCCAATGCACTTAGTTTTACCGCACCTTGGGTTCAAAGACCTGGTGAGAGGGAGTGGACTGAGGGTCTTGGTGCATTACCAGCGTTGAATCAAGCACTTCTTGATGGTGTTATTACTGTTGAGGAATATAGAGATGCTCTCGGTGAAACCCGAGTTAAATGGGAAGAGTTATCAGATGCAGCTAAAGCATATATGACCGTTGTTGAGATACAGCGTCACGGACTTGCATCTCCAGAGATGATAGCACAAGCAGAAGCGTATGCTCAGGCTGTTCGTGAGATGGAAGAACGTGCTAGAGCACTAGCAGAAATAAATAGTAGATACGCTGACTCTCAGGACAGAATCAAGACGCTGATGACCGATGTTGGTGCAGCAATTGAAGGTGTCTCACTAAAGGAGTGGGAGCAGACCGAGATTCAGAGGTTATTACAGAAACAGATGAGAATGACTTCTGACGAGTTCCAAGCATGGTACGATGTTCTTTTGGGTGCTTCATACGGTTATGCTTCTCACCTTGAATCTATTGAACGATTAACTCCATTACTATCACAATATGGACTAACATTAAATGCTATCCCAGAGGATAAGTGGTTAGCTATCCAAAAATGGGACACAACGTTAGCAACACGTATTGTCGAAACAGCGCAAACGTTGACGACCCTAACCGATGAGATTGATAGGTTCGGCGTTAACTTTGCTGACATGTTAGAACTTGCCGGTGTCGAAGGAACAATCGATGACATTGACCGTGTTCGTGATGCTTTGCAGGAATTGTTTACTACTACTGGTGAAGAGAAGTATGGTGAAGCTCTTTCTGAGATTGACCAATATATGGCTGACATTCTACAGAAAGATATTGAAGCTAGACGATTTGGTACGCTTACTCAAGCTGGTGCTCAGTACCAACGTCCAACAGAAGTACGACTTGTTGATACTGAAGAACTTGAAGCATATACACAGCAGTTGGGTAGACTACCTGCATTAACGCAGCTTGCAGAATCTCTTGGTAAGTTTGATACTTCTGTCCTTACTTTGGTTGACCCTATAACTGGGCAGACACTAAGGATGGAAGAAAACACCCTTGCAATGCAGATGTTGGGGCAATTCGTAAAAGATAATACAGATGCTGTCAAGATGCTCGAAGCTACCTATAATCTACCAGGATGGTATCAAGAACCTAACAGATTTTGGGCAATGAGAAGTCTTGGCGGTGATTATGGTGGCTTTGGACCTCAGCAAAAGGATTGGTGGGATAAGTGGGCTAGTTTTTTGGCACAGGGTGAAGCTGAATCTAGTGCTGTCACAGACTTTATTACAAGAGCTACTGCTACCCAGACCGAACCTATTACCTATCAAGAATCACCTGTTACCAGTTTACCGAGTGGAGTGACAACTTATGGGGCTGTTGGTAAGGAATCTCCATTGGAGACGACTCCTACTATATCTGATACCAACGTTATATTAGGTAATTCTTATAGAGTGTTAGTTGATTCACAGCAATATTTGTCAAGCATTAATCTGGGTATTCAGGGACTACGAGATGAGATACGGGCATTGCGTGCCGTGTTCAGTGGTTCTGAGCCAATACCGACTACATCAGAACTAGTCGCAGCAGCTAGAGCAGGTGTGGTGGGTATCGGTTATTCAATAGGGGGAAGATAAGAAATGACGTCAGTAACAAGATGGATTTTTGACAACGGTGGCACGTATCATTACTTGTTTCCACGTAACCCAAATAGAATTGCCGGTGATACTGGTTGGAGGTTCAATCCAAAATTGAATATCCTAGACGTTCTTGGTGCAAACACACCAACGATACAGGTAGACGGGTTTAGTGGTGCACAGCGTACGATTAAGTTTACTGCAATTACTGGTACTATGATGCGTAAGTTACGTGAGTTTTGGTTACGTCAAGCAGTGATTTATAATTGTCGTGACCACCTGTCATCAGAGTTTGATTGCTTTATTGTTGATTTTAATGCTGTCTTTCATCCTACTACTGGTAGTTTTCCAGGTTCTGGTGAAGATACGTATGATTTAGAAGTAACTCTTTTGAAGATGGGATAACATGGGTATTGCTGAAGAATATGTAAAGAAAGTTAAGACACCTCTTATAAAGGTGTGGCTAACTGTGTTCGGTGAAGGCATAAAACCTGGTGTTGATGTGTGGGGGTATAGTTATTATCCCCAAGTAGTTAGTTGTGACATTAATGCTAGTTTAGACCAAGGAAGCACAACTTGTACATTAATACTTGTTCCACCACGTGATTATGCTGGTAATGTTATACAAATTCCTCCGATGACCAGAGTGTTAGTTCAACAAGGATGGAACAACACCTCTACGTATAGGGTTACTTTTCACGGGTTTGTTGACGATGTCGATTATTCGAATGCACCAGAGACATTTAGACTTGAATGTCGTGACTTACTAAAACTTGCTCAGGATAACTACTTGATAAAGTCTAACAGATTAGTCTATTCCGCAGTCGCTGATGAAAGTGAGTTGGACGAGGATGATAACCCGATGGGTGGTCAACCAATTGAGGACAGACAAGCTCAAGTTATCTTAACCGATTTGTTAACTGGGTGCGGTATTCCCGAGAGATTTTTACATCTTGACTTTCCAGAGTATCCTGCATCTGGGGCAATAATCATAGGTAATTACGCTACTGCCGTATTCGAGTACGAAACAGCGTTAGATGCGTGTATGAGAATTTGCGACCTTGTCGGGTATCGTATATGGGCTGATAAGACAGGAAACATACAGTGTCGTGAGGTTAGACCGATTGCTGGTCCGTTGGAGTCACAGACATACCAAAGTCAACTTGAAACGTATAGTAGTGGTGATTCGTGGACAACTGTAAGAACCGGTAACTTGTTAGGAGTATCAACTCAGGTAGACGATGACTTGCGTAATTGGATTGAGGTCATTGGATGGGACGTTAAGGCAACGGTTGCTGGTGAGTCAGATTATGTACCATCTCCACCGACGTATAGACGAGCAGAAGTTCGCTCATATTTATTAGACACACAAGAACTGTGTGATGCGGTGGCTTTAAGAATCTATGGTGACCTCAATAGACTAAGATATACCGCTACTGCCAGAATTGAAGGAGACCCACGTATTGAGATAGGTCAGACCATCGCAGTGTATGATGAGTTTGCCACTGGAGAAGAGACAAGATACTTTGTAGCTGGTTATACAAGTACTTTATCACGTGGTCAGTGGACAATGGATTTACAGTTAGTTGGTGGTATCGGCACTGGTTCAGAACCTCTTAGTAATTTAGCTCCACATGCGTCATTCCTAACATCGGTGGAACAGGAGAAACTTGTCAACGGCAGTACTATAGTTGAACTTCACTGTGACGCTTCAACTTCGTACGATACTGATGGTGATATTGAGGACATGACCTATAAGTGGACTGTCTCTGGGTTTGAGGATAGAGATACCGTTCAGACTACCTATGTAGTGTCAGGTATATCTTCAATTGATGTCACATTGGAAGTAACTGATGGTGGTGAACCACCGTTATCCGATTCAGTTACTCACACTGTTGATTTAACGGCTAATGTCATTCAGAGAACAATATTTGCCGTCACAAGTGATAAAGTATGGTATACCCAAGACGGTGGTTTTAATTGGGATTCAAGGAGTATTTATTAAATGGCTGATGTAGTATGGTGGATTGACCCACCTAAAAACATAAGTGGTGGTGGTTACATAACGGAAAAATTGATGGACGATGAGGTTGACGAAGTAAACACCAGTAATTACTATGTTCCCGTCGGTTTTGTGTGCGAAAAACAAAATGGTTTTCCTCTTGATTTAATAACGGACGCTTACGAAAACTGGGAGCATAATGGTTATATTAGGTTCGATATTCCGACATATGTGTCAGCGTCAGGTTTCAGTAACGCATCTTTGTACCTTAGAATGGCTAGTTACGAGTTAGCAATGAACGATACACTAGATGACATGGCTGTTGACGTATGGTCTAGGGGTGAACTTGACCCTACTGACTTTCCATGGTCAACGTTACAATCTGATGATTGGGAGTTTGGTGAGTACACTAAAGAGCTATACAGTTCTGATGATTTCGACACGCTAATCGCTACATTTGAATCTGAGGGTTCGTTTTGGATTGGTCCGATAGACGTTACTGATGCTTTTGAGGACGCTATTGACAACGGTTGGGACAGAGTTGGTATACGTCTTGTTCCAAGCAAGTTTTGTCCTGATGATTGGAGTTATGCTAATCGACCAACTGATTATGACCAGAAAGCTCTGATTAGATTTTATGGTCCTTCGTATAATGGTGCACCCATAGCCTTGGTCGCAGCACCAAGCGGGTTTGCAACTGCTTCATGTTACCCATGTCCGTGGGTAGCAATTACGTATACACCTACGGTATCTGGGTTATCATTACCAGAACAGGGAGAACCTGGTGAAGACGCTACTCCAGCATCTGGTCAAGCAATGATAACATGTGTGGCTGCTGATAGTAAAGCTAGGAGTGCGCTTATTGGTTCAGACACTGGAAGTTTGTGGTATTGTTGGGATGGCGGAGATACTTGGACTAAGGTTCATGAGTTTGATTCTGCTGTAACTGCAATATGGATGGACCCAACAATAAACTTTATTGATTATCCAACTACTCAGGTTACTTGGGTCGGTTGTGCGGACGGTAAAGTCTTTAAGAGCGTAAATTCATTACAGTCTTGGTATGAGGTCATGGATAGTATATATAGTATTATTGAGATACAGGGCAGTGAGGTTAATCCAAATAGGGTGGCGGTTGCAGTGAGCAGTGGTATTTATATAACGCTGGACGGTGGTGAGAATTGGAGTATGCCACTAACACGACCTACATTGGGAGAATAGTAAAAAATGGCTATAAATTGGGTGAAAATACATTCAAGAATACGTGGAAGAGATGAGTATATCTTTAACAATGCCGAGCGTTTAGGATTCTATAATTTTTCAACATCACAATACCAGACAGTATACGCACCCGATGACTTGATATGGAGGAATTATTCTGTAACATTTTATACCAATCCGTATACCGGAAATCCGTGGCAGTCATTAGAAGAACTAGAATCATATGTGGTTTATTTTGCAATTCTTGGTGATAATAGGTCTAATTGGAATATAGGGTCATCTAATACGTACATCTGGCTTGAGGTAAGTACAACTGCGGGTACAGTGATATATTATGTGTATGATAACCCATCACACTTTACAGCTAATATAGTCGGTGGTCCTCCTGCGGCTGATGCCCTTTCTGACTACGATGCGGCAGATACTGCTAGGTATTGCATATGGTATGGTACTACCGCAGGTCCATCATGGGCATGGGGGTATGCCGCACTTACTAGAGCGACACCAACGTGTTTACCGCTTCAAGGTATTTTCGTATCTGGTGACGAAATACAAGCTGTCTTTACTGCGTCCGGTTATACTGCTGTTTATAGAAGTCCTGATTTTGGTACGACATGGTATCCACCTGCTTCAGGTGTCTCAACGCAACAAATTAGTGCATATGACATTGGTTTTAACCCACGTAACCCCCAGAATTCAATACTTGGTGGTGATGGGGTTGTTTACAAATTCGCAAGTGAGTCTGAGGGGGAGTATACGTACGAGTCTGGTGATTCATTAAATGGTATAGTAACAAACATATCTGTTGACTTGGATGAAGGTCAATTAGCTCTGTTATCATCAGGTGAGGGGTTGTATAAGACTACTGATTGGGGAAATACAGTTCACTTGTTGTTAGATGAACCAGTTATTGATGCAGCATTTGGTGGAACTGAGATGGCAGACCAACCAGAGATATATGAGTTAAACCCTACCGGTGATGGTGATTACAGAGAGTTAGGAATATCACCAAATACACCTCTATCTCACTATGATAAAGTTGATGATGAGGATTCAAAGAGATGTCAGAATTTATTACAAGGTATTGGTGGTAACGATGCGTGGGGTGGAGTAGGTCGTTTAGCGGATACGTACTTCTTCACAGGAGTTACCGGAGACGGTACTATCAGTAGTGTCACTGTTCATGCTGTGTTTGGTGGTTATGGTGACAGTTTGTCACGTAATTTTATACTTAGACTAAATGGTGGTAATTACTTTAGTGGATATGCAACGGTAGACCTTGAAGAGGATGTGTATTACACTTGGGACACAAATCCAGCTACCGCTAGTGGTTGGCAGGTTTCCGAGTTACAGAATGGGACATTCCAAGCTGGTGCAATTATTGCGGATGAAGATTACTGTTGGATTAATAGAATTTGGATAGAGGTAGATTGGGTATGATAAGTAGACGAGATGCACGAGAGATTGTCGAGTTAGTCGTAAGGGAAGTAAGGAAAAGAAGTTCACCGTATGTGACGGATGGTAAAGTTGACCTTACGAAAGCGGTATCTGCCCCTGCAACCGGTACTCCAAATACTGGTGGTGTAATTGCTGACAATGCTATATATAACCGTCATATTGCCGAGGATGCCGCAATTGATATTGAAAAGATTGACTACGCTGATATAGCCTTGTCATTTCTTACGCTACTTGATACTCCTACGTCTTATGTCGGACAACATGACCAAGTCGCAACTGTTAATCCAGAAGAAAACGGTTTAATATTTAAACCAATTGATTATTTAGAGGGTGGGTATTTCACATCCAGTTACTCTGGTGCTGTTACCACGAACTTAACAGAGGTCGAAGCCGGTTCATTCAACGAAAACCTAATCCTTAACGGAGGAACTTTTTAATGCCTACTAAGATATATATTAGAAGAGGTACTGACACCGAGCGTCAAACTACCATCTTAGATGAAGGAGAACCAGGATATACAACTGACACCAAGAAACTATATATTGGTGACGGAGTTACTTCTGGTGGTATTTTCGTTGGTGGTTCTGGTATTGGTATCGATAGTCTTAACTCATTGATTGGGGATGTTACCGTAGTCGGTGGACAAGGTATTGTTGTTTCTGTCAGTGGTCAGAGTTTAGTAGTTGATGAAGAAGCCGGTGGTTTAGACGTTGATTCTATTAATGGTTTAACTGGAGTGGTAACAATCTCTGGGACTGGACTTGTTACTGTTACATTATCTGGTCAGGACATTTTAGTCGGAGCTACCGCATCATTCCTTGATTTAACTGACTCACCGTCAAGTTATAGTGGTGAGGGTGGTAAGATAGTCATCGTCAAAGCGACAGAGGATGGTCTAGAATTTGGTACATCTGCAAGCGGACTTGTGTCATCTGTCAATACTCTTAATCAAGATATAACCATATCAGGTATTGGTGCTACAGTTGTATCAATCTCTGGTCAATATATCCTCATCCAAGGTGGTGGTGGAAGTTTTACTGATTTAGATGATGCACCATCCGATTATGCTGGTTATGGTAACCATATTTTAGCTGTTAATGCAGGTGAAAGTGCGCTAGAGTTTGTGAAAGCTGTTACTCTTAGACACGATTTGAGTAATGAAGATTATTCCGGTATCGTAACAAGTGGTATTGCAGGTCAAACCCTCCTGTTTGGCGATGTTGTTCAATATACCAGTGGTAAATGGAGCAGAACAGATAATACGGCAGAAAGCACATCTATCGGTCAATTGGGATTAGTGGTGCAGAGTGGTTCGTTAGATGATGATATAACATTACTATTAATAGGATATGCGAGAGACGATACTTGGTCTTATAATGCTACCACAAGCGGTTTATGGTTAAGTACGACAGGGGCAATGACGGAGACAATCCCAGATACTCTTAATAGCATTGTTCGTCACGTAGGTTATGCAAAGAGTACCGGTGTGATTTGGTTTAACCCCGACGATATGTATATTGAGCTACTTGACACTCCGAGTGGTTATACCCAGTTCACAGTTCTCGAAGATACTCCTGATTCTTATGCTGGTCAGGAGAATAAGATAGTGTCAGTTAATGCTGGTGGTACTGCTTTAGAATTTGCCACTAGCTTTATCATGACTAATTCTCTCAGTGGTGATGAAACATATGCTGGTATTGTTACGAGTGGTGTTGCTTCAGAGACGTTAGCATTTGGTGACCTTGCTATGTATAACAATGACTCTAAGTGGATAAAAGCGGATAAATCAGAGGAGACTAAGGTTGATGGTCAAATAGGAGTTGTTGTTGTAAGTGGTGCAACCGATGAGAGTATTTCATTACTGCTCATGGGGTATGCTAGAGATAATGACTGGTCTTATGTAACTGCCAGTTCAGTGTATGTAGGTACAAGTGGTGTTATGTCACAGACATTACCAACCACAAGTGGAGATTTTGTGCGTACGGTTGGTTATGCTATTTCTCCAAATATTATATTCTTTAATCCTGACAATAACATAATCGAATTAGGTACACCGTAAAGAGGTAAAATATGGCGACTCGTTATGAATATTACAACACAGGAGACATTGGTGGTCAGGTCGTATATGGTATATACTGGCGTGGGCAGACATTTACCCCACAGATTACTCATGAATTAACCTCAGTTAAAATAAAGTGGTATCAGTATGGTACAGTTTCTCCTTATACGATTACTGTACGTATACGAGAAGCAAGTGCTGGACTTCCTATCGGAGCAGACTTAGATTCCGCTGAAGTTGACCCAACCACACTTCCAAGTACTCCAGGAGATTGGGATGAAATAAGTCTTACTGGTGGTATAACGTTACAGGCTGGTACTCAATATGCTATAATCCTCTCTCTTTCAGGTGGAGATGGTTCAAATTGTATTGTCTGGAGATATGACACAGCTTCTCCAACATACACTGGTGGAACATACGTGTCGTCTTCAAATTCCGGTTCATCTTGGTCACAAACATCTACCCTTGATAATATGTTTGAGGAATGGGGAAATCTTGTAACTATTGGTTCAAGTACCTTTTCTGTTCAACCTACTGGTTGTAATTTACAGTATCGCAAACCTGTTAAGATGACACTCAGTGAGACGGGGGACAGCGACTATTCTGTAAAGATTGTTGCATATAAAAGTACGGGTTCGGATAGTGGTGAAGACGTTTACCTTGGTGAAAATGTTGAGGATACGTTTAATGACATTAGGTTTACTAAAGGAGATGGCGTAACACTAATACCTTGCTGGAAAGAATCAGGGGAACTGTCTTCCGGTGTATCATGCCCATATTGGGTAAAAGCACCGAAGATAGGTCACTCTGCCCTGACAGATTATTCTGGTGTCGGTACTGAGTTCGACGTTACGGACGGTTCTCTGTTCGCAATTAATGACTGGGTAATCGTGTACGATGACCAATATCCAGAAGGCGAAATTCACCAGATAGCTGGTGTTTCTAGCAACACTATTACGCTTAAGACTAACCTATCGATTTCGTACTCTTCAACCCAAAATGCGGTGTGTGCACATGTAATATTCTTGTACTACTGTGACTCTTCATTAAGTGACCCATCAGATGGTGAGAATACATTCATTGTCTTTGATAGCTTTGATAGAGGTAATGATGGTGACGAAGTTGGTGGTAGTTGGACAGAAGAGCAAGGACAAGTTGAAATATCGACTGAACAATCATTTAGTAGCTCTAGGTCAATGAAATTGGTGGGTGACACTACAATGCCTATAGCTAGTATTGATGTTACTCCGTCTGATAATATTGCTCTAAGGTGGAGGTTGTATAAGCTTAACGTTACCGCAGCGCACCAAATATCTCACACCAAAGTAAATGATTTAATGTCTGTTTATGTAGATGCCGATGAAAATGTAAAGTATCTCGATGGTTCTTGGATAGATACTGGTAGTAACATAACTGCCGATGCGTGGCAACTAATGGAGATAAATGACTTTGACTGGACAGCTTTTACATATGATATTTATCTGAATGGGTCTAGAATTCAAGATGATGCTACAGTTTACGAAGATTATGGAACAGAAAGTGCAGACGAAGTCCATTTTAGGGGTCATACCGTATCTGGGCATGACTCTTATGTAGATGACTTTATTGTTCGTAAGTGGTTATCAACAGAACCAACCCCCGACTGGGGTAGTGAGCAATCATACGACGAACCTGCTGGTGGTGGATTTGTTAATTTGCATAATCTCCCTAACATAAAACGTGTTGGTGGGGTTAATTATAGTTTAATTAAAAAAGTAAACGGAGTACCAAGGAGTTAAATATGTCAGAAAGAGTTCTATATGCTGCAAGTGCCGATACTGACTTGAAGAAACTGCATGCCGTATATTCATTGGTTAATGAGATACTTAAAAATAGAAACGACGTAGCTGCTACGGCAAAGACCGACGTAGAACGTTATATGCATACCGGTAAGTTCTACAATTACAATAAGAAAGCTACGAAAAATCTCAAGCAGTTACTGTATGAACAGAATACACTTAAAGACAAAATTATTGCGGCTAACTACTCTGATGAGGAGTGGAAAGAACTTAGCGTAGATGAACAGTTGGTCATCGAGCGTAATCTTTTTGGTGACAAATTAGTGGAGAGAGAAAAACCAACGACATCAACATCACCGTTACTCGACAACGTTCGCTCACTTAAACTAGACGGGATGGATGAGGTTGAGTTGGTTGACCCTACTGAGAATCTGTTACAGTATATCGAAGTTGATACTGGTGGTGATTTCTCTATAACTGCTAACCAAATAACTGTCAGTACGATGGACAAAAACTATAAGGCGTACGTCTATAAGGATTTTGGTCCTGGGTTCTTTAATGGTGATTTTTATCACAAATTTATATTTAACATGACTGCTTCATCTGGTTCGTATGTAGAGCTACCGTTGTGGGGAATGAAGAATATAATTGGTGACATGTCTGATTTAAGAAGTCAAAGTGAGAACGGTTACACCTTTGAGACTGATTGGAATATCCCTGTCGCTATTAATCAATTAAGACTTTACAGAACTAGTTCAGGTTCTGAGAGTGCTGATTCGTACACCACTGCTCAACCACTAAATACTGAATATTATGTCGAAATTGAGCGTGATGAAAGTATCGGTACTTATGGAGCTATTTATTGTTACTTCTGTAGAGATGACTACTACTCAGAAGGTGGTACACCGGATGACACTCTAAGCAGAAGTGAAGTTGCTAAAATAGATTTTCGTTATTTCTATGTCGCCCAAACTAACTATTACAACCAAACAGCGAGAGATGCAAGCGGATACGGCAATTCGTATGACTTGGGTTGGACTGCCCCTGCTCCTAATTCGTTTTCCGTGAGACCGGCTGGTACAGAATGTCAGTATCGTATGAGTATTCCATTACGTAAAACAACTGTTAATACTGGTTATCCTACTTTATTTACAGTTTTAAAGTCAGGTGCTCCAAGTTCACAACAAGCCATATGTCTTGCAGAAGTAGAAGATGACTTCAGAGATATTGTGTTTGCCAAAGGTGACGGTACAACAATTGTTCCACATTGGAAGGATTTGGGGTATTACTCGGAGGGGGAGTACGTTGATGTGTGGGTTAACCTACATAAAGCCGGTCATTCTTCATTGACTAGTGATTCAGGAACTGGCACAGTTATTGTTTCTGATGGTAGCAAGTTTGAAGAAGGTGACTACATTGTTGTGGCAGATGATACTAACCCACAAGGTGAGGTGGTTCGTATCATTGGTATCTCTACCAATACACTTACTGTAACCCCTAGTCTGTCTAACACGTATACTACAGCAGAGAATGCCGTCGCTAGCCACATGATTTACGTGTACTACGGTGACCCTGCTATGACTGACCAGTCAAATGGTGACGATACGTGGGAATTCTTTGATGACTTCGAAGATGGTACGACTGATAAGTGGTCAGTTTATAATACAGAGTATGGTTCGTTTGACGTTGATGCGGCATACGCTAAAGCCGGTAATTACGGTTTGAGGATATACGATACTAGTACTGGTGGTACACCGTATATGCGTGCACTTGGAATGGCAGCAGAAGGAAAACGAGTTAAGTTCTGGCATAAACCAATGCACGAAACTAATGAAAACTATCTGTTCTGGTACAACTCGCTTGACGGTGACCGTTGTTATCTGTTTCAATATTTTGGTCAGTATGCTTACTATACTACGGGTGTAAACTATTTGTATAATTATACCGCTGGTAATTGGTATCATATTGAGATATTAGCTAGGTCAGGTAATGCAACGTGGCAATTTTTTATGAACAAAATCCAGTACGGTGGCACAATCGCTATGTATGCTGGAAGCTCAAGTAGTGACTACCTACACTTTGGTTACAACACTACCCAGACAAATTATTATGATTATTATGATTCGGTTTGTATTGGTAAGTTTGATTACGGTGACGAACCTTATGCTGGAGTGTACGGGTACGAGCAGTCATATGTACCAAGCGGGGCAGCAAATAAGATTAATCGTATTTCAGTGACTAGTATAAAGAAAATGAGTAAAGTCAATAGAGCAAACATCTTGAAATTTAACAAAATAAGCGTCTAAACTTGACTTGTGGCAAATAGTGTGGTATAATAGATATAGGGGTGGAAAATAATGTTGAGGTTGATGGGAACAATGGCTAGACAAAGTGAAATCGTTAGTATTGTGGAGTTGACACCTGATGAAGTTGTAGCAAAAGTTAATGCAGCAACATCACAAATCATTAGGGATGATGCTATTGACGCTCAGTGCGTTTCTGGGTGGGATAATGTCATCATTGAAATCAGGGATGCCTGGAAAGGTAAACCAATTAACCAACGTGGTGTTATATTTACTGAACCACCAGTTGGTGGTTTCCGTGTCGTCTCTATTCAGAAGAAGGATGATGGTGACTATGAGTTTGATTATGATGATGACCCTGTAACATAGTAACTGTCTGAGTGGCGGATATGGTGAGGGATATAGATAATAACAATATCCCCGAAGATGCTGGTAGCCACAAGGTTGCTGTTCCATTCATTTTCAACCCAGAAGCAGGTGAATTTTATCCTGATAACAGAGATTCGTACTCAGCCGAGCCACAAACTCATAGGGAAAATGTGACGGCGGTTGATACAAGCGAACCTGACGTTTCAAGTGGGATTACCTGCAAAGGGTTTAGGCGTTGTCGATTTGACATCGCTGTTACCGGTTCAAATATTACAACTTTGAAAGTTAAATTGTTACGTTGGAACACAAAAGCAGCGACGTGGTTTCCTAGCGGGGTAAGCGTAAAACTTAATGATGCCGAAGGTTTCTTGGCATCTGGAGGCAAAGTATCATTGCTAGAAGACGAAGCGTTTGGGGCTACGATATTTTTAGCAGTATCGGAATTTGTTGGGGATGCGTTTGCCATGAATATTTACTACATATTATGCTAGGGCTTGACTTGAGCCACTTTGTATGGTATAATATAATTGTAAGGGTGAGGTAAGGAGAAGACAACCAATATACTTTGCCACGACTTGAGGCTTGACTTCAGCCATTTCATGTGGTATAATAAAGTAGAAAATAAAAAAAGGAAGGTCTGATAATGAGTGATTTTGGCAAAACTTTAGAAGAAAGTAATAAAAAGGGGGGCAAGACAAGATACGGTTCTGATTTCATCAAAATTAATAGCGACCATCCAAGTGTGATTCGTGTTCTCGACGCAAAACCAGAGACAAGTTGGTCACACTTTGTACCAAAGGGACATCACGCTTTTCCGCAAGCTAACGCAGGAAAGGGGATGTCTTTTATGTGCCCTGGATGGGATGACTGTCCTATTTGCGCTTATAACAGAGCACAGAAAGAACAAGACCCGAAGACTAAGGATACTTTGAACGCTCGAAGAGTGTATACGTTCAACGTTCTAGACAGAACTCCTGTTGTCGTATGTCCTAGCTGTGAAGCTGAGTATTATGAGAACGGTGGTAGCTATCCTAGCGAATGTGAATGCGGTGCCGAACTAGCAAATGTTGACCCAACTCCACGTAACAGGGTTCAAATTATGCAGAAAGGCAAGAGAATCATCGAACAGTTCAAGTCATTCGAGGAAGAACCAGAGCTTGGTAATCTAAGGGACTATGACATCAAACTTACTACCAGTGGTAAGGGTAGTGAGACTATGACTACTTGTGTCCCTAAGCAGAAAACCAAGATTGACTATGACGTTATTTTTGGTGAGAATTGGGAAGAAGAGCAGCTATATGATTGTGCAGCAATTGTTAAACCTCTTCCTGTGGAAGCAGTAAATAGAATTCTAAATGGGGAAGACTATTACACAGTTCTAAAGAAAGACGACTAGTATGGCGAAGAGCGACATTCTCGATAATGACCAGAATCTTACATGGTTGTGGGAACAGGTTAAATCTTCTGATGACTGGAATTCGTTACCAACTAAAGAACGTATCACATTAATGAAGCGTCTCCAAAGAGCGTTTGGTACGATTACTGAGGGTGGACAAATATCGATAGAACAGATACAGGATTTGATAATTTTAACCAGTCCCACTATCGTGTGGGATGCCATGTTAAAGCTAAATCTACAAACCATTCAACATATGAACAAGTACGAGTTGTATTTTTACTTCCGAGCAGTGGTAGTAGGTACATGGAAAGATAGTCATCCCACTCAACAACCAATCTTGCAGAAACCCATAAAGAAACGAGATTTTATCCCCGCTTCGTGGGTGACTGCTATGAAATATGACTCTCGTAATGTAAAGGTCAAAAGGTGTGTGGTGTGTGGTGGAAAGTTAAGGAGCGACAATACCACAGGTTATTGTCGAGAATGTCAGCGAAATGGACAGTGCAGTGGATATTAGTATTGCAATGGTTGAGGATTTAACGATTCGTCAACGCAGGTCGGACGAGATTTTAGGGGTATGCCCTGTGTGCGGTTGTGACGACGCTAATTTCAATACAACAAAACTTAAATGGAGATGTTGGCATTGTCCTGCTAAGGGTAATATAACACCGGAAGAAGGTTACGTATTTCAGGAAGTTGAAGAGAAACAGATTGATATAACTAAAGTTAGAGAACTGTATACATCTATTGCTAACCAATATCATGATGACATAACTGATGAAGCTGTTGACTACCTGAAAAATAGGGGTCTTACACAGGACACCATTGATAAATTTAAGTTGGGGTTCTGTTCTACAAGATTCTATTCCGAGTATGATACAGACATATCTGAGGACTCGGGTATTGTCTATAATAATCATCCAGCATTAACTAACAGAATTACTATTCCCTACATTGTGAACGGGGAAACAACGGATATACGTGGTAGGACATTAAGTACCTTAACGTATAAACCAAATACTCCAACGTACCTGAGCTTGTCCGGTAATCACAAGATGCGTGGAGCGACTTACTTATTTAATCATGATGTTATTGACCATTATGATAGAGTAATCATTACCGAGGGAGAGTTTAAAGCCATTGTCGGTTACCAGTTTGACTTTCCCGTAGTTGCTACTCCAGGAATATTTGGATGGCAGAAAGAGTGGTCAGAGTTGCTAACAGATAAGGAAGTCATCCTTGCAGCAGACTTTGATAGGCGATATGGGGCACGTGCACCTGTATACATGATGGCAAAATCGTTGAAAGACGAAATACCACAATTAAAAATCGCACAATTATCTTACGCATCTGATGTAATAGATGGTAAGATAGACATTGATTCATTACTGGTTAACGGTAGTATCAGTAGGTTCAGGTTAGCGATTAGAGCTGCCGTACCAGTAAACGAGTGGCTTGAGATAGCAAAAAGGAGATGGGATGGCAGACGACACGACTAAAACCATTGATGATGCGGATTTGTTGACTGAAGATGAAGATGACTTGTTTGATACGATGTTCAACGAGTCACCAGATACGGTAATGACTGCCGATGATACAGAGCTAACGGTCAAGAAAGACCTTGCAGAGGAAGCAGTCTTATCAATGATGATGCATGATGACGAGATAGCTGAATATATCATTACTCAGAGCGGTATCACGGCTGACCATTTCTTAAAACGTAAAAATCGTTTACTGTATCCGGTCATATTATCAGTACGTTACAGCAAGGGTGCGTCTACTCTTGACTTTATTGAAGAAGCTATTGAGAGCGAGACATTACCGGACGGTAAATCGCTTATTGACCACATTGGTGGGTGGAAAGAACTTGGTATAATCGAAGAAGCTACTCCAACGGTGTTGGATTTTAGGGTAGCTGAGGGTTATGTTAATATTGTCAAAAACCGGTATCGACTAACCAAAATGAAGGAAAAAGCTAATTGGTTGGTAGCTCAAAACAAGTTTGATGACCTTAAGTTTAGTGAGGTATTGTCGGAGTTACAGAGTATTGTTGCAGAGACCACGAGTGAACGTGGGCTTGTTCCAGTCGATGTTCTGTCTACTGAGATGTATGCTAGATACATAGACCGTAAAGAGAATCCAGAAAAATATAAACCAATACCGACTGGGTTTTATTTTATGGACTTGTTTCGTACAATACAGAGAAAATGTCTTGCTGTTTTCGGTGCAAACACTAACGTAGGTAAAACTATCATTATCGGTAACATGATTACACCCATGATGTTGAGTGGTTATAAGGTAGTACTGTTTACACCAGAAGTTGACAATCTTGAATTTATGGACAGAATCGTATGTGCTGAAGCTGGTGTTCCGCTCGATGATTGGAAAGACGGTATAATTAGTGAGGGTGACAACCATAAGATTGGGATAGTCAAGAATAAATTTATTGCCCATGCTAACAATTTGTTCATTGATGACAAGGGTTCTCAGACGACGAGCTATATTTTGAATAGTCTGAGGAGACACATGATTAGTCATAAAGTTGACGTTGTGGTCGTTGATTACTTACAAGGTCTTACTCCTGAAGCTTCCGGTAGACGTGATGATAGACGACAACAGGTTAACGATGCAATGACCAGATTCAGAGCGTTTGCAAAGGAAAATGATATTGCTTTTATTGTAGTTAGTCAGCTACGACGTAGCCGTGATGAAGAACCTCAAATACAGGATTTGAAGGAGAGTGGTGATATTGAGAACATTGCCGACGCAGTAGTTCTTATACATCGATTTAGTGAGACCAATCCAATTGACCGGAAAAAGGGATGGTATAAGATAGTTAAGAATCGACATGGTAGGAAATCGAACACCGTTCTTTTGGACTATGATGAGGATATTTTGAAATTCACGGAAGTACCACCGGACACGTCAAGTGTTGAAGATTATAGCACAGATGTCGAAGAACAGGGTCATGATGATGTAGCTGATGACGAGCAATCAGGTTTTGGTGATACGTTAGATACGTTTAAGAAGGAGAAACATGTCAGTTCGTAAAGGAAAAGCGTTTGAGAAAGAGACAGCAGAATTAGCTGGAAAGTATGGTAAGCGAGTCAGGGGTTCAGGTGCTATAGGTACGGTTGATGGATATAGGGCGTACGTCGGAGATGCTAAGTGGTATTTTCCATTCAGGTTTGGTGGGGGAAATCATATCCATATAGAGTGTAAACACGGGTATGATAGAAGTAAAAAAGAACAGAAGTCGATGACCATCTATCGTGAGTGGTTTGAGAAGCATTTAGCGCAAGCGAAAGCGTTCGATTTCGTTCCTATGTTCGCAATGAAGTTTAAGTTCACCCAACAAAATGGATTAAGTAAGTTTATGCTGATTCCATTCCCTGTTATGGAGCAACTCATTAAGGATGTAGAAAACCTGTACCTTGAAAATGAGGAACTTAAAGAGGAGTTAGCAAAGAAACAATGAATCTTACCTTTTTAGAAGTGCGTGATTTGAACGAAGCGTGGTGGAAATGTATACGTGAAGTCTTGTTACATGGTAGAGATTATATCATAGACAAGGGTAGTTTTGAGGGGCAGAAACGAAAGGAATTAGACCTCTTGATTTGTCAAATCAAGTATCCAAATACTAGACCACTTGTACCGGTAGTACCGGACGGTGTCCCACCACCCGCAGATATGCACTATGTTGAAACAGATTATCTGCAATATCTCATGACTGATAATAAACAACCGGATGAGATGTATACGTATGGTGAGGATATAGAGAAGCAGTTTATCGAAATATGCGAGCGATACAAGAACTATGGGTATAACACGAATCAGCTTACCATGTCCATAGGAAATAGCAATTCAATCTTCTTAGAGCATTCCCAGTGTCTACGACTGATTGATACACGGGTATTAGATGGTAAGCTTAATTATGTTGTGTACTTCCGGTCATGGGATTTGTGGGGAGGTTTCCCCGTTAATTTAGCTGGTATTCAGTTAATGAAAGAGATGATGGCAGCAGATATAGGGAAAGAGGATGGTGAAATAATTGCTATCAGTAAAGGTCTTCATCTCTATGACCACCAATGGGAAGTTGGAAAAATAGTTGCGAGGTTATAATGAAGAAAATAGATGCTATAAGAGAAGCAAAGAAAGTTATCGAAACTGGTAATTTCCCTAACGTTCAGGGTGTCGGGATTGGTTATAAGGTCAAGAATGGGAAGAAGACTAAAGAGCTAGGTGTCATAGTTTTTGTGGATAAGAAGCTTACTGAAGCTCAGTTGACATCACAAGGTGTGATACCAAAGACAGTAGCGGTTTCTGACAAGGACGTAAAGACAGACGTGGTCGAGTCTGGTACATTTAAAAGTCTCGAATTAACAGATAGAATGAGACCAATTGTTCCTGGATATTCGGTTGGACATCCAGATATTACGGCTGGTACACTTAGTTGTATTGTGCTGTGTGATGGTGAACTGTGTATCTTGAGCAACAATCATGTTCTAGCTAACGTCAACAAGGCTCAGATAGGTGACCCAATTGTCCAACCAGGAACTTATGATGGTGGTTCATTGCCAGATGACATAGTAGCTACATTATATGATTATGTTAAAATTGAGACGCTATTGAGCCAGTGCAAGTTTAGTGTAGCGGTTGCCAACTTATTCAATTTCTTTGCGAAGAAAGCTAAGAAGAAGACTAGGCAGAAGTTAACACCGATTGTCCCAATTGGTAATCTTGTTGATTGTGCGGTAGCATTGATTGCACCAGATACTTCTGTACAACTTGAAGTACCGAATATCGGTATTCCGACAGGGATGGTAGATGGTGATTTGGGAATGAGGATTCGTAAGACTGGTAGGACATCTGAGTACACTGAGGGTGAGATTACTGCGGTTGAGGCAACTATCAATGTTCAGATGGGTGAAGCTGGTATTGCGGTGTTCACTGACCAGATTATAAGTGATATTCCTAGTGCGGGTGGTGACTCGGGTTCAGCAGTTTTCGATGATGGAACGAACCTAGTAGGGTTGCTGTTTGCAGGTGGTGAAGGAATCACTGTGCTAAACCGAATTCAGAATGTGTTTGAGGCATTAGATTTAGAGTTACCATAAGTGCGAAAGAACAAGTATTATACTTTATTTACCAAGGAAGATATTCCAAATGACGAGGAGCGTGTAGCAGTTAATTGTTACTACGCTGTCCTCGTCCCGTGTAACGAAAAGAGGGCAAGAAGATGCAGGAATGACTCTTTTCGAATGTGGCGTAACTGCCCCAAACAAACGGGTAAAAGATATAGAGGAGAGACTACATGATAGATTGGACTTTTGATAAGTCACGACGTTTGACCGAATTGGTTTGCGACGATGCACGTTACAGTGAATACAAAATTGCTGAGATTATGACGGAAGAGTTTGGTGAGACTTTCAGCAGAGACGCTGTTCACAACAAGATTATACGTCTTGAAGTTAGGTCTCTTCTTGATAGACCGATTCCAGATAGGATGCCATACTATAATGCTTATAAAGATATTATAGAGGGTAATGACGAACCGGATAAAGTCTTCGAGTTGAAACCAGACCAGATGTATATCGATTTACCGAAGGATTTAAAGATACTTCATTTAGGTGACCCACACATACCGTTCCAGAACGATGACCAGATACAGGATGCAATCAATAAACACGCAACAGCGGATATAGTGGTTACGACAGAAGTTATCGATTGTTACTCAATTTCACGATTTAACAAGAATTTAAGTGTTCCGTTCGAGGTTGAGGTTGACAGTGCGGTGCGGTATTTAGAGACTTTGAGTGAAAATTTCCCACTTGTTATAATCACATCTGGTAACCATGATAAACGAATTGATAAAGCATTTATGCGTGGTGTACCACCAGCCCTACTCTGGTTAGTTAAAGGAAGTATTTTAAAACTTCTTGCAAAACCATTTCCTAATGTAATCGTATCAGAGACACCTGTTCTCCAGATAAATGATGCGGTGTTCGCTCATGCTGAGTTCTTTTCAAAGATAGATTTAAGGTCTGCAATGAACGTAAGAACATTCTTGCAGGAATGGAAAGAAACCCTTGATTTGAGAGACTTTAGACTGGTTGTTGAATCACACACTCACATGATGGGTGCAACGTATCGTGGTGGTGCTACTAAAATAATGGAAAGCGGGTGTTTGTGCAAAGTACCAGACTATGCGGTTATTGGTTTTTACAGTAAACCTCAGACAAACGGGTATATAACCGTTGTTCAACGGGGTGGGGTTACTGATTTTAACGCTACACGTGAGTATGTGTTCCCAACTGAGAAGTATGCACCAGATAGTCCAACAGGGGTGAGGTTTGAAATATAATGAGTTATCGAATAGAGGGTGATGGGAGTTACAATAATACTAAGATATGGCAGGAAGGTGAATTAATTGAGTGGAATCACTGTCGTATTATTATTAATCCTGAACGGTATTATGCGATAGTTGACGGTGAGCCTAACCCTTTATCTCGTATCGTACTGTTGGGAATTTATCAGATTGTTGGTGATGGGTCATACTCTAATACAAGACTGTTCGTCGGAGAAACATTCATTCACGGTGTTCAACAAGTGTGTTTAGACATTGACAGTAGTTGTCACACGAAGATGACGTTAGATGCAATTTGGTTACCTAACCTAGTGGAGGACGATGGTGTATAACATTTACGTGGATGGTTCTGCTCGTCCAAACCCTGGTATTGCAGGTTATGGATTGTGGATTGAGCATCGTGGAAACTACCAATCAATTGTTAAGGTATTAGCGGGTACGCACACCAATAACGAAGCTGAGTATCATGCTGTTCTGGCTGCACTCCAGTGGATGCAGAGTATCGGTTCGGATGAGGATATTACAATATTCAGCGACAGCAAATTGGTGGTGAATCAGCTTAACGGTTCGTGGAAATGCAATGAACCTAAGTTAGTGTATTACCGTAATCGAATAAACGGTATTATAGAGCAATTTGTGACCAGTGGGTGTTGTGTCGATATACGATGGATTTCTAGGGTAAATAATGAGTTAGCTAATGATTTAGCTCAAGCAATTACTCAAGCAGAGAAGGAGAGGATAAATGGCTAAACCAGATACTGAGTTCAGTGAAGTAAAGGATAGTGGAAAACGTCAGGAGTTTAACACTGGTAGTAAGAGAGATACCAGAGAAGGAAAGGGACGCTATGACCTCATACCAGCGTATGCTCTGTCACGGCTTGCGAAGCACTATGAGAACGGTGCGGATAAGTACGGTGATAGGAACTGGGAGAAGGGTCAACCACTATCGAGATACCTTGATTCAATGATTCGCCATGGTTTCAAGTTTCTTGGTGGTAGCAGGGATGAAGACCACCTAGCGGCAGTTGCGTGGAATGCACTTGCTTTTATGGAAACCGAGTACAGGATTAATCAAGGCATACTACCGAAGGAACTGGATGATATAGAACCAGTGAGGCAGATATTGGATGGACAAACACAAGAATAAAGCATTAGAGGATGATTGTCTCTGTACACAATGTAAGTATAGATTTCAATGTTTTACACAGGAACGAGTGTTTTCTGACCCACTCTATCAAGGTTTATTTGAAGCGTTAATGGCTAAGGGTAGGTCACGTGAAGAAGCTATTGAAGAGGTTGCCAACGAGTTAAAACTAAGTATTGGTGGAGGTTTTAAGTTTACCGGTGACATTGTTGTTGGTGAAACATCATATCCATGGAAGTACTACTATCCAGAGTCAGGTAACACTTTTTCAGTCGATGGAGACCAAATCACGTACACAATGAGTACAGGAGAGGAAGTTAGCTGGTATGCAGGTACAGACGGAATTGGGGACATACGAATACATTTACAGTGAGTCGGATGTACCCCGTGTCTTAGAAGAATTAAAGCAATATAAATATATTTCATTAGATACTGAGAATAGTGGTGGTCTCGACCCCATCGCAGATACGATTCGAGTATTACTATTACAGCTAGAAGCTGGTGGAAAAGCTTTTGTTATTGACGTAAGAAAAGTAAGTATGCATCTGTTCAGTGATATTCTTAGTAATCGACAGTGGATTAAGATAATTCAGAATGCCGTGTATGACTACAAGATGATAAAGCATATCTATGGTATTCCAATTAGGGGGATATTTGACACCCAAACGTCGGAATCATTATTGTTTGCCGGATTAAAGAAAAGCGGGTTTTCGTTAGAGGTCTTAGCAGAAAGTTATGCTGGTATTACTATGAATAAGGATACCGTCATGTCGTTTGTTAACCATCCATATGATGAACCGTTCTCTAGTGAACAGCTACGGTATGCGGCAGATGATGTTCTCATTCTACCACGAATACACAATAAACAGCAGAAACTTTTGACTGAGTATGGTCTTAATCAGACTGCGGCATTGGAATTTGCTCTCATTGAACCAGTAGCGGAGATGGAACTTGCTGGTGTTCGAATCGATGATGAAATGTGGAAAGTAAGCTTGCAGAACACCAAGGGTAAGTTATTTGAAGTGGCGGCAGAGTTAAGGTCGGTTTTACCTGCACCTACACCACCTCCACCAAAACCGGTCAGGTTGAGGAAAGATGGTACTCCATATGCTAATCAAGCAAAACCTAAACCACCACCTGTTCTAAATCTTGATAGTTGGAAGCAACTGGTTGTGGCGTTTGAGGAGATAGGGGTTGATTTAGAGAAAGCTAATAGTGTCACGAAACGTGGTCTCACTAACAATTCAACCATTAAATATGCGCTAACCATGTATCGTGGTGAATCCGAGAAAACTAAACCGCTAAATGATTTATTAACTTACCGTGGTCTAAATCAGGTTGTGAAAACTTTTGGTGACAATCTTCTTGCGTTCATCAGAGCAGATGGTCGTATTCATGCGAGATTTAACCCGAATGGAACTGATAGTGGTAGGTTTAGTAGTACTGAACCAAATCTTCAGAACATCCAGAAGAAGGGTACAGAGGGCAAAATTCTGCGTTCGTGCTTTATTCCGGCTGATGGGTATAAATATATTATTGCTGACTATTCTCAGATTGAATTGAGAATTGCGGCAGAGTTAAGTAATGACATTGCTATGATGGCAGCTTTCCAAGACCCTAGTAGTGATATTCACCGCTCAACAGCATCTCAGATGTATAAAGTCCCGTATGACAAGGTAACGAATGATTTGAGGAAAGCAGCAAAGACACTTAACTTTGGTATCATCTATGGGATGATGATTAAAACTCTATCAGAACGGTTAAACTGTTCCACAGCGGAAGCGCAAACAGCGTATGATAAGTATGTTGATGCATATGATGGACTGATGAAATGGTTGACTAGTGCGAGCGATAAGTCGTACAAAGATGGTCGTACAAGTACGATGGGTGGACGTATCCGATGGTTTCCACGTCTTGACCCCGATACTTTTGAGACGAAACGTGACTTCAAGAACATGGTTGAGTATTACAAGAGAGTCGGTAGAAACCATCCTGTTCAGGGTACATCTGCGGATATGACAAAGACATCTATTGTACTAATGCATCGTCCATTACTTGAACTTAACGCTAAATTAGTTAATACTATTCATGATGAGGTGTGTGTTGAAGCACCAGTCGAGCATACATTTGAAGCGGCACGTATAGTTCGTGACAAGATGATAGAAGCGGGTGAGCGATACCTTAAAAATATACCTGTTCTCGTTGATGTGAAGATACGTGATTGTTGGTTCAAGGATGATGATGTCGAAGATGATGAATACGGTCAGCAACTATGGCTGATGCCAAATACTTGGGGATTAGATTTGAGTCGTGACAATGATGACGATGATGTACAAGGAGAGGAATGAGCTATAAGAGATTTGACAAAGATTTATACAACCAGTGGGATGATAAAGCAAAGCAAGTTGTCATGACGTATTTTGCATCGAATGGGATACGTTTAAAAGTAAACCCAAATAAATATGGAATTGACCTTTTAGACAGGGTTGGAGTTGGGGTCGAGGTTGAGGTCAAGGAAGTGTGGGAAGATGTTTTCCCGTTTGAGACAATTCATATACCATACCGTAAAAAGAAGTGGGTGAACGGGAAGAACTTGTTTGTTATCTTAAATCGTCGTCTATCTAAAATGGCAATTATTGACAGTGTTGATATGACAAACATTGTAACAAAGGATACGATTTATACGGACAAAGAAAAGTTTTATGAGGTATCCATTGATAAGATAACCATAGTTAACTTATAGGAGAGGAATAATGGAAATATTTATTTACTTGACAAATGGTAATGTTGATGTGTATGAGGTAGATAGTCCATGGAAAGCTAGGGAACACGCAGAAAAAATATGGAAAGGTGGTTACCGAATGCGTGTTGGTTCTAGGATGGAGTGGTTTGGTCCTCATTACATAGATAAGATTTGTTGGGACATGGATGAAGAGGATTATCTATCTGTTAAATATGAGAGTCCTAAACAGCAAGCTGATAGAGAATCGGTAAGGGGGCATCGTGGAAGCGCATAGAAGTCAAAAGGAATGGGACATCCATTTCATGAAAGAGGCAAGGTTATGGATGCCGATGAGCAAATGCTTATCACGTAAAATCGGCACTGTTCTGGTAAAAGACAACAGAGTCATTGCCACTGGGTATAACGGACCACCAAGTGGGATACCGCACTGTGACCATAGGATTATTGATGTAGCAAGCGTACAAGCACCCTATGTTGACTACGTTGTGGACGAGACATGTCCGAGACGTAGATTAGGTATTCCTAGTGGCGAGGGGTTAGAATTATGTCCTGCGGTTCACGCTGAAATTAATCCTATTATTCAGGCAGCAAAGATGCACATCTCAACAGAGGGGGCTACTTTGTACTGCTACTGTGGGACACCTTGTATCAACTGTTCTAAAGAACTGATTCAAGCAGGGGTGAAACGTATAGTATGTCTTGCGAAGAGCGGTGACCGTAACTGGGACACACCCATTAAAGACGGTGACAATCCCGATAAAAGGGAGTTTAACTTTACGTTATCTGAGGAGTTGCTTCGTCTGGCTGGTGTACAGCTTGATATAATTACGGAGGAAGAACTTGGATAAGATAGGTGACTTGATAAAGAAGAATGTTGAAAAGTCAACGGAGTTATACGTACCAAAAGGGAGGGTTTCTTGGAGATTGGCTACCGGTATACCATCTCTGGACGTAGTTCTTGGTGGTGGATTTCCTGGTGGTTCTATTTCCCAGATATATGGTCCTGAATCATCTGGTAAAACAAGCTTGGCATACAACGTGGTAGCACAGGCTGTTCAGAACCAATTTGAAACGCTATTGTTATCATTAGAGGACTACTCAGAAGTCTACGCTCAAGCATGTGGCATCGATACAGAATCTCCATACTATCATGTCTTGGCTGGTGAGTCAGCCGAGCATGTCTTCAACTTTACAGTTGATGCTGCTCGAAATAGTGATGTCAGGGTGATTGTGATGGACTCCATTTCAGCGGCATCACCAAAGTCAAATCTTGAGAAAAAGCAGAAGACCACAAATCTTGATAAAGGACTAAAACCTGGTGAGAAAGCCAGATTAATTGGTCATTTTATTGAGCAAGTTAAACCACCTGTTCTGCGTAAAGAGCTTGTGTTTGTTACTGTCAATCAGTTGCGTTCAGACATCGGTAAGTTTGTTTCTGGGTTAAAACCTAGTGGTGGGATGGCACTTCAATACTTCTCTAATATTAAAATTTCACTGTGGGGTCGTAAAGACAATACAAAGCAGGAGATAGAGACTAGTGTAAGGGTTGAGAAAGGTAAAGATTGGGACGTTATCCCGTTTGGTGTGACTACACTGTATTTCATACACGGTAAGGGTGTCGATATTGAGCGTGACATATTATTGACATGTGAAAAAGGAAACATCGTTAATAAAAGTGGTTCGTGGTTATCTTATATTGACGATTCCGGTAAGGAACATAAATATCAAGGTATGGACAATTTCGCCACGGTACTTCGTAGTGACTTAACACTTCGTGATGAATTGCGTAGTAAAGCTACTAATGTCGAAGCAGATGTTGAAGAAGAATCAATACTTCCTGAAAGTGAGGAATAATGAGTGAGTTAGGTGACATGTGGTATGAGGTATGTCTCGAAATATGGGAAATGGGTAAAGATAGACCTTATCTCAGAGACGAAGCAACGATATGGAATGCGTTTGAATACGCATACATGAAGAGGGTTGGTAATGGAGGAGTCAGACAATGTGGCTAGAGCGACCAGATGTAGACGAATATTTAAGACTTGTTGATGAACTTGCAGATGTTCAGGACGAATTAAATAAGTTGGAATATCAATACAGTAAAGCGGTGGCAGCTAATGTTCGTTCCGCAATTGGACGTGGTGCAAAAACTCGTGAGCTTGATTGTGTCAAAGTGCTCGGTAATAATGATGAGGAAAAGCTAAAGCTAGACGCATTGCAGGAGCAGATTTTTGACAAGAAGAAAAGGACACGTGTGTTGTGGGGTAAGATAGAGGCATGGAAAGCTTACAAGGAGTTATACCGTACGGATAGCTATAATAACTACGGTATTCGTGGGGCAGGGTTCGGCGATGAAGAATAAAGAAAGGTTGATATATGGAATTTAGTTATACAGCGTTACACTCATTGATGAACTGTGAGTACAGTTATTTCTTAAGGTATGTTTTGAGAGTACCTATAAAAGAGTCGTCAGCATCGGTTTATGGTACTGCGATTCACCAAACGATAAAGCTTGGTTATGATAATGACCTGCCACGAGACGAGTGGGCAAATGTTTTTCGGCAGCAGTGGATGGAGTTAACATCTAATAAAGACATTGTTTTTGCAAATGAGGGTGAATACCTTAAGAAGTTCAAAGACGGGGCACAGATGGTTACTGATTATTATGATAAGTTTGTGAAGCGACACAAAGCTCCACAGATGACGGAATTCTTTTTTGGCAGAGACCAAGCGGTGACAATCGGTGACGGTCATCTTCTTATAGGAGTATTAGACCAAATTGATGCCAAGAACAGAGTTATTGATTATAAGTCGGGAGTAAAACCAACAAAGAACAAGCTCGATTTAGACTTGCAGTTTACTGTATATAGTTATGCGTATAGGCAACTCTTTGGTAAGAAAGAGAGTGGTCTAGTGCTACGCCATCTTGGTACTATGAAAGATTTGGTGACCACTCGTACAGAGGACGACTTTGCTGTTCTGGAGGAGGAAGTTAACAAGGTAGCAAAAAGATTAAAGGGTAAGTTATACCTTAGAAATCTTGATAGAAGCTGCGACAATTGTTACTTCATTGAACATTGCTTGGGAAAGGAACGTTCATATGGGAGAAGACAATACTACTAATATGGCAGTAATCGTGAAGGATATGCTACGAAATTATTACGACCTCGATACCACATCAAAGATTGACCTTGATAGGGCTATACAATCGTTAATTGATTGTGAAACCTTGGTAGGTGATGACCTAATTATCATGCAACTTATTATTGAAGGTGCTAATTACCGTGAGATTTCAAAAATCATTAATAGAAATACTAGATATGTTAGCACAAGATTCAACGACCTTGCTCAGACATTGGCGGATGAGCTTGGGGATGAGTATCAAGACACCGTGATATTAAAAAGAGTGTCCGATAAGCTTGGTAGACCGTTGACCTCTGATGAGGAAAAATTTTGTTGGAAAGTGATTAGGTCAGGACAGTCTCTTGGAGATGGTCTGAGTATACTTAATTTTAAGGTTGGAAAACGTGGTAGAATTACCAAGAGAGATGAGGATTAAACAGCGTGACCACTGGTCATGCAGACGTTGTGGCAAAAAATTTGAGGATTTAGTAATCTGTCAGCATGTCTATCCTGCCACAAGTGATGACCACTTTATAACATTATGCAACAAATGTATTGATTGGGCGTTCGATAATCCCAGTGAAGCAGTCATTGAGTGTGAAAAGTTACTTCGTCGTAATAAGATAGTTCTCATTGGTGATTGTCATGGTAACTTTGAAAGATTGAACACTGTTCTCACGGACGAAATGCCTTTTGACTTCTTTCTATCGGTGGGTGATGTTGGCACATTGAGAGACGTTACACCTGATAATATCAACATAATCGATAGGTGGCAGGATAAAGGACACTTTGTATTTGGTAATCACGATAATTGCTGGTTCTTTAATCAACTAGCATTACATCAGGACATCAATGGTGTCAGCGTTGCAGGTTTAAACGGTATGTTAAAAAGCAGAACGTTCTTAAAAGAGCAACCAAATAACATATCGTTTCGTGAGATTATGTATCTATCTCATCTCAATGATATTGACATTTTGGTAACTCATCAACCTCCGACAGGGATGTTCGACAATGCGGGGGAATTTATCTTGGAAGAGTTATTAAATTATCTAGTACCAAAAATATACATAAGTGGTCACATTCATAAATATAAGCTTAAGTTTCATTTAAACACATTTATGATTTCATTACCGATGATTACAAACGGTTACGCTGTAGCGTACTTTCAGGGCAGAGATTTGCGTGACCTAGAGGTGGTAATGAAGAAAGGACGGAGATATGTACGCATATAACCTTGATACCGAAGTTGGGTGGATAAAAAACCCTAAACTGCGTGAGCTTGTTGAGGAGATATTAAGCCACGCACCGGCACTGTTCTGGACAGCACCAAGTTCTCGTTCCGGTAAGCATCATCCGATTGATGAGTTCGACACCGGTGGTAGGATATTGCACACCAAACGGGTTGCTAAAGTTGCAAAAGATTTGGCACGTTCGTTCAACCTCAGTCGAGCAGACACTGATTGGTCAATAGCGGGTGCGTTAGTCCACGACATGGGAATGCATATAGCTGATGACGTTTATTATGGTCATGGCAGTCTATTGCTGAACGTTGTTAAGGAATTTAAGAGTCAACTTGATATTCTAAACGATAGCTACATTATAAGGTTGGCTGAGATTGTACAGTTACATATGGGAGTCTTTGATACTCCGTTCCGAGTTGCGTGGGACGACCCTATTGTCTTGGTATTGCAGTTAGCTGACTATGTAGCGTCAAGAACATATATAAAGGTGGATGTCGATGCCGATTGATAAACAAGAACCACGAAAATCAGACGTAGACCCAGGAAGTTTGAAGCAGAGTGTACAGTTACAGAATTTGATTTGCTGTTCTGAGTGCAGTGACACTAACTCCCTACGACGAGTGAGAGACAGTGAAGGTCGAAAAATTAAACCTGCACAATATATATGTGAGGATTGTTACCAGCGTGACCTTAGAATTCGCAGTTGATACTAGAGCTTTTTTGAAGTGTGATTGTGGACACGTCGTCCACACAGAGAAAGTACTCCCATTGCTTACTCTATTATTGGGTAAGGAGAGTTATACATGTAAGCAGTGTGGGTCTGTTCTTGACTTTTTCCAGATTTCTTTCTGTTCTAAGGATATAAGTAAAGAGTGCGAAGATTGTACGTTCAGATTCCAGTGTTATACGACTTGACAATGGGGGGCTTGACATGTGACCATTTATATGGTATAATATATATGTAGGATGGGGTAGTAAAATGCGTCCATAGTGTTAATATAGCATGTAACGCTTCCAACGTTACGGTGTGGGTTTGAATCCCGCTGGACGCTCTCATGTAGGGCAAAGTGGTAAGTAAGGTAGTCGTATTCTAGAGAACGATACCCACGAGGTTGTTGTATAGGTAGCTCCTATTCAAAGAGGTTCGAACCCTCTCCCTACTCATGAAAGTTATAGATTATAAGTTAATATGTCGAAAGTGTGGGAAACAGATGGGTGCATTAAGCATGGCATATATCGGTGTACCACACAATACCGGTGTCAAAGCATGTACCTGTATTGAGTGTCTGCCAAAATCTCTGGATGAAGCTGAAGCTAATGGTTATGATGAGAAGATAATCAAAGAGTTCAGAGAGTGGATTGCTGCGGGTAGGACAAACGGTTAAGTCGCAACCTTCATAAGGTTAGAGGATAGGGTTCAACTCCCTAACCCGCTAATGGGATTATTTGATTCATTACCAAACGGTAGTCAGGTAAAACTTTGGGGATGTAACATGAAAACTTTCGAAGTAGGAGATGCAGTCCCCGATTTCGGTCTGCCAATATACATAATTATTCTCCGTGAAGGTGGGTTTGTGTCAGTCGAAGACGGTAAGATTATGGAGATACGTGAAGACGGGTTCAGGTATTTCCCAGAAGACTTTATGGGTGTACCGTGTTTTGACAAGTGGGGTAAACGTCTCGATACCTACACCGAGATGGACGGGATATTCGGTTTTGACGAGTACTTTGACGAGCATGTCAAGAGCTTTGTGTCAAAAGACCGTATAGACCCGTGGAGAGGGAGAGTTCCGAAGCAGTTCCCGTTTCCGTTCCCTATTCCAACCACGTCTGATGGGGTGTTTGCGAAGTGTCCCAAATGTAACCGTATAAAGAGTTTGCGGGTATGTTATGGCTGTCAGGAAATTATGTGTGAGAACTGCTTAACGGAACATCAAATCGCATGTTTAAGAAAGGATGAAGATGAAATATTGGACATACGTAGTGATTGAAGGTCACTGCTTTGGTGAGGAAGATGAGAATGGTCACAACCCATGTGGTGTTGATGTACCGTCTCCACGTTGTTTAGGTAATGGTAAGTCAGGAATGTGTCCCCATTTTGCCTGGACTCCTGAGACTGAACGTGAAGCTGCTTTTTTTGTACCGATTAAACTTATTTTGAAAGACAAATTTATAGGTCTCTGTCATCACATATGGGATAAGATTGAGTGGTATGCGTGGGGTCAGCTTTGGTTTAATCGTCGTAAGGTACGGGAATTCTTTGACAATATCGAGGTTGTAGATGACACTAATCCTTCGGTTCAGAGATGGTTAAAACAACAGGACAAGTCACAGACACAATTTGAAAAGTGGTTACCTAAAGTAAAGAAGGACTGGGATGCCGATATACGTATATAGATGCGATGAGTGTGATACAGAGTTTGAGGAACGTCAGTCGTTTGATGATGAACCTCTCACAGAATGCCAAGAGTGTAGTGGTCCGATATATCGGGTAATATTTGCTACTCCTGTTCATTATAAGGGGGCAGGATTTGCGACCACTGAAGCACGTGGTATTACAGGGCGAAGAAGAAAGCCCAACATAAAGGTAGGTAGTGTGCATAACTTACCACCAGAAGAGAGGGAGAGAGCACTTGACCACTTCGACTAAAGATGAATTACGAGCGTTACTATCAGAAGCGCAGAAACCGTATTTAGAGAGACATAAAGAACGTTTAGATAAAATTAAACCAGTATGGGATGAGTATCAAAGTGTTGTACCGGATGTGAATAATCTACAACCATATATTCAGATAGCAGATGGTAACAAGGAATTACTTGACTTGCTGTTCTATGGACGAATGACTATATCAAGTTTCCCGTTCAGTGGGGCGGTTGGTAGAAGGATTCATTACTTGATACGGAATAAACCAGATGATTACATACTTGGATTAGTTGTAATAATGTCTGACTTGACTATACCTATACGTGATAAGCATATAGGTTGGACAAGAGATAATATGTGGAAGAGCAAGAGGATAAACTATCTAATGAATGTACATCTTGCTATTAGTACACCACCGTTATCACAGTACTTAACTGGTAAGTTAACCGCTATATCAGTTGAGAGCAAAGAAATCCAAGACTATTTCCAGGGAAAATATGGACACCCGTTGGCAGCAATGACGTGTACCAGTCTATTTGGTAAATCGTCAATCTATAATCGACTGAGAGGATACGAGTATTTAGGTTTGACGAAAGGGCATAGCGTTGCTCTTGTTCCGGTTGAGGTCAAGGATAAAATGAGAGAAGACTTCAAAAAGGAAAAGGGTAAGCACTCCGAGATATACTATAACGAAGACGGTTCGGTCAAAGAAACGTATGGTGTCGTTAAAGGATTTCAAAAACTCCAGAAATACTGGGATATTCAGCAGACGGAAAATCAACGAGGGACATACATTATTCCATTAGCTGAAAATTATAAGGAGTTCTTGTGTTGCGAGACGGATGAGTTGAAATCGTTTGACCATCCAACCTACGATGAACTTATAGATTATTGGAAGGAAAGATGGCTGAAAGGTCGTTTGGAGAGATTTGGTTTAAACACGGAGAACTAGGTTATTACTTTTGACAATTTGAAGTAACTTCCTTGGGGAGTCCCGAACCAGAGTACATAACTTCATGTCCACGGGAAGGAATGTGTTCTCCGTATAGGTGTGGATTTTACGATTTTTGCGATTCGTGTGAACGTAAATTTCACTGTGCAACACATAGAAAGTAAGGGAGATGACTATAATAGGAACAATATTAGCTCTTGTTCTAGCATTTGCACTGGTAGCTTTTCTAGCCTGTGGTTGGGTACGGGAAGTGAAACGCAACAAAGTTTTAGAGCATCAGCACGAGGTAGCTATAAAAGAGAATAGAGCGGATGCAGTAAAACGCAGTCGTTCAGTCATTGAGGGACAAGTATTTGAACAGTTAATTGCACACTTTCCAGAGTGGAAGTTTACTCCGAGTGAAGCTAGGTTTCTTGGGTCACCTATCGATTACTTAGTGTTTGACGGTATGTCAACAGGTAACCCTGAGAAAGTAGTCTTTGTTGAGGTAAAGACTGGGACGAGTAAAACTACACCTATCCAAAACAAAATAAAGAAGCTGATTCAAGCAGGAAAGGTTGAATGGGAAACCATTGAATTATCAAATGGCAAGCGTTAGATTAAATAAAGCAGAAGAAAAGATGCGGCAATATGGGCAACACAGGGAAGCGTTTGAGTCCATGTTAAATAGGTTCAATCGTTTAATTCAGCAGTCTGGTATCTATAGGGATTATAAAAAGTGTGAATCATATGAGAAACCTTCTGATAAGCGACGTCGAAAGAAGCGTGAAGCAGAGGCGAGGAAACGGAGGGAAAATAGAAGTGCCGTACATAGAAAAGGGCAGAAGAGAAATTCTAGACAACGCAATAAACAATCTGATTCAACACATTCGTCACGACCCAATTGATGGCGAGCTTAACTATATGATAACTCGAATCATCGATGCCGCTCACGGTGGGGGTGGCTATGCTAGGTTTAACCGAGCGATGGGGGTGTTGGATTGTGTGGCGAGAGAGTTTTACCGGAGACGTGTCGTTCCGTATGAGAACGTCAAAATAGAGGAGAATGGTGATGTATATAATTGAAGGTGTGTTTGACATGAAGTGGTATCCTGACGGTTCGGTCAGTCGAATGAAGTCAGCATTTAAGCAACCACTTAATACAGACCACGGAGTTATTGCTTTCATGAAGGAACAGCGACCTTTTGAGAGTATAAAGATAACGAATACTACCACAAATGCAGATGTTACTGTGGACTTCTTGAAACAGGTAGACCCGAGGAGCGCAGTTAATGACCCAGATTAAAGATGAAATTAAAGACATAGAACTCATGATTTGGGAAAGTGTTTGTAAGACATGTCGTAAGTATGGTGATTGTGAATGGGTATCACCGTGTCACAAGGTTGGGAACAAAGCGGAGGAAATTTATAACAATGTTAATCGAAGTAAAGTCAGGTGATGTTCTTGTTTGTGTTAATAATCGGAATGACCTATTCTCAAAAATTAAACGGTGGGCAATGGGTCCGTATGAGCATGTTGAATCGTACATAGGTAATGGGTTATATGGCATACCTTTACTTGTGGAGAGTGATAATCGAGGAGTCGTTCTTCAGAATATCGCACATCAAGACGGCAGACGAGTTATGGTTATGCGTCCGATACGCAATGTACGCAGGAAAGACCTCGTATCACAAGCGGTCATTATTGCGAGTGATAGTAAATCAGATTACGATTGGACGGGTGGTTTAAAATTGGCTGCGTTCAGAGTCCTTCGGGAGAAGTTTGGAATCAAACGACCATTGCTTCGTGTGTATGAACGTGATAAGAAGATGATATGCAGTGAAGCGATTGCGGAACTATTTTGGAGAAGTGATATTCCTGTTCTACCAGATAATGTTGTACCTATTCCAGCAGATTTTGCAGTTGATTCGGATTGGTTGAACTATGTTGGTGAAGGTAATATGACGTTGGTTACTGACAACGATGAGTCGTTAGATTTATATATAGAGGATGGGCAAGGAAATGAGTAAAGTTGATGACCGTGTTCTTGATGAACTGCTAGAGCGATTGCAATATATAACATTAAGAATACCAGATTGGTTATACAATACTAAGTTGAGGTATTGTGATGACTGTCAGACTATGACTGTTCAGTATCAAGTTGAAAGGTTTGGGTACATGTTTAATGACCAGTATGTTGACAAATACTGGGTGTGTCTGTTCTGTGGCACTAAATGGATACCCGATAACGACATTAGGCTTGAAGAACCGGAGAATCCTGGTGAATCGATTTAAACGTTGGTTGATGAGATTCCTTATTCCGAAAGGGGTTTATTGTGATGGATGCCCGTTTTGGTTTAGAGATGGTGGTAGACCTGAGCAGGAGAACGGTTACTGTTCTTATCTTAAGAAAGGTGATTGGGATTTGAATGAGGATATGGCTGATGAGGATTTCATTGTAAGCACAATGGACGGTGACAAAGCCGTAACCTCTATAATTAAAGGTAGAGACTTCCCGTTCGGTATGGCACTGCTGTGGGATGGATGTAAAGAATGTGGGGTTAAGTGGTAGATGGAAGGTCAAATTTATACTCCGTGGACGAACGAGCAAGTTGAGCTTTTGAATGTCTATCAGCGTATTGGGATATTACACCCGTTCACTTGTAATGAACATCATACATTAATAGCTACTAATGATGGTTGGATTTGTAGTCAATGTTCTGATTATCATCAAGATTGGGCATGGGAAGCAATGGTAACTATTGGAGGGAAAATGAAAGACCAAAATGGTAGAGAGATAAAAAGAGAATTTGCTCCGAGGAAAGCTGACCCAGATAGCAAGTACAAAGTTAAGGTGGTTCAGAAAGAATCGGATTATAATGTTGACGTAGACCCAGAGACGAAAAGACCTATTGTCACGAAAAAAGAAAAATAATTAAAAATTTTTCAAAAATAATTGAAAAAAAGCCTATTTAGGGCTTGACTTCGGGTGTTTTGTATGTTATAATATAATTAGAGAGTGAGAAAAGCTCTCAAATATGAGGTATTGTATGAAGAAGAAACATAGATTATGTCCGAATGTCGAATCAAATATACAAGTGCCTAGTACGGGGACGTAGCTCAAAGGTTGAGCATCGGTCTGATATACCGAAGGTTGTAGGTTCAAGTCCTACCGTCCCTACCAAAAAGGTGGGGATTTTTATTGGGGCGTTTAATGGGTTCAGGGAAGCTAACAGTTAATACTTAGTTAAGACACTTCCGAGTAGGTTAGACTCCTGCCGCTTCAACCAATAGAGGTGTAGCTAACAGGGAAGCAAAGGTGTTACATACCTTGATATGCAGGTTCAAATCCTGTCACCTCTACCAAGATGTATAATGTAGGTGATGTTGTATATACGACTCATGATTTAAGGTCTGGAGTGAAAGAGTTTACTCCTGGCATTATCATCGATAGGTATAAGAATACGATTGACGTAGCCTTTCATGAGTGTGTCGTATCTTACTGTATCGCCGGTAACTTTAAGAAATGTGATAAAGATTGTACTAATTGTCCAGCTAGGTTTAAATGCTTTACTAGAGATTTAGACAGAGTACCACATCCAAGTATGGTCACATACATTAAATTAGTCGCAAGGTATCACAGCGCATGTTCGAAATGTGGTAAGCATCTCACAACTGGAAAAGAGATTTGGTGGTCTCCTGTGGTTAAGGGAGTATACTGTATGGATTGCGGTGTCCCTGAATTCGGTTTGAGAGACCTTGAGGAGATACCTGATTCTGAACAAGTTGATTATTCGAAAGCGTATCGGGTTAAAAAATAACCCACGACTTGTCTATTTGACAAGTAAGTTATCTGGATTAATGTTCGTAAAATTTGGTCGATATTAGTAATATCATTTTGTTTTGCTAAGGATGTCCGAATTTTTCGCAAAAAGTAATCTGTGAGGAATAGTCCAGATTGTTGACACCCAGATAGCGTAAAGTCCTTCCGTGAGTCTTATTCTAGACTCACATGCTAGGGTAGCCAAATGGTTAAGGCACGTTCTCGGTAAGAACGGGATTGTCGGTTCGAATCCGTCCCCTAGCTCACGGAGTAGTGGCAGAGAGGTTTATTGCGAACGGTTGCTAACCGTTTGGGCTAACGTCCCACAGGTTCGAATCCTGTCTACTCCGCCAAAATAGGACTTGACAAATGATTGAATTTGTGGTATAATGAGAGTAGCGATAACTGGAGAAGTGTCTCCAAGTCGGTGGGGAAAAATTTATCTTGAGTGCACTCCACTCTTGGATAAATGTCTTACGTGTAGAATAAGGTTTAGATGTTATACACACAAGGAATTTGATAACTGTGGTGGGTATGTGCGAGGTCGGGATGATTGTTTGCAACCCAGAGAATTTATGGAGTTTATGAATAAGTCGAATGAATGAAGTTGAAATTATATCCGAGATAAATAGAGTACAGGAAAAAATGGTATCCGCAACTGAAGAAGAGAAGGTTGTCCTTCAGGAAAAATTAGCGGTACTGATGCGTCAATTGCAACCAGTCGAGAGAAGCAGAGACCAGAAAGCGTTTCTCGATGAGTGTGCTGGTTAAGAAGAAGGAAGTGTAGCTCAATTTGGTTAGAGTAGCGGTCTTTTAAACCGTTCGTTGAGAGTTCGAGTCTCTCCACTTCCACCATGCAGGGGATAGTTTAACGGTAAAATAGCTGTAAAGTTGAAAGAGTTGACTTTATTATCCTAGATAAGGAGTAGCTGTCGGTTCGAGTCCGACTTCCCTGCCACATGAGGTCGTAGCTCAATTAGGCAGAGCACTGGTCTCTTAAACCAGTCGTTAAGGGTTCGATTCCCTTCGACCTCACCAATGGGCTAGTGAGTTAATGGTAACGGTGCACAATATGGGTCCGATTCCCATCTAGTCCACATGGGCATCGATAGGACAATCCCTACGTTGTTCAATAGGCATAAGCAGTTCCTATTTTTACAGAAATGTCTTTTGTGTTTTACTGCTCGCCGATTAATGGGGCTATAGTCTAATGGCAGGACACTACCCCCTCAAGGTAGCATTGTCGGTTCGAATCCGTCTAGCCCTACCATGAAAAAAGTAGAAACTTTTACGGCACGAATATACTTAGGACTCAAGGAAGGATATAATGGTCGTGTTCGTGGGTTTGATGAGGTTAGAAAGTGTCTGGAAGAGTATGTGAAGGTTAATCCCTTCTGCTTTACTCTTGAGCATACTATCTTTATCCACACGGATGGCACAGAACCTGGTGCAGTGATTGGGATTATTAACTATCCACGTTTCCCCAGAACTAGACCAGAGCTAAAGAAGATAGCTTTAAAAGTGGCAGAAGACCTGCGTGTGTTGTTCGTGCAAAACAGAGTATCTGTAGTGTTTACAGATGAAACGGTAATGCTTGGTGACGAGTAGATGCCGAACACTCGCTACTTGAAACTAATTTGTGTATCCTGTCACAAGCGTAAGAAGGATTGTACATGTCACTCTCATTACGCAAAGTATCATGGTGCAAAATATGGGTATACGTGGTGTGTTGATGTTGGTGTTGGCGCATATTGTGATGAATGCGTAAATAGGTTTTATTGTTTTACTCATCGAGGATGGTTTGGGACAGATTTACCAGACTATAAATCGTATTACGGAGTATTGAATTAGGGAGCGTAGCACAATTTGGCAGTGCAGCAGTCTTATAAGCTGTTTAGGGTCTGATACACCCGAGGTTACAGGTTCGAGTCCTGTCGCTCCTACCAACAAACTCGTCACGCTTTTAATAATGTGGTCATTACTTTAAGCGCAACCTGACGAGTGTTTATCCCCCTGTAGCTCAATTGGATTTAGAGCACGACGCTACGAACGTCGGTTAGTTGCGGGTTCGAGTCCTGTCAGGGGGTCGATGATTAAGAATTGGTGTAGAGGATACAGAGAGTATTCGAAAGAGATACCAATGTGTAAGTTCTACGGAACAACTGAACATCCAGATTTTAAGCCAACATGTTCGAAGAAATTGAAAGCAGGGGTTCACTGCCATGTTAAACCCGATAAGTGATTTCCTTAGCGAATGCTCCCGTAGCTGAATTGGAACAGCAACTCCCTTCTAAGGAGAAGTATAAGGGTTCGAGTCCCTTCGGGAGTACCAATGAATACTCAATTAACCGGAGTTCTGATTGAGCACACCAGTCACAATAACAACATTGACGAGGTTATTGCGGCAATGAAGGGTGTGCGACTTGATGAGTATCTTGGTTACGTTGCACCAAATTATGTGATAACATTTCGAATGGTTTTGTTTCTTTGTAAACATGCTGGTACTAACTGTGATGACTGTGAACTACGTTTCAAATGTTGGACATTAAAATAAGACTTGACAAAGTCGAAAAAATATGATATAATAGAAGGAGAGCATGGAGAAGATTTTAGAAGTATTTTGTAGAGTTTTTGGTCATGACCATACATACAATCATGGTGAACAGATTTGTAGTGTATGCGGTAATGTCAAAGAAGACGACGAGTAGTCGTCAAATCTCGCTGTAGTCGGGGGAGTTTCCTAAACTCTTAGCCGTAAGAGGTATCTGTAAATGAGGGTTCAAGTCCCTCCAGCGAGTCGGGGACGAGTACAGCCGATGAAAAGGTATTCAAAGGTAATTGCTGTATGACTTGCAATACTGGTACTCCCCAACATGCGGGTATGATGCAATTGGCAGACATGCTACGCTTAGAACGTAGATTTTGCAGGTTCGAGTCCTGCTACCCGCACCATACTAATATACTGAGGGAATCTGAAAAAGATGAGACTGGAAGTTGATGGTTACTATCCCAGTCATGGGTGTCCGAGAAGCGGCAATGGTGGAGCGTCCATAGTAGGTGTATTAGTACTACGGTGCATTGGTGTTAATGGTGAGCATACTACCCTGTCAAGGTTGAGGGAGGGGTTCGTGTCCCCTATGCACCGCCAATGAATAAGATTGTCCGTTATCGGATTCTTTTCAGTGATGAGTTTAAAGAAGGTGTGATACAATGTAGCACTACGCTATGCGGTGACTGTCCGGTCAGGTTTAAATGCTGGACAAGTCGTGTGGTCAGTGACTACTTTTCTATCGCTTTCGAGGTAACACCGTATGAGCTTTTCTCGCTACAGTGGTTTAAGTTTGGAGAAAAGTTTAACGGAATGAAATATGAAACGGACACTAAAAAACGATTGGTAGAGTGGCGACGTAGCCAAGAGGTTTAAGGCGGCTGTCTGCAAAACAGCTTTTCATGGGTTCGAATCCCATCGTCGCCTCAATGAGTCCTAACGAATTATGTTTGGAGATTGCGAAAGCAATCCACGTACCATCAAGGTATATAGAGTTTGATACGAGTAAATATATCTATAAGTGTACGTGCGGTCTCTGTGACGAAGCTTGGACACATGAGATAGTGCGTGAAGCATTTGTTGCAGAAGATGAGGTTGAACAAAGACGGCTTCAAGGTTTGATGTGGTATTACCACCGAACTAGAATTGGGGGTAACATATTCATTTTAAGTAATATGATGTGTTATGAACTTGGTCGCAGGTCTGGTTTACTGCAAGCATGTAACGACTGTACTCATAGGTACAAATGTATCACTAATAGTTTTATTCTGGTGTAGTACAAAGGTAGTGCACTCGGCTGTTAACCGAGGATATAGTGGTTCGAGTCCACTCACCAGAGCCAATGTTAATATTTGAAGTAGTACGAGATAGAGAGTTAAAGGTAGCATACGTTAACAGACTTGATTGCGGTGCTCGTGATTGTAATCAATGTATCGGACGCTTCATTTGTTTTACCCAAAAAACTGGGTATTTCATGGGTGAGAAAGGTCTTATAATGGAGGAAGAACAGGCTAGACGATTAAGACACCATCCATCTATCGAAGTAAACATGTTTTACGATGGGCAGAGACACGCAGTGGGTAAGAAATGGGACGGGGATAACTATGTCCCAGAGTTTGAATAAGGCAGCATGGACTAATCTGGTTATGTCACCACTCTTTCAAAGTGGAGATTACGGGTTCAAATCCCGTTGCTGCTACCATGATAGTATAGCGGGGTGGAGCAGTGGTTAGCTCGACTGGCTCATAACCAGTAGGTCGAGGGTTCAAATCCCTCCCCCGCCACCAATGGAATATTGCACTTATAATAGGATATGTGCTAATAAGATAAGTTGTTTGGAGTGGACCGATGTCGGTACTTGTGATTATTATGGTCACTACCGACGGGTAACACCACCAGAGAAAACGGTTTATCACATGCGGAGTCAGGATTGTCAACACCTTACTCGTACCATCACTCCAGAGCATCAGAAGTTATGCGAAGATTGTGACCATAGATTTTACTGTTGGACTTCTGAATACTGGGGTAATGATATGTATGAGCAACATAAGCATTATATCTATGTTAAGAGTACTGCAATAGCACGAGCACGTAATATCGCTCGTCAAGAGAAGGAAGCACGGTTGCTTAGTATTGAAACATATGGATTGACAAGTGCGTAAAGGTATCAAGATACCGAAATTAAGTGTACGTTTATGTAATAACTGCGGCTTAATCATGGTCGTCCAGGGTGACAGTCAATGGCTTTCGTGTCGTAGATGTCGTTCGAAACACCTGAAATTCTTGTGTTCCACTGAAGAGAATGATATTACAACAGGTATGATGGAAGAGTGTAATACCTGTAAGCATCGATTTAGATGTATTACTCAACGGTCACGTGCATATGTATACACTCCTATTTATCGAAACTCCGAGGGTGTGAGACGGAAAATTGGACAACGTTCAAGACCACGATGATTTTATTTCCCCGTAGTCTAATTGGTATGACTGCTGGCTCTGAACCAGTCAATTCAGGTTCGAATCCTGACGGGGGAACAGATGAAGCGAGTATTTAAGCTAAATAAAAGCGGTAATAATACTTACATATGTATGGGTGGTGGATGTGATAGATGTTGTATGAGATTTAAGTGCTTTTCTGTTAGTAAGTATGAGTATTTTGTCGTTGACTGGCATCTGATACACACCAATGAAAGCCCGACAAAATACTTGGAACGGCAGACTCATAGCAGAGTGTACGTGAAAGGAAGTAAACGATATAACAAAGCATTGTTAGACATGGGAATATCACCATTGTTGTTTACAACCTATTAGGCGTTGTAACCCAACCAGGCAGAGGTAACTGGCTAAGAACCAGTGAAGTGCAGGTTCGAATCCTGTCAACGCCACATGAGGAATCCAGATAGAATACCTTTAATATTGGAAACCATATATGAGATATGGATAGAAAACCCAGATTTAAGGTTGATGCAACTTTTAGGTAATTGTTTTTCTCCGGCAGATAATTACCACCGTGAGGATGACGTATTACTTGAACGATTGCGACAAGTATATGGTAAGTCGAGTGAACGCTCTACGAGAGAGGAAAGTCCGAACACCGCAGAGCAGGATGCAGGGTAACACCCTGGCAGAGTAATCTGACGACTAGTGCAACAGAGACGAGTCAGTAGTTCGAGGTATGGGGTATTGGTAGCTCATATCCCTGTGGAATAGTATGGTTGTTTCTCTATATAGACACGTCATCGTACTGTGGAGGATGGCTACTTTCAGTAGGACTTACTGGGTGAAACGGGTAAACTCCATCCGGTGCAACCCCAAGCAGAAAGCAAATCGGCGATTCCGTTTAAGACCTGCTCGGTCAAGCTTTCGGGTCGGGGGCAAGGAGTTTAATGGTAACATTAAACCAAGATAAATGTTCACATAGTACAGAATTCGGCTTATAGATTTACCATATTAAGTGTCCGAAGTGTAACGGTTGTGCACGGGAGATTGTGGCTCTCTCTGAGTGGGTTCGATTCCCACCGGACACTCCATGTACCTTATCGCAAATAACTATCGATATTCCTACAGTAGAGAATATCCATACTTTAACGGTGACCTTGTCGTATGTTGGCAAGATATACCATGTGAGGAATGTAAAGATAGGTTTTATTGCTTTACCCATGTAACTCACGTAAACAGTCCTTATTTTAGTTTAAGTGATGAACTTAGAAGGAGACCGAGTAGTGCAGACTTATCTCAGAAGCAAGATACGTAATTTAGTAGTTACTGATGTTAACGTCAGTTACGATGGAAGTATTAGTTTAGACCCAGAATTAATGGAAATGGCTGGCATTTCCCCGTTCGAACAAGTTCATGTGCTTAATGTTACGAATGGTGAACGGTTCATAACATATGCAATTAAGGGTGAAAAGGATGAGGTTTGTGTGAATGGTGCGGCAGCTCATTTGGTGGAGTTTAACGATGTATTAATGGTTCTTACCTATGAGATTGTTGACCATGGTGTGGTAAGACATTACGCTAATCACCCAACTATAGTCGATGCCGAAGCACGGCACAAGTATTTGATATAATTGCGGATGAAATTCATTTGGTTGAATGCTGCGTTGCCAACGCAGATGTAGCGGGTTCGAATCCCGCCATCCGCTCCACGCTAGAGTGATGCAACTGGCAGACATGTCCGTCTCAAAAACGGGATTTTGAGGGTTCGAATCCCTCCTCTAGCACATGAAAACAAATCGATTAGATTTCGTTTTATTGATATTTTTTATAGCTATGTTTGTAGCATTGGCATTTTTGGGAGTGTCGGTTAATGGATAAACCAACGGATTCCAAACCCGTGACTGAGAGTTCGAATCTTTCCACTCCCGCCAAATCTATCGTGGTAGATACTGGTATACTTGGAATGGTAGGGAACATTGGCAGTTTCACAGTTAGATGTTTCGGTGACAACTGTGAGGAATGTTTTTTGCGGTTTAAATGCTATACTACTCGTTCTGATGAGATACATATTCATATGGATGAGTGGTTTAAAGTGAAACCGAAAATCGTTTATACACGAGTAGAGGTATGATGCGTGGTAAAAGATTACGTGATGCGACTATAAAAGCTGAACATACTTTCGAGAAATATCAGGGCTATAATCCACGGGATGAGAAGCTATTAACGGCTCGTTGGATACCTTGGACAGAGGACGAAATAGCACGTACCGTAGGAATTTTTAGAAAAACTAAAGTACCATGTTCATGTGTAATGTGTGGTAATCCAAGAAGATACTTTGGAGAATTGACATTCGGAGAGATAAGACAACATTTAGATGCTGATGCACAATGTGAAGAAGTAGATTGGTATCATAAAAAAGTAAGATGGTCGGTGTAGCCCAACTGGCAGAGGTGATAGGCTTAAACCCTATTCAGTGTGAGTTCGAATCTCACCACCGACACCAAGCCATATACTGGGTATTGACAAATTGCAGTAACTGTGGTATAATGGTATTGTAACCTGATGAGGGAGATGCCTAACTAGCCGTAGTGAAGGGCAGATGCGGGAAAATCTAACCGGTGGTTCTAGGGGATTAGCACCCATGCTAGATAGTTAAAAGTCCATCGTGGAAGGTAGACACCCTGACTCAGGTTCGCAAGCTGACTTAGCTCATTCTGGTAGAGCGACAGGTTGAAGCCCTGTGCGTAGGTGGTTCGATTCCGCCAGTCAGCACCATGGAAATTAATTGTTATGAATGTCCCTTAACTCATGCGTGTAGTGTAAGAGCACGTAAGGAAGTGGGACGAGTGTGGGATGGTATAATTGAATCTTGGGAACTTAATGATTGTCCACTCTACAGATTACTTCAAATAATGGAAGCAATTAAGTATCTTTAATGGCGTAGCGGCAACGTGGGAGAGTTGCCCTGGTCTGTAAAACCAGTGTCCTTGGGCTTAGTAGGTTCGAATCCTATCTGCGCCACCAAATGTTAAAAGAATTACGTCAAGCTAAAAAATTATACTGTTATCATTGTGATGCATTGTATGAACCAGTATCATTTTTAACGTGTCCGTCATGCGGTACACCACTTGTTACGTGTTGGTGGGGATTGATTTACGGAATGAATAAGGACGAAATTCATAAATTATGTCCTGATTGTAAGAATAGATTCTGGTGTTGGACACAGCGACCAGAACTACCCACAATGAGTGGGACATACATGTAAAATGGGGGTTTAGTTCAGTGGGAGAACACTTCCCTTGCAAGGAAGGAAGACGAGTTCGAGTCTCGTAACCTCCACCAAGATGATTAAACCAAAACTTGGTGAAATTAGAACTGGTAAAGAACTTGGATATATATCAAGGAACAAGCATATTGGTCATGCTTGTGAAATATGCGGCAAATTACGTTGGGTTCGTTTGATAGGTGGTAAACCACAGCGAACAAAATGCGAAGCACATAACGGTGGTAACTATGTAGATAGCAGTGGTAATGCTGCTGGTAATTTTAAACATGGTTTTCGTAATACTAGATTGTATCGAGTATGGAAAGGGATGAAACAGCGGTGTTATTTACCAACATTTGATTCGTATAAAACGTATGGTGCTCGTGGTATTAAAGTTTGTGACGAGTGGCATGAATTTATTCCATTCAAAGATTGGGCATTATCACACGGATATTCAGATGACCTATGTATAGACAGAATTGATAATGATGGGAATTATGAGCCGGATAACTGTCAATTTCTTACTCGAAGTGAAAATAGTCGTAAACAAAAATTAGATAGACTCGGTGTGTAGCACAGCTTGGTAGTGCGCCTGATTTGGGGTCAGGAAGTCGTAGGTTCAAATCCTATCACACCGACCAATACATATCATCTTGGAAGGATATTGTATTCATTTGGAGTATAAGCTTCAAGATTATATTTAGATACGATGGACGATACCAAGATATTGTCCTCGGCAGGGTGTACGTCAGCGGACAAGACTACCTGTTTTGGATACAGGAGGACGGTGGTTCGAATCCACCCACCCTGACCAGAGGTGAGGAATGATAAAGCATAGTATTAGTAACGAGATTATTCCAGAAGAGCAGTGGGGTGACATTGGTGGTTATTATACTCTCACTAATGATGAATTAGAAGAGTGGAGACATAATCAAACACGTGAACAACGTAAACTTGCGTACTGGGTAAAAACAGTCGCACGTGGAAAACCGCTACTTACACTTGGTACTAATCCCGTTTTAAATGCCACTGAAGCTCATTAGGATGAGCGGTGGTTTTGTAAACCACAGGTAACGGGTTCGAATCCTGTCAGTGGCTCGGGGAGAAAGAGTTATGAAGCATGAGCGATGCTGTAGCTCATTTTGGCATCATAACTAACAGCCGTTCCCCAACATGCTACCGAAGCTCAAAGGTTGAGCATCCGCTTCGTAAGCGGGAGATTGTGAGTTCGAGTCTCACCGGTAGCTCATGAAGATACATGAAATAAAAGATAACTATAGTGGTTGGGATGATGTGGCGACCGTCGGTGTCTTTTATTATGATGGGACATTCGATAATCTGAAAGACAAGACTCTTGTTATAACTACATTCGGTGAGTTATCGAGTCTCCGATATTATGGATTACCATGTAAAGCAATCTTACGAATACGGCACGCACCGAAGCAACCATTTGAAACAACCTTTATTTTAGAAAGTGATAAGGTGGGTAAGGAAATGGCAAGAGACCAAGTTAAATTCGAAACGGATTTAGAAACTTTGAAGTCGTTAGCTGACATAGCTGTTGACATCGAAAAGATACAACATGGTGATGTCGAGAACGTAACAGAAGCTGGTTTTGTTAGGGGTGAAGTTTACGTCAAGTGGACTCGTGGTGATACGGTAGAAATAGCATTACCCGCAAAACCACATGGCTAAATTTTTATAATGGAAGGTGTCCGGCTGGACGAGGAAGCTGTCCTGAAAACAGTGGGGCTGTAAAGTCTTAGGGGTTCGAGTCCTCTACCTTCCGCCAATGAGATACGTTGTTACAAGACACGGTAATGTACTTGAAGCATTCTGGTGTTATTACACTAAATGTGAGACATGTCCTAGTAGATTTAAGTGTCTCACGAGTGCTATCGCTATAGTTGATGACTGCATAAATTTAACAGGTAGCGAAGTGCGAAAGAAAATAAATGATATTATAGAGAAGCACGGTTTACATGTTGAACATCTTGCAGAAATGTAATGCCGAGTAGTCTAAAACGGTTTGGACGACTGGCTTTGACCCAGTAGGCTGAAGGTTCGACTCCTTCCTCGGCAACCAGGCAGAATTAACCCCACGCTTTCACGTGGGGTTTTTTAGTGCCTATTTTTTTTTCAGTTATTCAAGAACTACAGCATTATCAATTACGTCAGTAAATGAACCAACGTATACCCAGTTTGCACCGTACCATTCACCGTAGATGTCCATATACATCGGACCATCTGCTTGATATACTTCAACAGGATTACTGAAAGTCATCTGCGTAAAGGTAGCATCTAGGTTCATACCATCGATGTTCTTGATATAAAGTCCGAATGGTCGTGACCCATCAGTCTTGTTGACCGTCGTTCCCTCTGGAATGACAAACTTGTACTTGACACCGTCAACCGTGCCGATTGCCACTAATTCCTTGTTCATCCCAGTCTTTCCCCATAGACCGTACTCTACAATACCACAACCGAACGGTATATCAAGTCTGAAATATAGTTCTGGATGGTGTGCTTGAACATAGAATTCTGTTGTTGCTTCCGCATACACATCACCACTACCGTCAACATCGTCAACCCAGAACCATACCATATCTATGAATGAATATGCCCAATAACCGTGTGCATATTGGTTGATAGTATACACACCCTCATCTGTAGGGTTGATTGTATATTCCCAATCGTATGTTAGTGTTACATCTGCGTCAACTGGACCAATTAAAGCGGAGTCGCAATCTTCGTCAACTATGTCAACATCTATGACGGCTGCACCGTTAGGATTCAATACCGTTACACCAGCTTCTGCTCCCGCTAGTGCATTGGCAAACAGAAAGATGTCAAACCAATTGTCAGGGTATACCCCTGCCGATGCTTCGATAATTATTGTTCCGGTTAATGTTACGTCCTCACCTACCCAAGGGTCTTCCGATACAACAACTTCACCAATTGTTGCGGTAGCGTCACCCGTTCCTGTTGCTGCCATTGCTGTACCAGCCGGAACAAGTAGCACTATTGCTGCCAACACCGTGGCAAGAAAGATTTTTACTTTGTTCATTTTTTACCTCATTTTATTTGATTTATATTAAGGGTTTTCACCTCGTTATACCTTACACTTCATTATCTACCCCACTTTGATTTCCTATTTTTCTCTGCAATGATTGTACCAAGAATTATTATCACAAGTATTACTATTAGAACTGTCATTCAGCATTGTCTTCCTTCTCTTCGTCTAACCCAAAATACCGCACATTCCATGCTCGTTCCTGTGCCATCAACAGTTTGACACCGGTTTCAGTTTTTGCTAATTTAATGTTTCCTCTCAAGGCAAGGAGTCTATCGAGAGCCATGTCAACATAACCCTCGATAAACTCATCTTTCAACTTATCCAACTCGTTCACGTAGATACTCCCTCGCTTTCGCAAATGCACCTTGTCTGTCGTCTTTATCCAGCTTGCCATCAATCACGAGGTTGGTCAGGTAGTTCTTTATATTACCAACAACTTCTCCAGGTTTTAGACCAAACTCTTTCATGATTTCGTTACCATCAATTGGAGAGGTCATGGTGTCTGGTTGTTCCGCTAGGCATTCGGTAACCATTCTGGTAAGAACGTTCATGAATTTGTAACGTGGATTCTTTGATGAACGGATGTCACATTTTACTAAGTCCATCAGTAGTCCAATGTTGTTCTCACCAACCTTGCGAACCAGACGCATGATGATTCTCTTTTTGATTTTACCACGTACCACTTCTTTTTGAAGTACGATAGGAGTCATGTGGTACTTAATCAGATGACATACACTGTTGATGACCTCGTTGTTAAAGCGAAGTCTACGCAGTATCTTTCTTGCCTTTCGTGCACCAACGTTGTGGTGTGAGTAGAAGTGGACACCATCATCGTCCTCGACCTTAGTTTCCGGTTTACCAATATCGTGTAAGATACAGGCAAGACGGAATATCAGGTTTCGGTTACCGTGGTCAACTTTAGTACCTTTGTATAGGACAAGTAGTGAGTGCTCGTAGGCATCCTTAATGTGGTTCTTTCCCTGTTGGATGTTACGCAGTTGCATAAATTCTGGTGAGATGTAGTCCATCAGACCAGTTTGGCACAGCTTTCTCCAACCGAAAGAAGCTCTACGTGATAGCAGGATTCGACTTACCTCGTCACGTACTCTTTCTCTAGAGATAACTTGCAGTCGTTCTGGATGTTGAATAGTGACGTCGAACTTGAAGTTCAGTTCGCAGGCAAAACGGACTGCACGAAGCATTCGTAGAGGGTCTTCGTCGAATCTGTCTTCACTACCTACAACTCTGATACGTTTGGCATTGAGGTCTTCAACACCACCAAATGGGTCGATAATTGCACCAGTCAGCGGGTTGCGTGCCAGAGCGTTGATGGTGAAGTCTCTACGAGCTAGGTCGTTCTCAAGTGAGTAACCGAACATGACAGTTGGTTTACGTGAGTTTGAACGGTATACTTCGCTTCTGTAAGTAGTTATCTCAACGGTATGACCGTTGGCATTGAGACCTATAGTACCAAATTCCTCACCCATAGTGTATAGAGAACCGAAGTCATTTATGATTTCTTTTATCTCGTCAGGGCGGGCATTAGTAGCTAGGTCAATGTCATGTGATTCTCTACCAAGTAGTGAGTCACGCACACGACCACCGACTTCGAAAAGTTCAAAACCTTTCTCGTTGAACTTCACTGCTATTCTGTTGATTAGAGTTTCCTCGTTCATGTCGTTTCCTTTTTATTTTAATAAATAGACATATATTATATTATCACGTGTAACTACTTCCGTGTCATCGTTACAATATAAATCATAAAAGTGCTCTTCTGACAGCAGTTCACCCTGTCTTTCAAATCTATTCTTTATAACAAGAATAAACCCAGAGTCTTGAATTAGTCCAACCACCACTGCTAGATTTACGTCTTCTTTTATTTTGTTAATAGTCATGTAACCTCCAATTCACGAGTTTTTTCGTCGTATTCTATCGTCAGAATACCTTCTTTCTTCGCTCGTTTTACGGTGTCTGCCGTCCCTCGTGATGTGCTTTTATCAGTATAAAAAGCATACACAATATCTGGGTTCATGAATTTTATCATCCAACCATTTCGCATCACACCGGCAGGTTTACCATAATAAGTCCAATTTGCTGAGAATTCGGCGACGGCAAATCCATCGAGCCTAGCTAGGCTTCCAGCAATAGAATCTGCACCACGAGCCGTGCCCTCAATGATACACACCTCACTACGTCTAAATTCGCTTAATAAGTTACTAAAGACTAGTGAACCTATTAAATCTCTGTCAGCAAACTCCACACTTCCACATATTAAGACTTTGATTGGTATAGCCATCCTTTAATATAATCTATCGTGACCGGTCTGAATCCAGTAACGTCACATGAAACATTGATTCGGTTACCTGAACACTGGGGGGTGTAGTGATGTGTATGCCCGTGGACTATCCACTCCCCATGGTAATCAGGTACAAGGAGTGCTTCTTTCGGGTTATGAACTAGGAGTACCTTTTCACCGGATATGTCGAGCCAGTAGTATCCCTCAGCGTCTATCCCCTCGTCATGACTTCCCTTAATATAGGTGATGTCACCGTTCAATAGTCCAAGCCAATATTCGGGTTTGCGAGACCCACGTCCGAATGACATATCACCAAGAAAATAGACAATGTCATCAGGTTTCACTCTCATATTATACTGTTTCAATAGATGCTCGTTCATGATGTCCTTACTCAAAAACGGTCTATTGCAATACGCTATGATGTTTTCGTGGTCAAAGTGGGGGTCACTATAAAACCATGTTTTACTCATCAATACACTTCCTTGCAACTAATGTACCAAATACAAGAGGTGACATGTGCAACTGTTTGTTTTCATCTATCACCTCTTGTGCAATTTTCTTGACATCTATATGGTCGAGTTGAGATATAATTCCCCTCATTGTTAGGATAAGGCAATCAGGTTCATGTACTATTCCCTTATTACCATATCTTCCGCTTCCACAGAAAATACAGAGCTTATCTTCTGTACCATTCTCTGCGTTGAAGTCGTCCAATCGTTTTTCGATTGCTTTTATCTGTTCCTTAAGATTCATTTTTCTTCATGAACATGTCAAACTCTTCGTCGTCAGTAATTATCTCGTTACATTTAGGACAACGATTAATATAACCATCTTCATCGTTTCCGCTACCGTTGAGGTAGTCAATTTCTTTTCCACATCTTGGACATACTGCCATGTATTTACCAACCTCCCATAAATTCCCACCAGTATCCAGTTTCATTTTGAAACAACGTTGCCCACGCTTTTATGTGCCCCCGAAATCGTTTCCAGTTAGGACACCTGTATTCCGTTGCAACGTGGTATTCTTTATTTCCCGTATACCGATTAAAGTCGTGCGGGGTTATATGTATTTCCCCGTGTTCCAACTTTGACCCACACTTGCTACAGTAAAATAAATCATCTGGATAATGACTAGGTATTTTTTCAATCATCTACTGGTCTCCTGATACCAAATGACAAGCAACCAAACCTGATGTCGTCGTCTGTTCTAGCGTGGTCGAAAACCTCAGTCTGACCAAAGATGTCAGTAAACTCGTAACCATTTGGCAATATATCAAACCATTCTCCAGGGATAAGCCAAATGTCCTCATCAGGGTCGAGAAGCTCTGTCGGGACATCAAACTTCTTGCCGACATCTACAACCAAATTACCGTTTGGATAATTTGGTCGTTCTTCGTCTGGAATCGCCTCAGCATTGATAATAGGGACATTGATTTTCTTATCAACAGGTTTGGTCATGTTTTCCTGTATGATGTTGTTCATCGTATCCCACTTGCGAAACCCCATCCCAAACAAAACATTGGGTGGTGCATGATTAATCACGTGCTCAAACTCTGCTTTGTTACTCGGTCTCCACTCATACTCTAGAGGTTCTTGCCGATAGTGCATCGATGTTCCGACAATCTCAATACCTTCGACCTCGAAGTTACCTTTAAAGTTGTTATTTATCCATTCTATTACCTCGTCCATGCCAAAAACCTCTTTACTATTTTATCTTTTGGGTTATATTTGTGTATCCAAGATGAGACTCTATCACCGTGGCAAGCGGGACATTTACCATCTATCTTTTCTATCCACGCTATCTGGTCTTCGTCATAAGTGATATAACCACACTTAGGACACCGAAATCTCCTGACTGTCTCTATCATTTTTAAACCTCTGTAATTGTGTTCTCAAGCATTGTAAGCTTGTCCACCCATCTTCTGGTATCCACCAAAAATCTGGGAAACCGGTATGACTCCATATGATGTGCTCTATTTCCTCGTCACTTGCATCAGGGAAGTATTCTTTAGCTATGTCAAAAGCGTTGAACGATGGTTTGTCATCTACCTTATCTGGGTCATCACAGTAACCGTCCATCAATACTTCTCTCGCTTCGGTATCAGTCTCGATTAATGTGCAGAACCATAAACCATTACGATTATCTAAAGCCGGACATACGTCCCCCATGTGTGAATCGAACTTTACTCGTGCGAATACACAGGGTAACATGAGACAACACTTTCCACAATGTTTACATTCAAATTTATCCACGTTTCTTCACCGCTATGTACAATAAAAACCACCACATTGCTGCTGTTAATGCACCTGAAATAAAACCTAGCCATAGTTCGAGTGAAAAATATACCGCAAGATAGCTGGTAAGTATTACTGCCGTTATTAGCGGAGTCAGTATCGGCATTGGTGTTTTCTTAATCACACTCGGAAGAAGAGCTAGACTAAAACCGAATCCTCCGCACATAAGAACCATGTCTTCCCATATCATTTACGTTTCATTCTCTCTTTTATCTTGTGCATCCTTTGGAACTCCTGTCATGTAGAAATTACCTATCTTATACGGTGCATTACGGGTCACCAAATCATTGTTAATAGTGCTTACACCCTCATATTTAAACAACTTATAGAGGGCTTTAAACTGCTTCATCGCTTCACCACAATTAGGACACACTGGATATGCCCAGTGTGGATAACCGGCATCATCATCAAACTCTGTAATGTCGTGTTTGGTGCAATGCCACGTCCCGCATTTATCGTGCTTGATGAAGAGTTGTTTGGACATACACTTCCAACAAAACTTCCAATGACTCACAGCGTCACGATATTTTTGCTGTGTTTCTTCGTCTACCACAGTTTCCATACTTTACCTAACTTTACTATCCCTATTACACCGAGTGCAACACCTAATGCACCGAGCATAATGAGAATGAATGTGACTGCATCTTCCATATCTTACCTCGTTGTAAAGCATGTAAATCTGTATCGACATCCGTCACACACAGTCTCACACGCTAGTTTTATTTCAGATTCAAATGCTATAAACCCGTTCGGACTAATACGATATACTGTTTCAGTATGATATGTATGGCTAGCATCGGATATTTCCTGTATCCTCCGTAACCCGTCGAACCACATTCGTTCGTGAGGACGAGTAGATACAACTGGGTCACCAACTTTTAATGGTCGGTGCTGTGTATAGAATAGTTTAACCTTATCCACTATCTCCATTATATCACATCTTACCACTTTTGTCAAGTCTACGTGCAAATATATGTTTCTGAGTACCTTTACCCCATTCCTTGTTTAACCATTTAGCATGGTCACCCGAACGTCTACAGGTAACTCCCTGTGTCAATCCGAGGTAATCCCAGTTATCTGCTTTGTATAATGCCCCGTCTCTTGGTGGTTCGACAAAAGTCACCAACCCAATCAACGGGAAGTTATACTTACGTTCATAATCTTGCTGTACCGTCTGCCGGAATAGTTTAAGTACTCTCGTACCAAGATTCTTTTCGTGAAGTATCAGATTGAAGACATTATTGTTCATCCAGTTATCTTCGGTGTAGCCTTCAAAGTATTCATTAAACTTCTTGTAGTTTATCGGTGGACTGTTAGCTCCAACAATACCTGCCACTTCTCCTCGTAACCATATCAGGTAGTGACACTGCCTACCAACTACACCCTTACTTTGTGGATAATGCGTAAGAAATAAATTTGCGTATACTTTGTGACCCTTTGGAACAGCTTCAAGTTCTAGGTCATTATCCCACGTATCACGGTGAGGCATTTCTAGGTCTGGGGTAAATACCATTCCACCGTGCCCTTTTCCTGGACGTTTTGGTTTGGCATCCCAACAAGCACGGCAATAGAACTTTCCCCACGTTTCGATTACTTTACCACGTGTACCGCATACGCCACAGACTTCGTTTTGAAATACTTTACCCATTTATAATGTGTCTTCCAAAACTTATTTTATTCCAGATTCGTTCAAACCCGTAATGCAATAAAAAGCATATAACTTCAAAGGAGATAGCTAAACCTATCGCTATGTGTGGTTCGACGAAAAAGGAGAGAATACCGAAGTCAACTCCTATTTCAATGAGTCTAAAGGAGATAGCTTTTATAAGTGACCTTGTGTGTGTTTCATTTATCCGCATTTATTAAATACTCCACAACACCCTAGAATTGAGATAATCACCAAAACTATTAAAGCTATCGTGATAAACCTATCCATTCCCTTGGGTACTTTCTGATTTGTACTTCCGCTACCTATTGCTGGCATATTGCTTTATCCAAACGCTACTTTACCTTTTTCTTCTGCTGTTGTTTTACCTCGGTACGTTCCCTTCTCGTCGATTAGAATACCGTCAAGATGGTCTACCTCATGTTCAACCACACTTGTTTCATGGACATCACGACACCTGAACTTTAGTGGTCTACCGTGAATGTCTTCACCGTACAGGGTAAGTCGTTGTGGTCGCTTAACTTCATATACTTTGTTACCTAAGCTCAGGCAACTTTCATGTACTTTAATCGAACCTTTTCGATGTTTGATATGCGGGTTAATAATAGTATGCTCTCTGCCACGCAGCATTACAGTGATAATTCGCAACAACTCACCTACTTGTGGCGCAGCAAGACCGACACCATTATGCTCTTGACGTACTCGTGACATTTCCTCTGCTACCTCACGAGCATGTTCCATAGCTTCTTCCTCTTCTTCGACAGGAAGAGCTTTTTGTCGTAGAGTTGGGTCTGGGTCTTTTATTAACATTATTCCTCCCTCACTAGGTCTACAGTTTCTTCCAATACCCACCGCAAGGTTTCAATTTCTCGGTGAATACCGGATGCCTCGATGAGTGATGCATACTTTAACATCTCAGTTAGATTTCGAATTCTTGCTCGAATTTCCTCTTCTGTTTTCATCTTACCCCCATTGCTCTGCCCATGCTTCCGCTATGCCCGTGTATGTTACACTTCGTTTCTTCCACCTATCTTCTGATGGTGATTCATGGTGTACTCGTGGTACTCGACCATCAACAAGATTAGTCGGTTCAAGTAATGGCAGGTTCTTTAACCATAAGCACGTTGCTTTAGTTTCCCCATGACCGAATTGATATGGTTGTATCTTTTGGTCATAAGTTCTACCAATAATTTCAACAGCGTATTTATGCGGGATGGGATTCTCCACGGCTATCTTATCGATTGGTGCTTCAAGCAAATCTCTAAAGAATATTGCACCATCCATCATGTCATCCCATCTACCATCCACTTCATACAACCACCGTACTCCGCTGTTGCAAAGGTACGTACAAGGTGGGTGAGCAATCATCATGTCCCAACCATCGTCTAACCAGTCAAAGATGTTGCCCTGAATATGTTTTCCAGGGATGTCAGTTGGCAATAAATCGCAACTCCAGGCATCATGACCCTTACGGGCAAATGCTTCTCTCACGACACCGCTAAACTCACATGCTATTATAATTCGCAAGCTATAGCCTCTTTCAATACATTGAATACGAAGGGTATAGTATTTATCTCGTGGTCTACGATTTCGTACAGTTGTTCCCAACCATCCCAACTAAGTTGGTATCCAGCACCATAGACAGCTTGGAAGTTTAATCCATAGTGTTGTCTTGAGAACCGACCCGCATACCATCTACCATGAATCTTGGCAAGATAATACCATTCCAGACTTATGTCTGGATGTTCGCATCCATTTATTTTCTCTAAATCTATTGGTTTCAACTTAACCATTTTACCAATTTCCTCGCTCGGTAAAACATTTAAACCGAGCTTCGCAATTCCTGCATATCTCCTCTGGTAATTCTTCGTATGACCAGCATACTTTTAACGTGGTGTCACATTCTTTACAAGTAGGAAAGTAATGTATTGGCGACGTATAGGTAGTATCTATGATGGTTTTGCACGTCGTACAATACCAACGTGTAACTTTACTTTCCCCGACGTTCTCTTTTACTCCAATATAATCTAATCCGAAAGGAGTGTGATTAAACCACAATCCACAGCGTGGATTGGCACATTTGATATTGATTGACATACCACCACTTGGACCTTCGTACCACTGGTTGCCACCACAGTTTGGACATACTACCGATTTTGGTTGTTCATCAGGTTCGACCACTAACTCACCGTGATTTGTCGGATACCGCATGATAATTCTTTTTAGTGTGTCAAGCATTTTCATTTATATGCTCCATATCGATGATACCATATTTGTCATAGTAAGCCCAATACATCGCACTTTTTATCGGTCTACTAGCTGTCCAACATTTGAACCGCAAGTCACACTCAGAACACAAGTGTAGGCTGTTCTCTCGTTTTAACCATTCTTGACATTTGCTAAAATTATAGTCGTTCACTTGAAAATCACTTATGTGTATGTCACCAGCTAGGTATACGTCTATCATCCAACTAACTCGTCAATACAATTATTATGCCTCGCAGCAATCTGACGGGAAAGTGACTCGGCTTTTTCTACCGTCTTCGGGTCGGAAGAGTTATACGGTAGACACGCAATCTCCCCAACACCTGCTTGCCAGATGATGTATCCAGATTTCTGGGGTTCTTTGTTTGTAATCCATTTATAATTTTCCATAATCTTTTGGAGTAACTACAGGGTTCGAACCTGTACAACGTATGCTACAACGAACTTCACGCAGTTACCGGTTTACCTCCACAGCTATTAACGACCATTCATCAATTGACTTAACCATGTTAAGCAGTTCGTTCCTTTTTAGGAGTGCCACCAGCGTGTCTACCTCATTTCACCAAGCTACTCACAACTCCTTCTTTTCCTATAAGGATGATGTCATCACTTATGGGTTTTAAACGTTCTAATGGTGCACCGACGTACATCCACTTTCTGCCATCAGCATCAGTACAAAGGACTTCGAACCCATACATCATACTACCATTAACCTGAATGTCAGAGATTATTCCTATGACGGGGTCTTCGTGTTTTGTAGTGTATGGGTAATCCGTAACGATTACTTCGTCACCAATATTAAGGTTACCGAACAGTTTATTAATTGCCTCGTCTCTAGTCATCCTCATCCTTCCAAAACGCTTCTTTTGGGGGGAACATGCATGTAGAATACATTGCTCTATGTTCAAACTCGGCACGAGTTATTAGTTCCTCGTACCAGCTATACTGAAAGTTCTTTCTATCCCAACCATCAGGGTCATAGATAGTTACATTACTTTCCTTCTGCCATTCCTCAGAAGTTTTCACGTCTTCTTCGTGCAACCACTCGATAAGCTCTTCGGCTGAATCGAAGGTTCTATTCTCCATCTTCTACCTTTTTCAACATTATCTCAGCTATCTCACGAGCCACGGACGGTTTGATTATAATGTTCTGCCCTTTTCCAGGAAATTTCTCACCGTTCTGTCGTTCTTTCCAGACTCGCAATTGGATAAACTCGTGACCGTAGCAACGTACCTTCGATACACGTACAGTCGAGTACTTGTTCTTGGTTACTTCACCAAGTTCCTCAAGTAATCTGTATTTCTCTTTCTCATCAAATTCTTTATCTACTTCACCAAATGACATAATCAACTCCGGTGGCTCATAATTTCGCTTATCAATTCTCCGGTGGAGACGTAGTAAGCTTCATCATCCTCAAACTCTAATACCAATCCAAGAATTAGATGGTCAGACTCAGTATCTACAAGAAGAGATAAAACGCACTTCTCTCCGCTTGTCTCATTATCACCACGAGCCATCGGTATTCGTTGAGCATCAGTATTTGAATCAAACTTCTCTATCTTCATGAGTTAAAAACTCTCCCACACTCTGTTACCAACCCGATAATCGCAAGTATAACGATGGAACATAAGAAAAGTAATAACACCAATTCCTGTTTTGTCATTTTACTTCCAATTTCCAAATAATAGATATGCAAGAGCAAGCACTAAACACACTATCTGTACCGTATTCATGCTTTCGGTTTCCTCCCTCGACCAGACCACTTACCGGTTGTCTCATGTTCCTGCATCCACTTAAGTATGCTAGTCGCTAAAAAGACTCGCTTATTACCTAAGCGAACCACTGGAAAGTCATTATCACGAATCAATCTTGCCAGTTGATTCTGGTCAATATTCAGGAGTTCAAGGAGTCTATCCTCACTCCATATTTCTGATTCCATATAATTATATAGTCTGTAACAATTTCAGGCAGGATTTTGATTTGAGGCAATTCAAACCCGATTTTTGAGCGTGAACTATTACCTTTTCTAACTTACTTTTTGAAGTCCGTGGGAAGTAGAGGTCCACTGCCACCGTACGGACTGAACGTTCGCTTTTCCCCCAGACTTCGTACGGGATTTCTTTAATCGCTTTTTCTTTGAGGATTTCTCTGAGGTCTTGACTCGTCGTGTAGAGGACGACTGTTTGGTTGTCCCCGAATTCCCTGATTTCCGTGACCTCTTGAGTCCTATCAGTTTCGCTTTTATTGGATGTTTCTTGTACTCTTCCCATTGCTCTTCACTTAAGGCACAGGGATATGCTTCCGATGTGCCGTCCTTTCCTGCTTTGAATAAAGTAATCCAATAGAGTTTGCCATCAAAAAAGATGTCACCCTGTTCACCCCACACGTCATCAACCCACCTGCTGGTAGGATTTCGTGGGGTACTGACTCCCTTACTTTTCTTTCGCTTCTTCTTAGGCTTTCCATTTAATACCTGTTCTCTAGCCTTCTTCTCCGCTTTCTGTATTTTCTTACGTATATTGGTTCTCAATATCCACCCCGACATGTTAATCGCAGAATCTTGTGCTCATCACCCTGCTCTACCACAGTCTCGATAACTACTCCCCAAAACAAATCCATTTCATTATACCTTACCATTAATCGCTGCCCCATCAGACAGTCTACCGAGGTGGTCGATGGTATAATTGCTTTAACATAAGCTTCCGGCAACCCAGTGATGCGCTGTGAAATGTCATATTGAAGCCAGTACATCACCTCAAATTTACGGGTTGTCCAGCACTTAAATCGATTATTACAACTATCACACTTTGAGGCATCCAAATGTACCATGGTGATACTAATATCGATACTATTAATTTGATTTCGCACCTAGTTCTTCTATCACTTTCAATAAATCACTGAGCTTGGTTTGCGTTTCTAGTCCGACACGCATATCAATGTCATCCCCACCGTCTCGTTCAGTGTAACATCGGAATCGCTTATTACAAGTCTTACACTCGTCCGGTGCGGTTTGCATTTTAGTGCATCTGGTTATAATTAGTGCATCATCTTCCCAGTCAAATACTATCATATCAGATAATTCTTCCCGTCATCCAGACCGTTTTGAATACGTATGGCAAACTGACGAATCTCCATGATGGTTTCATCGTCTTGCTTCCATTTACTGGTGATGTCTTCTGGCATGTCACTCCAGGCAATGGTCATTTCCTCGGCAAATCTTAAGACCCGAAGCAACGTCCAGTAATCGTCATCTTCGAACAGGACTTTATACTGACACTCAGTCTCGTTCTTCACTGTCATATCTTATTATACCACGTGTTGAGCTATTTGTCAAGTGCTTTGACCATCTCTCGATAGTCGGTATACTTTTCTCGTATCTCTGCTAACACTTCTTCCTTTGAGAGTCCGAATTTATCCAGTAGGTAGTTTCGCATGTCGAAGTCACGAATATATTCGAACTGACATAAAGGACAATATTTTGATGGAAGCTCGTACCTCAAGTCGTAGAGGTCATCGCTTTCCTCGTCCTCACCGGCAAACTTTGCGTCAAGCTCACCTTTATTGAGTACATATTCTTCAAGGAAAGTGTGCCCCATTTCACACTGGTACATCTCAGCTTCGTCGAGACTCATGTCCCAACCGGATGCTTCCTCGCCGGTAATATCACAGATATAACTACTAGAACTAGAGTTACTTACGAATCCTCGTCTTATTCTCATTACTCACCTACCAATCAAATTCACAAGGTATGTTGTTGTCCCTGAGATATTTGTGTATTATCTCGTCGTGAATACTCACCTGACCATGAAAGTGCTTCTCACTCTCATAAACATCAGTATCACCACTACTATCGAAGTCCTCCGCTTCACGAATCGCTTCACGGAATCCCTCTATCTGTTCCTCTGTCATGTCGCACTTATCGAGCACGAATGAAGAGGAACTGGAATTACTTACAAAACCATCTCTAATCTTCATTAGTCCGAACTCGTCTCCCCGTAGTCTAGGTCAACTTCGTTCTTAGTAAAGGTGACACCGTACCCTGCCGCAATCTTAATGAATTCTTTCTTGAGGTCATCAAGTGACTGACCAGCACGAAAACCACTTTCAGCTTCGACCCCTACAGCATACGGGCTATAGTCCTGCATAAGTTGACCATCGTCAGCAGTCTCGTAGTCAGCCTCGTTACCAATGAATACCAATCGTTTACCCTCATTGAGACCACCCCATCCCCACTTAGCTTCATCCTTTTCGGCTAACTCTCGGAGTCTCGGGTCACCGTAGTTGGCAACACCGACAATCATGTAGCTACTTGAACTACTATTACTTACAAACCCTGCTCTTACTTTCATTTTACCTTACCTTTCCGCAAGTCGGACAAATTTTCAACGACCAATACTTGTCTTGCCACTCTTTCAAGATACCTGAATCGGTTTTCATATGCTTCACGGTGGCATATCTCAGGTCATCCATTTCGTCCACACTTTTAGCGTTATTAATTAACTGTCGTAATTCTGCGACTGTATCTATTTGTCTCGCAACCATCCCTTTTCCCCTAGCTGTTTCCACGCATCATCATAATTTCGTGCATTAACAAGTTCGACATCATCTATATCAGCCGTACCGTCTTGTCTGATGTCTTCAAGAACGTCATTGACACTTTGTATGTCATTTGCGTTATAGATGACGACTCCACTTATTTTGTACGCTATAAATTTACCCATTTTATCACCCCATATGTACTCGTGTGGCGTCATATGCTTCTTCGATTATTTCAAATAATGCATACGGTATAGTATTGTCGCTATGGCTGTAGATAATCACCTTACCCACCAAATCGTCGTTCTCTTGTAGTTTTGACGTCCTATAATATCCTAAATAATTTCTCAAAGTATCTGTGTTAGTGTTTTTATCAATTTTAATAGGTGTGTCAAATACTGCGTGAAACGCATACTCATGTCCGGTCATGACGTTGTAAAGCATTAGTAACCACCTGAGTTCGGTCTCTATTTGTTCTGGTTCTCTGTCCGTTTCACAAATAAACGCTTCACTAGAACTATTGCTTACGAACCCTATTCTAATCTTCATTCTACTGCTACTACTGCGGTAACTTCGGGAATTTCGTGCTGTAGTATCCTCTCAATCCCTATTTTTAGAGTTAGGGATGCCATGGCACACCCATCACACGCACCTTTGAGCCTGACCGACACTATACCATCATCAGTAACATCGACAAGCTCAACATCGCCGCCATCACGGATTAACATCGGTCTTATGTATTCTAGTATTTCTTCTACTTTCTCTCTCATAACAATTCCTTTATTCTTTCCCTATTAACCAAGTAGATAGCTCCCTCTTCAGGTCCGGCTAATATCTCAACACCAACATCATACTCATTGAGTACCTCGCTCAGAACGATGATAGAATCATTATCATCTTCCTCATACAACACCCCTTTATCAATAAGTTTCTTGAAGCTGTGTTGAACGTCCTCGACTGTTACTTCAAGCTCGTAGGGGTAGTTCTCGATAGCTTTCTCGATGTCACCATCCGATAATGTAAAGTTATCCGGTAGCAATACCATGAACGAACTACTTGAACTGTTGGATACAAAACCATTTCTTATTTTCATCTTCTCAATTCCTTTATTAACGCACTACAACGTTTATAGTACTTACATTTTTTACCAGTGCAATCGAAGTATCTACTCAGTCCACTCATAGTACTAAGACTACGTTCCAGACAAGCTACTAAATCTTTAGCCTCGGTTAGACTGAGCATTAAAACCCTTCCTCGCTATGAATTATGTCGATTCCTGGCGTTTCTGGTATACCGTGGTTACATAAGAATGCTGCCAAGTCATCCCCATCATCTGTATAGAAGTTACCGACAAGTATTTTATTACCCTCATTCAATGATGCTATACACCGGTCATACTCGTTCTGTACGTACTCGTCACGTTCACCGTACTGCCAGTATATTTCTTCAAAGTATGCGTCTAAAGCTTCTTTACTTTCGATTACTTCATTTGCATATTGCGACAAGTCAACCCGTATATGTAGAACAATCTCTGTCGCATCCTGTACTCCGATAATAAAACTGGTCGAGCTTGAATTACTAACAAACCCGCTTCTCGTTTTCATAGTCCCTCCTGACTTTTGCACAAATTTCTATGATGTTCTCTTGTGCCGTTATTAAACCATTGATAAGTTTAAGTTCTTTCTCCAATTGGTCACGTACACCGATTAAATCTTTTTGAAGTAACTCAAACTCAAAGGCTGCTTTATTTATTTTAGCTATAAATTCTTCATTCATTCTATTGGATACTCATAGAAATACAGTTTCCACGGTTTCTCCTTATTCGATGCTTTAAACCGTAATGTGCAATAAAACGGTGCAGGGTTACCCTCATCGTTCCAAAACCATTGTTCTTCTAGTGCGTGCTTTCTATACTTGAATGTTTTCGTCGCACAGTACTTCATAGATGACCTCGTTCTAAAAATTCTTTCCTGCTGATTCGTTCTATGCTTGGTTGTTTCAAGTGATATTTAACCATAACGTCATCAACACCATACATCTCCATCCATAACCCATAATTTTGAGCAATAACCATTTTATGATTACCACCTTTCCAGAAGACATGCTGGTGTCCGTAGTTTATCGTGGCTAAGAATGGTATCCTGTTTTCGAGCAACCATGTAATCACCTCACCCTGATTACACATTATGTAATATCCGTAATTAAGTTCAAACTTAAAATACTGGTCTACCTCAATAATAAAATCATCCTCATCAACTCTTGGTTCTGGTGGTATATTACTCTTATAGTCTGCGTCTCGACGAATTCCAAGTTCTAATTCACTCGGTGAGTCGTGATTAATGGCAAAGAAACCGTAGTCCTTGAGTAGCTTGATTTGCTTGTCCGACAAACGTGGTTTTATGCCATGAATTTCATCTAGGATTAACCTGTGCCGAACTACAAAACTACTAGAACTACTGTTACTGACGAAACCGTGCCTGATTTTCATTGCCATTCCTCGTGGTACATGTTACGACACCACCTACCATCACGCATTTCAGCTTCAACATCACCTGAGCAACCCTCACCATAGTCACCGATACGGAAGCAATAAACGACTTTCCCAGGAAAATTTACCAGGAGTCTTTCGGCTCTCTCGATACACTTTTCCATGTATTCGCTATCCCATTCCCACTCATAATCCCACTTGTAGGCATCTGCTTCGGTTTCGTCATCGTAACGCCAACCACCTGTACGTATCAGTCTGGCTAATTCACTCCTTTTTCCATTGCCGGTGAAGCACTTAAACCTTTCTTTGCACGAGTCGCACTCTGGTTGCGGTGGGTTGCAAAGTAATATTCCTTTCTGTCGTTTCATCCACGTAAGTAATAACTCAGCTTCTTCAAGACTTGCACCTTTGGACATAAGTTCAATAGGCAGAGTCGGTCTCTTATCCAATACGATAAGAAAACTAGCCGAACTGCTATTACTTACGAAACCACTACGAATTTTCATGCTTTATCCATTGACTTGTCCAGCATGTGAATCTAAACTCACACCCACCACAAGCTTCGTTCTTCTCCATCCACGTTGCACTATTTTCACTTGCTTTAAATGTCACCGCTCGACATCTGTCCATGTATGACTGCATTGTATATGAATTTTCAGTGCCGAACGGTGACAATAATACATTGATATATCTAGTCTTACGTGTCATCGCAATAGACTTATAAACGTATCCTTTTCAATGGTCTCAGGAGACAGGTCAATGTCGGCATCATCTGGTGAATCAACCATTTCCGCACCTGCATCAGATAGAACCTCAGCTAGGTCAATCGGATTCTTGTAGTAGTTGATTAACCACTGCCTGCTATGCTCTGAATAGTCATTTGAGCGTGACGTTATTGACCTACCAAGATTTGTCTCGGCAAAGTAGAATCTCGTCATCTCAGAACCAGTAACCAATAACCCCAACATTTTTTGTTTGTCGGTTTGCGTAGAGTTTGTGATAACCTCGACGTTATTAGGGTCAACGGTACGCTTGTTCCATAATCTTTCCTTGTTTGATGCTACTAATATCTTGAATGGTACAGGAACGCTCGCATTGTAATTGAAGTAGTTCAAGTACATTAGATACGCTTTTTCCTCTTTCTGCTTCTTCACGTAGTACAACTCTGTCGCACCATTACGTGCATCAGTAAGGTCACCTGAGAATAGAACCCTATCCTCGTAACGGTATGAGGCATCCCATCCAAATTTCGTGTTCAGTTCAACTAACGAAAGGTCAAGGTCGATTCTGTGACCATCGACATTCTTCCAGTAGACACCGGCAACCATGTTCGTTGGTAACTCTACATAACTTCCAGATGGTAAGTTACCAGTAAACTGCTTCTCTGTAGCAGGAAGAGCATAGTGTATGGTATCAGGTATGTATACTTTCTTACCCTCTACATTACCTGCTATATCCTCAACGATTGAATACATCACATCATCAAGAACTGATGTAACTTCGTCCTGCTTAATAAAGCTGAATGACTTCGCATAACCACGCCCATTACGTATCCTATAAAGGATTGATGGTGACTCGCTCAACCTGAACTTAAGAGCATATGCAAGTCTAATCTTTCTGAATACATTTACGTCATTAATTGCATTAGCAAATGTTTCGTGGTCAAATGTACCCTGAGCTATCTTTGCTGTAACAAGATTAAGGTAGTCCTCCGGTAGTGGTGTGTGATGTTTAGGGGCAAGACGACGTACCTTGTTAACCAATGTCTTTAGTCTCTGATTAGTTCTGAATGCTAAGAACAGCGGTTTGAACCTGTAGAATATCTTTGCCAATTCCTGTAATCCATACTGCTTCTCGTAATCGGTGAATATTTTGGTTACATGAAGATTGTCTGTTGATTTGATTTCCTGTATTACAGCACGGCTCTTGATTAGAAGAGTCTTACCGGTTGCCTTGTAGATGGCATAACGTAATAGCTCAGTCGGATTCTTTGGAATTAGACCGGCATATTCATATAGCATTATTTTGACTTCTTTATTCTTCACCTTTTCGAAGTCAGTGAAGTCAACAAACAGAGCAACCTCTACCACCGCTTTGATGGTGTCGGTATGTAATGCAATACCAGATTCAAGCATTGCTATCAGCTTCTCAGTTAGTTCCTCTTTCGTATACCCCTTGATGACAGTCAGCTTTATTTTATCCAACTTCACCTTGGGAACGTTTAGAGCTTCATCCGGTATATACACATAGTCGCTGTCAATACCAAAAGCTTCGAAACCATAGGTAGTAAAGTAGTGCATGATTTGCTCAATAACAAGTTGCTCGATACTGGCATCACGAACTTTTGCCCAGGATTTGTGGAAGGTGCTGTTCATTTGCTCGCCAGAAAGACCAACGGTCTTGGTGACCAGTTCGACTAACTCGTTATAGTTGGTATAATTAGCAATAACCTCCGGTGCAAAAACGAATCCGAGTGGTATCGTTCGTTTCATCAATGCTTCATCGGTCTTTGTCTCCCTCTTGTTTATAGGTAATGCTCTGAATAATTTAATTGTTGCTTCCATTCTTCTCCCTCTGCCGGAAAGGGTGGTCATATTCACGGTATTTCCGATTGTGGAACTAATCCACTCAGCCTGACCACCCTTCCGAACTAATGCGGCGAGCAGTATAAAAATGCAAAGTTTATTTTATAGGAACTGCTTCTGCCGTTATTTACCTGAGCGAGTAGTAAATATCGCACAGCCATCCCACCCGTAGGTAGGTAGGCTGTAAGTCAGAAATAGGAACTACTTATGCTCATATTCCAAACTGAGATTATACACTGGACAACTTCTACAATTACTTAATACTCGTGTACGGAACATCTTTGTTTCCTCAGCATTCCACACATCTCGTACAAAATCCTCACATCCCAGTACATCCACACCGGAGAACTCGGGTTCACCCTCAGAAAAACTGCATGGGTATCCTATTCCATCGACATTAATGTAGTAGGAAAACAGTGTACTCTCACACGGTTCGGACATTGTTTTGTATAGTTCGTAATTCTTATCGTCCTTAACAGCTTCCAAGAAATTGTTAGCCGTACAACTATCGAATCCGAACTTACCACCGACCTTGACCGCAAGGTCTATCAACTCTTTGAATTTCTCCATAGAGTCCAGTTGTTTTAGAGTATTCCTTTCCCCTTTCGGTTTTAACCACAAGAACACTACAGCGTTTAATTTCGCTAGACGGGGGTCTGCAATCCGGTCACGCAGCACGTTGCAGCATTTTTCATAGGTTAGTTTTGAAAGGAGACAGTGTATGTTAACCTGTTCCATGCCTTTGTCTGTTAAATTCTTAACAGCATTGTAACAGGTATCCTTGTCGTAGAGACTGACGGCGACTGCACCGCAGGTTTTCACCAGTCGGTCATACCGCTCGTCAGTCATCCGTTCACCGTTTATGGTGACATTGGGGATAACGTTGTTATCACGACAGTAATCCATTATCTTCCACATATCGGGATTGCCGTCAATGTCCCCGATTCCGAAAGCAATTTGTGTGAGGTGTTTGGGGAATTTATCGAACATTGTCTTAAATGTTTCAAATTCCATGTAGTCACCGTACTTAATGTTAGATTTGTAACACCATAGACATTGTCTACTACATACAGTGCTAATTTCTATGTCCATTATCTCCGGTCCAAATGGCGACCAATCAGGGTCATCATCTTCAGTCTTACCCCAACGAGCAAAGAACCCGTTAGTTGTGTTGAATACAAAATTATAATCCGGTGATTTGAATTCTTTAAACAACTGCTTTCTCCAATATCGACATTAAGTGGTCGATATTATCTTTAATTTTGTCTGGTTCGATGTAGAAATATTTACCGTTAGTATAATCACCCCTGACAGCTAATACCGACCGCCATAATTCCTCATCATCTCGGTCTGTGTCCAAGTTTAAGTGGAAAAAACAGCTACCACACGTCCAACCATTATGTTGGATACCACAGCCTGTTTTGTCCAACAGTAACCTCTTAAGTTTACCAAGTTTATAATTGCTGATAATCATTTATACTCCAATTTTCTCTGCAAAGTTTGCTACGTTGAGCATCTCGTCGATTAAATTATGTAGTCCGTTCGATAATTCTATGTAAACTTCTAATGGTATTGTTGGTTTCTCAATACGATTATCCCTAGTAAATGTCCTACTCCAATTATCTGCCGCTGACCATCGTGACTTTTTCTGCTTTCTGGTTTGTCGTTGGTAATGGTCAAGATATAGTCGTGATTGCGACATGTCCACACTCATGTAGAACGTATATACTTCTCGCTCTAGGTCATTGACGTTATGTGTTATTTCGAATCTCATTTAATCCGTACCCATTTGTGCTTCTTCATATTCTCGAACAATATCCCATCTCAGAATCAGTAGGAAGTATAATTCCTCAGCCGCTTCTTTGAGACGTAAACTTACGTCGAGTAGTTCGTCCATCGCTTTGGCTCGTTTCTTTGCTGCCCATCGTATCATTAACCAAGAGCAAACTCCGACGAACGCTGGAAGAGCAATACCAACCACCACTGCACCAGTTGTATTAATCATAGTGAAATGCTCTCTTTTCTGCCAGTTGTTTTTCGATGTCCATGCTTAATGAGTAAACTTCCATGATTCTCTGCATGTTTACATCATCATATTCAGCTTCGACTTCACGAACATCTTGGTCTCTCGTCACAAATACCGGATAATCTTCCCAACTAAAGGTGTCGCACACAACAATCATATGCGTTAAGTCATCCGGTGAGTAACCATGCATACGACAATAAAACTCTCGGTATTCGTTGCTTAACCACTCTTTTATTTCAGCAGTTGTCATATCTTCTCCAGTATCTTTATTATAACATGTGCCAGGAGATTTGTCAAGACTGGGTAACGGCTATTCATAATCCTTTGATTGGAGTAACTTAATTGCATTAAGGAATTCATCAGCGTCCGGTAAGTCATCTAAGGCAAACACCGCCACAGGTTTAACGGTGTCGTAATCACCATCAGTATCGTAGTCATCAAACCTACCAATAATAGTAATATCTTCCCTATCGTTCTTATCTCGGTCTATTTTCATACCACCTTCAAACACTTCAAACGTGTTCTCGTCAAGGTCAATCACATATGCCCACTCGCAAAATAAACTGTCACCGGCGAAATCAATGTTGTTGACCAGCTTCAATTTTCTCTTGCTGTTTTGAATCATTGGCAATAGCTTGGCACTGGTATCACGGCTAAATTCTGCACGGTCTGCCAGTGTCTTCTGTGGTATTTTATCGTATTCTGCACCGGTTATCCATGTTAATTTGTCTACCTGTTTCTCAAACTTCGGTCTGTCCCACGTATGCAAGAACTGTAAAATGTCAATCCCCTGACCGCTAGGATAACCATCCCATTGTCCGTATTGAGCAACCTTGTACTCACCACCTTTATACACACAAATTAAATGTCTCGTTCCCACTATAGTCCTCCCGTATGACGAAATTCTTTTTCGGTATAACAACGAAACCTATCGTAACAGTCATCACATGACTTCACTGTAAAGGTTTCTTTAAGAAACTCCATACTATCGGTGTCACCATCCTCTGCCTTTTTCCTGATAAACTCAATCATCTTTGGTGATGCACAGATTATGTCAGCATTGGCTTTGTCTTCTACCTCACAATTCAAACCATGCGTGAACCCTATGCTTCTTCCTTCTTGATGGAGTGTGGCAATTTCCATGACCGCTTCTCCGGTAAGCTCTCGCAAGCATTTCGAAGCTTTTTTACGGACACAAATATCCTTGCATCCGTTGTCATCAGACGGATACCACTCGCCTTGTGTATAGTTAGGTAACTTAATTCTAACTGCCATAACTGCTACGTGTTCCTTCGATGTATGTCCTACCCTCAATAATGAAGTCATCCAGTTCTTCTTCGTTGAGCCATTCCTTAATCTTGATGACTCGACCATTCCTAGTCGTCTCTCGTATGACCTTTATTTGATTTGGCATCTCTTTTGCAAGCATTTCAAAGTTGTTGCGAACCACTCCAAGATAGTTAAAGTTTCTTTCGCACCACTTCACAGTACCTTCTTCCTGCCAACGTTCCTCAATTCGCTCAATGTTCCACTCTAATGGGGGAAGGAGAACGATGAACTTCTCCGGTTTTGGTGTGTTTGATATTTCATATTGAAAATCAGCATTAATAAGAATCTTCTCAGCGTAATGAGCCGGTAACCACCCCATCTCCACACATGTACGCACATATGCGGTGTCATCAAGAAAACACCTGTCGCCAATCACAACTGACTTAGGTGGTTGTGTCATCGCATAGTTAAGGTTCTCCCTATGTTCAATACAGTGTAGTGCGTTTCTCCAAAGTTGGCGGCTGACATTATCTGTCAATCCCTCCATATGAGCTATTTGCTCTTTAACCCGACCAGTATCAAATTGTTTTAAGTCATCTATCAGCGTTGATTTGCCGACCCCATGTGGACCACACAGATACACGATTTGTCTGTTGACCCTCGTATCAAACTCGAATACTGGTGGTGGTGTTATTTCACAAGTCATTCTTCGTCCTCCACAGTTACTTGAATGTGCCCAAATTCCGCAGGTACTTTAACGTGCCGTAACTCATCAGTATAAACCACGTCATTCTTTAATTCTGGTGTGGCTATTTTCTTAACTAAGTCACGGGCGGTCACATCTCGTAGTGACTTAACTCCCTTAAATGATGACAATGGTATCTCAATAGGTTCATTACGGTCTGTAAAACACTGAAATCGCAGACTACATTGCCCGCACAACGTATCAATGCTTCGCTCTCGCCCGTAACAATGATACTCCTTATATCTCTCGTTATCATAATTATGATTCTTGTCATCAAATACTATTCGTATTACCTGACCATGGTCTCTACTCATAACAGTAAAACCTCTGTTTACATGATTTACATTTATTATCTCCCGTCCACCACTTCTCACACGTGTCTCGGAATGCGTTCATTTCGGCAATAATAGGTTTTGCATTAATGTCCTTGCTGAGTGGTGAATCAACTAGACGGAATTGCTTATCGACATGCTGATGTTGCATAGCATATTCGACAGCCTCTTTTATCTTAGTCCTTATATCTCTACCACGTTCGCTATTCTTTCCCCCACTATGAGCTATTGCCGCAGGATGGTATGACACGATTACATCATAATTTCTCCAATCAAAGGTAGTGCAGACAATCTCTTTCATTGGTATCTTACCATTCCCACCAAGAGCTACGTACGGTACTTTACCCATACAAACAATGACTTCTGGTAATAGATTATCTATCTCCGCTATCATCCGTTCGTTGCACCACGTAATTTCTGCGTCGTTGGGGGTGCGATTATAGATTCGTCCGTCATTTACCTTTGTAGGTCTACATGTGACAGCGTTAACATAACTCGCATCTTCACGCCTGCCACCACACTCCTCTATAATATCCATCAAGTCTCTGCCAGCAATCCCCACTAGAGGACGACCTTCTTGTGTCTCATTGAATCCTGGAGCTTCGGCAAGATAAAGTATCTTAGTGTCGTTTATCTCTGACGGCACAAGAACTGCTTGTTTTAGCGTACATTCGTCGCACTTACCCTTTGGTGCTTTTTCCATTTATCCTTGTCGTTCTCCCATTTATAACTGCCCATGCACTTCCGCCTTGGTCAACTGCCAGTCCACAATTAGGACATGCAACAATAGTCATCGCTATCTCAGGTTCATTCTCCCATACAAATTCATGCCCACAGCTACTACACGTTATCTTGTCCATCATCCCATCCATTAAAAGGTTTGAAACATCTACCAGTTTTTAGGAAGTCATCTTCGGTCTCCATTATTGCTGGTTCTCTGTCAGGACAATAATGAAACCCTCTTTTAAGCATTTCTGCCTCGACAGTTTTTACCAACCTATCTAGAAATTGCTTATAAGTTTCAGATGATTCTCTAAGATAGATAAACTCATGGTCACATACACCGGACATTGGCAATATATGTCTACCCTTAAACTTTTGGTCTTGCCAACCGTCTACGAATATCCAACCGTCTTTATATCGTGTCATTCTAAATTCTCTGGATAGTTTTTATCGCTCTTATCGACCTTTACCACATCTTTACCGGTTGCCACATAAGAGTCATGTTTGCTCATCGTATAGTTTATTCTTCCCTCACCAAACATATACTCCGCCAACCCCTTTAAGTCCTTTATTCCGTGTTCAAGTGCCATCTCCTGAGAAATGAACACCTCATTCCGTTCCGATAGACATTTGAATCTCAATCGACAACCCACACACAGATATTTCTCTCTGCCACGACAATCAAATCTCTCTGTTGTCGTTATTATATCATGGTTGTGAGTTACCTTTGGTAATTCAAGCTTAATTGTTACCATATTTCCACTGGTTGTCTGTCTCCCAAGATTCTTCCTCTTGATGTGCGTTGCACAAATCCATGTGTAAGGAGATAAGGCTCAACCGTCTCTTCCAATGTTGCTCGGTCAAGTCCGGTCATTGCCGATAAATTCTGAAGACCTATTGGTTTATCGGACAAACACTTCAGATATGCTCGGTCAGCGTTGTCCAACCCATCTGGGTCAATCTCCATGTCATCAAACCATTGCTTCAGTAACTCTGGGGTTACTTGTTTGTCATTAAGGATTATCCGGTCATAGATTCGTTTGAAGAGGAAGAGTGCAATTCTCGCAACCGTCTTACCTCGACGAGCTACCTCGTAGCTCACATAGTCTGGACAATCATACTTCAAGTTACGTGCCGCACCTGTTACCATCTTCTGTAATTCACCTACTGAGTAGGGTTGTAACACCAACGATACGAAACGAGAACGAAGAGGACCACTCAGACTACCTGCCGTAGTTGTTGCAGCGAGTACTGTTTGTGTCCCCTTATCCATGACAGTCAATAACCATTCCTCGTCTCGAATTGTGTGTACCTCATCTACGACCACAACTTGAGAGGTCGGAAAGTCATCAATGTCACGTAAGTTGACAGCAGTAACATAATCATTACGACCTATCATGTCAGCAAATATCCTTGCCAAGGTGGTTTTACCGAGACCGAAACTGCCGCTAAATAATACGTGCTGTACCGGAATTCCATGCACCTTTGTTGCTTTAAGTATTGTGTCAAGTTCATCCTTAATGACCTCTTGACCTATAAAACTCTTAAAATCAGTTGGTGTAATCAGGTCATTCCAGGCACGTTTAGAACCCTTACTCCTTCGTCTTGGCTTATCCTGTTTCTTTATACATTCCTTACATATATATCGACCATCATCAAGCGGAGTTAATTTACTATTATTTCTACCGCAGATATAACATTTATCATATATATCAAAGAATTTAAAGATGTTCAAATTTTCCTCACCCGTTTATTTGTTGGGGGATACCAGTTTAGTAGGGTTAGTATCCCCCACCACCTAAATCAACTTTCTTTTCATCCTCATTTACTCAAGTTAAGTATTATAACAAATCCTACAAAATTTCTGGTGACTGACACCAGTCCTCAAAATAACCTCTCATCGTATTGGCGACTCGTTCACCAAGGTCAGTTAAATCTTTACATGCCAATTTATCAGACCAAAACTTGAAACTCACCTCCGAACATATTTGGGTTCTATTACCCCACATATCTATTATACCACACAACTGTTCTCATGTCAACCCCTAGTAATGGGCATCTGCTGGTACTGCATATATATTGAGGTCGGCATATTCTTTTCTTGGTGACCCGTCATTGAGTACACTCCACTTCGATAAAACATTTTTTAGATGTTCCTCGTTACGAATACCCTCACCGTCTTGGTCGTATAGTTTTATAGTATAACCAGCATACCTGCCACAATTATAACACCAATGTCTGAATTGACCATCATCCATTAATTCATCATCCGTTTTAATGTTTATGTCATTTCTGATGTACCTGATGTTCTCTATAAAATGTTCCTTCGTATACCCCATCGCCTCGTCAAGAATACTATTAATTTTTCCGGTGAAGCAACGAAATCTTTCACTACAAAAATCACACTTAACAGACCCAAATTCACCACATATCTTCGTAGCCACGGGAAGCTCACCCCACCGTGCAGTGGCATATGTTTCTTTAAAGGTACTGTAGTAATCGAATGGGAAATGTGATTCACCACAAAGGTCATCAAAGATACTCTCTGCCTGTGCTAGAGCATCTTCCTCATCCTCAGCGTAGACTAACGCATATATAACTGTGTGCATTATTCTTCACCCCATCCAAGTTTGTCTAAACCAAATTCTCGTACAATCTTATTCGCAGTTTTCTCACCCCACCCCGATGCTACCGACCTCAATGAAAGGGTGATTATGTTGTGAGAGTATTCTTTCACATCAACGTATGGTAGCTCATTCAGAATCAAGTTCTTCCACTGTAGTAACGTCCTACCTGTTCCGTTCGTTGTATCAACTTGCTTCCACTCCTCTGCCGTCAGGATAAGGTCATCACGATGCGTCCAGCACTTGAAACGAGCAGGGCATCGATTACATGTCATACGTGGACATTTCTCCGTAACAATTTCATTCCATCCGTTTTCTGGGTTCAAGTATTCAACACGAATCTGACGAACTTTCCTACGTACTCGTCGCTTCTTTGGTTCTTGTGATGCCAGTACTCGGTAGCGTTTATTCCACGCTTCTTCTACCTTGTTCATACCGGTTATCTCTCCGTAAAACATTTGAATCGATGTAAACAAGTATTGCAATTGTTACCTAACTCCATGTTTACCTGTGACCCCGCATCGTTTAATAACGAAGCAAGCTGGATGAGTTGCCCTTTTGTAAAGTCATTGGCAGTAAAGATACGTGGTACGGTCTCTTGAACAGCTTCGACCCAATCTTTACTTTCCTTTAACCCCCAATATGTGACTTCACGTACCGCACGAATTACCGCAATCTTATTCATCCCAATATCGGTAATCTTCATGGTACACATGTTAGGTTGATACGCTGTTCTACGATACTCGGTATCACATGTTAGGCATTTGATTATCATTTCAGCTTCGTTAGTGTCGGTGTTGACTAACCGGATATAAAATGCTTCTTGCCCACAGCGTTCGCATGTAGCGTGTTCGAGTACGGTGTCTCCTATCAGCATTTTATTGGGTGGTGGTGGTTTCATGTAAGTACTCGTCCTTAATCTCTATAGTCAAATCAAACACGTTAGGCATCTCCATACCTATATAGTCACCAAAGGTCTCTATCAGATTCCACATCTGCCACTCACTCCATCCGTCCTCATCCTCTTGGATTAATGGTCGGTTATACCATAGTGAATCAGGAGTACGTGAAGTTAGCGGAGTATGTGGCAATTGGCACATTAGTTCGTCACGTTTTTGTTGCAACACCTTTCGTCCATGTTCTGTTAATCTGACTCTTACATTGTCGTTAATGTTGAACATCATACGATAATCACCCAATCATCGTTTTTACCGACAAGGATAACACCAGTTCCGTTGCCCTCTTTTACTTCTTCGTCACCGGTAGGAATTTCTACACCATATTTCTCAAACTCGTACCAACTGGCAAGACCGTACGAAATATAACTACCCTGCATTAGCTCATATATCTCGTCCCCACTATACTCACTGGTATCAGGGTCTCGTAATACTAATAATGTTATTGCCGATTCCTCATTACTCCACCCACGTAATTCCATACCATGTTCACGAGCGTAGTCTCGAATGATATTGACTTTACCCACCGTCCAACTGTATTTGTTGTTACCGAACGCATGGTACGCATACTGTGCCGGAGGATACCCTCTCATTTTTCTCATTTCCTCAAGGTATCCATCAATATCGTCACTGGTAAACCTAGCTTCTAACTCTGCCAGACCCGTCTTTTCAATCTTAATATCCAGAGTCGGTGGTATAGGAGACTCTGCAAGCACAATATTATCATTGTGTAGTAGTTTTATTTTATCGACTGCCATCTATATTGCTTCCTTCATATCTTTTAACTCATTATATGAGTCCACAACAATATCTGTATCGTTCGCCCACTGCCAATTACCGGTGGTACATTTCACACCGTATGGGTATCCATTACACTCAAGGTTGCTTATCAGGATACCATACTCACGCTCATTATTCAATGCCTTCAACTGGTCAACAGTCCATCTCTCACCGAACAGTATCTCTGGTGACTCATTCTTTTTCTTACCCCTAATTTCCTCTGTCTTGTGAGATGTAGCACACTTAAATCTCTGACCACAGTCTTGGCACACATCTTCCAACCCCAACCGGTCAGCTTTGAACTCAATATCCTCGTCACATAGGACGTTTTGTGCTGAAATTACTTCTTGGTCGTAGAAGTACAAACCATATGTACCTCTTGGTATGTCGTCTAAGTTGGCAGGTATGCGAGTAGTCACCTCTCGTGTTTCGCTCTCTGCCACAAAAGCTCCTGGTTGATAAAAAGTTACGTAATGTTTTAACATCGAATCACTCTCTCCACTAATTTCACTTGGTACGTCCCACCATATTCTTCCCTTACGACTCTGCCGCTTCGTACCAAGCTTTTAATTACTGACTCTGGTAGTGCTTTATATTTATGCTTCTCGTCAAACCTTGTCGCAAAACACGGAAATCTTGCCGGACAATCATCACACTGGTCATCACAGGTAAGAATGCACATATCGTCAAGTAGACACTCTTCCTGACACTCGCTTCCACAATCAATTGATATTTTCATTCTATTGGTGTACCAACTCCCTCTCTATCTACTGCAAAGCAGTCCTCGAAACCACGTCGTTTTTTGTACTCAGTCAACTCGGTTTCATCGTCGTATGCAACCACTTCGAGAAGAGTGTTGCTGTCTAGGAGTGCCAAGTTTTCATGTTCAGGGTATACATTATACATAACTTTCGTAAGATGTAACCCTAAAAACAATGACTCAGTGAACACAGGACGAATCCCGTATTGCTGACACACAAATATAAGTTCCGGTAAGTTGGTCGCTGCCTTGATTGTTCGTATCATCCTGTCCTCATAAAAGTTATTTCTAGTTGCTGTTCTCCCCGCACATTCAACACTTGTTGCACGTTCATGATAGTCCATTGACCATGTGATACGTTGTGATTATAATCATATTTTAACATACCTTGACACGATATGTCAAATCTTGTCGGAACAATTGCCTTAGTCTTTAATATTGACGACACGGGATGACTATACACCACATGCCTTGCTCGTGTCATGCACTTGAACCTGTTCTCACAATCGTCACAATAGTCACCGATTATGTCTTTGGTAGATAATGATAAAGCCATTTTCATTGTATTGCTCGGTTACGGATGTAGTACATGACGTACCCCAAATCAGGGGAACGAAATGTATATCCCATATCTTCCTCAGTATCATTCTCGTCCTCGTAGTCATACCGCAACCACTCAATCTCGTGTTCGTAGTCACTCTCTGCCACTCGCTTTGCTTCATCAATATCATGATAAAGACCCATCGAATGTTCGGTAGTATACTCTGTTCCCATCGGTCCGCCAAGATGAGTTAAGTCCTCGTAGATGAGTTCGTACACACTATCGGTCACGATACACCCCCGCTTGCCGGAGCTTGTTCAAGTCAAACTCGGCTTCTCTGTTCGTCCAGCAGATGAATCTCATGTTACATTCGGTACACTGGTCGGGGTAGTTCTTACATAGTATTGGTACTTTCTGACCCCAATGTGATGCGTCCACACCCATGATTAATCTGCCCTGACCGTCCACAGTCAATCCGTCACGACGTAACGCATCGATGTGTTTACATGTACGGTTACCACGCTGGTTGTATATCCAGCTTGGGCAGTTACAGGAGAATAAGCCATTTTGGTCTACCTTGATGGTGTAGTTTCGTCTGCCACTAGACGATGGTACTTCTGCAAAAAAGTTATATTTCATTAATCCCACTCCAGATTAATAGTATCACATTCTTCCATAATTGGACACAGTGTGCCCTGTTTCTGAGAAATCGAACATCCTTTACACTTACTGAAGTCAACGATTCTCGTTTCTTCTTCAGTATAGTCGTAATCGTTGAGGGATGTCATCATCGCAGCTTGTGATGCCTCATCGATGTCACTAACATCAATATCATAAAATCCCTTGAGCTTCTTGTATATTCTTATTTCCATACTGCACTTCCTACCCAACTCGGATTGCCAATTAATACTCCCCGTTCATCTATTTGGCGTGAACCATGATTAAATTTACGACAATAATGACACATGAATTTCAAGTTATAGTTGTACTGATGTTCGTTTATCGCAAATATACGGTTACAATACGGACATTGCATAAGATAGTAACCCTGTAGTTCTGCCCCGATTACGATGGTTTTCGTTGGTTCAATATTCTCCAACACCAACCACCGGTCTGTTCTCGTAGTGTAACATTTAAACCGCCACGGACACTCGTCGCAGTTTCCCTCACATTCACCCCAAATTGCAGTATTACCAAAGTGTGTTATTATCTTCATCTAATCATCTGCCACGATATTTCACCCACCCAAACTCTGGTACAACACGTATGTACCTAAGTCTTTCTCTTTGACGGCTATCATACATTCTTCGGAAGGGTTACCGTATGGTATTATCTCGGTATCGTACATACAATCTCGTCTAAACTCATTTACCTGTGATGTAAAAGATACTATTTTATCTCGTCTGTTCTTAGGTTTAGCCAGAGTGACAACTATCAATGAATTAGGGAATTGCTCTTTCAGTCTGTTAATATATGCTGCCTTCTGGAATATTCCATACCCATCAACAATAATGACAGTTCGTTCCTGACTTCTCGTGAGCAAGTCTGCCGCATCTTTGCAGATAGCTCTGACTTCTATTCCTTTTAGCTCTCCATATCGCACGACCTGATTTAGCTGGTGCAAGTCTATTGAGTTGGCTAAAACATAATTAATCTTCACGTCCGAACAGTAGTCGATAAATTTTGCAGTATTCAGATACGCTCTTTTATATTTACCCTTGATGAATCCCTCAATTGCACCACAGCAAACAAAGATTCCATTCTTAGCTTTATATTTCGATGTGTGTAAATATTGGTACAACTTTTTAGCCTTATCAACCTCTCCCTCTCCGGTTAAAAAAGGGTGACTCAGTATATTTTTAGATGTTTGTAAGAAGTTAACAAGGTAGAAGTCACTTATTTTGCTCATGACCGTATTAAAGTCATCGATTGCTGGTAACATAGTTACTGTTTCTTCTAGGTCTTTTGCCGGATTTAATACTAACTTAGAAACAGCCCCATTAAATTTTGACTTCCCTTTCTTACCATACATTCCAGAACCTTTACGAATAGTATTCATTCCTTTAGTAAATACATCTATGGTTACTAACCAAGATTCTGGATATTTGTATACTATCTGCTCTGCCATGGCTACTTTGTCCATGTCTTTATCCAACATAGAAAGTCCGGTATTTGGTATGCACTTTCGATTAAAAGCGTCCGTTATAATCTCAGTAAAGTTTATCATAGTCCAATCTCACTTAGGAATATCGTTGCTAATCTATCAATGTTTTGTTTATAGGCATCGTCTACGACGTATTCCGTCAGATTTGCATTATTCTTATCCAACACATAGTGAAGCTGTGCCCCTAACCACGTCCTATTGCTAGGAGTTACCATAGTTGTCTGTGTGGCAATTTTTGATGTATACATGTCATCCATAAACTTCTGAACAATGGGTGAAGTTATACTTGGTGTCATTGAAGGATTACTCGCATAATTACACATGATGTTAAATTGCTCGACGATGTATTCCTCGTTGGTGGGATTCTCCCATAGTTGAAGCACCACCGCTTTTAATGAATGAGCTTGCCGATAAACTGGTGCGTTACTGTCACAAAGCTTTGACAGGTAATGCTTCATCTTATCATGAGCTTTTATTAGTTCATCTACAGATGCTTTAGCCCTCGTATGACCGCTACTTAAAAGTGCGTTAAGTGTACTCTGTTCATTTTTAACCAACCTGTCATTAACATAGCTGTTAAAAATAGCCGTAGTTGTTCGTGGAAGTCCCCTATCCATGTGGATTATCAGTTCTTTCGGTACATGACGAGCAATAAAGAATGTTATACTTGCATCAGGAAATTTTGTAGTGTATTTCTTAGTCGCTTCCATACGATGTTGCCCATTCATCATTTCTTCTGTTCCATCATCGGCATCACAGAATACGATTGGGTCAAGTATTCCAGAAGTCCAGTTACCGTTCTCCATGTCTCTGGCATAGGAGTCCGCTGTAGCCTGATTTATATTTCTAATATTGTTTCCCTTAGCCAAATATTCAACTGCTATTGCGTGGGTAACTTCAACCATTTCCAGTGTATATGGAAGTCCTTTCATTATTTTTATCCTCCTTTATCTGCCACAATTCTCCAGGTGTCGATGCCAGGAATTAGCGATAATGTCCTACCATTATCCCAGTGCATCAGTAAGTGTCCCAGTCCGTCTACATCGTAGCATGTACCAACAGTACCGGCAGGCACTGGGTTGGGGTCGTACGGCATGGAGATTAGTTCTATTCGTTTGCCGATGTACTCGTTACTCATCTCCCTCACCCCTAAGTTCGTTAAGTATCGCTCCCAAGAATGCCACCGCTACCATCGGGAACAATGTTCCGACAAACCAGAGAATCAACCACATCTGCCAATATCCGATGTGTGGTACATTAAATATCTCAGTAATCGGACCATTCCATACCAACATGGCGATAAGTGCTTCTACAAATGAACCAACAAATAACGAACCAAACCATAGTCTGGTTGATAATTTCAAATTAAAGTACCTCTAGTTTAGCTTCAAGTTCTGCCAACCGTTCTCTATCCGCAGCAGACATGCCTATTGTCCCAATCTGCTCTGCTACAGTCAAGTATTTCTTGTATATTGTTACCATTTCCTGTAATATTGTTTCTCGTTCTGTCATCGCCAAAACCTCTTTGTTGTTCTCGTGTTCCGTTGCATTTTTTGTGGGTCTTGTGAGAATACCTTACTATCACGAGGTTCTTCGTGTTGTGTTGTATAACATTTGAACCTATCCTGACAAGTGGTGCATATCTCACGTATCTCCTTATTTAATAACTGCCGAATCTCGGAGTGTGGTCTGTTCTTACACTCTCGACATAGCGGTATGACAAAGTTACATGTGCTGTTCGTGTTAAATTGTAGCCGTTCAACTGTGGTGGGGAACAGGTTTTCACCTTTTACCAATCCACACAACGTGCAATACACCATGCGACTACGCTGACGTTCTTCCTTCCGGCACTTATCACAGATAGGTTTAATGACGGTAACTCCGTCCTCTACCATCGTGTATGCCCGTACATTTTCATGTACGAAACCACAATTAACACACCAACCTATACGATGTTTTGTGTTACTCATAATTTTTTCTGTGCTGAACAATTGCGGATAATCTATCTTCTCTGCTGAACAATTGCGGATAATCTAGTCGTACCTGCTTAAGCCGTTGCCAAACTTCCTCCGTAGGAGTGTCCAATTTCAGCATATCGATTCCGCTGTCTGCCATCCGTACCACAGCTTCCGCAAATTGCGTGTCTGACATGTTAAGTAAATCTTGTGCCGTACAGTTTGAATAGTCCATTCTTTTACCTCATCGTTGTGAGACACTTAAATCTATCTGGACAAGTGCCACAATTCTCACCTTCTCCTAGTGGTAACTCCTCGATAGTTATTCGTAAAAATTTATTGAGATTCTTCGTGAGTATATCAGTCACGTCTTTCAATGCTGAATATCGAACCGGACGGTGATTATAGTGCCATGCCCTTTTGGTTGCGGTGTTATCTCTGAAATCTGGACAACCTAGATAGTGATAGATTAGATAACGAGTACCGTCCTCAAGTCGTTCCACCGCATCCTCTTCCTCTTTGAGAAAGCCTTCCATCACCGCAGGTTGTCTTGCCGCTTTAGATTCTCTTACCAGAAGTTCCTTTCGAGCATCCTGAACTTTGTCAATCAGATTATCAGCTTCGAAATGAAACTCTTGTGGTATAACTGACAAACGTTTCATTAGGGCAGCAAGTTGTTCACGTATCTCATCGAATTCTTTAGCCGCTTCCGTTCTGTTCAACAGTCACTTCCGACACTTTCTTTATACACTGTGGGCACTCGCTTCGACGTGGGGTATGTTCCCACATTCTGCCACACTCTTTGCATACCTGCATCAATACTTTAATACATGCTACCATTTTATTTTCCAAACTTTCTCATAATATCAAAACCGCTTAACCCGATTTTTGGCTAAGAAAATTTTTCAAACTTCGCCCTGTTCTGCTGGTGGTTCATTTCTTTTTCACCACTATCAATATTAGAAAGAGTAACCAAATAATACCCATAACAACAATTGCCCACCCTGCATAGGTTGGGTTATGCCAAAGGTTGATGTACCAGTTACCAATTGTCTCAATCATCTTCCATCACAATTATCTTGCCCAAACTTGGATTCCATCCGTTTGTATAGTTATTGGGAGTCATTACCCATATTGTAGGACAAGTTATTTTGCTAGGATAAGAACCTGCCCCATCAGTACAGTAGATAACACCATCGACCTTCTTCTTGAGATGGAATGTTTCGCCATTATTATTGGTGTATACCCTTTTTTCGACCAGTTCAAATACCGGTCTAAAATCAGTACCACCATAACCATATCTTTTTATGCCCTCACCCTTCGGTGGTTTGCGTTTATAATCCTGAACGTGAGTTATATCCGCATCACATTCGACATGGGTAATACCAATCCCTGCCTTAAACATAGCTCCTATTTCTTTCCAGAACATAGCAAATTCTTTGTCATCTACACTGCCGGAGCTATCTGTTGCTACCACGAAGTGAGCTTTACGTTTCACTCGATAGCCTGGAAATGTTATCGGGAAACGTCGATTCAGCCGTTTACGAGTCGATACCCAACTAGCAAATTCTCTGAATCCATAGAATCTCTTTAACTCTGATTTCCAAGTGATAGTCTTGTGGTACAGACATTCATCGATTAAACCCTTTAACCAAGCAGGCATCGTACCCTGAGACTTGTTCGCTGATTTATGTACCGCTTTCTTGACCATCTCTTTAATTTTCTCGTGAGCTAATTCACGGTTATCGCTACCCGCTGCCCATGCTGAATGATTATCCATCGGCATCGGTATCTTTGTACCGTTTACATCAACGTTACAACCACTTCCAGTATGCGGAACGCTGCCGTCACCCTGATTTCCACTGCCGTTTCCGCTGTCCTGTTTCTGTTGATATTCACCTTTTCCTTGTCCTTGACCATTGCCGGTTTGCTGATTCTGGTCTTGACCTTGACTCTGTCCATCCTTACCACCACCTTGTCCACTGCCTTGTTGTCCCTGACCTTGACCATCACCACCCTGACCCTGACCTTGACCACTGTCTTGTTCCTGCCCCTCACCCTGACCAGCACCTTGCTGTTGCTGTTGACCGTCACCCTGCTGACCTTGCCCCTGTCCTTCACCCATTTGCTGACGAGCCGCAGACTCTTGTTGAGAAGTAACAGATGTACCAATTTCTACATACTGCTTCGGCATCTTATTCCAGATTATGTCGTAGTATATCTCAGATGCCTTATTTTCTTCAAGCGGTATTTTCTCGTCACCGATAAAGAACGATTTCAAATTCAAGGTTTCAAATTTGTGCGTATCTGGGTTAAGTGGCATGTCACATACTGGACATTCCTTACGATTTGCACCGGACGAGGTTTTACGAACAAAGATGTTACACTCTGGACACATCAGTCCGCTTGGTAGCCCTTTGATGAACTGGTTTATTGCAACATCATTTGCCAAATTCCACACATAGTGATTTCTATTCTCTGCTCTGATAAGATGTTTGTTGAGTATGTGCAAAATTTCATGCTCAAGACAAGCTATTTTTTCTTCTTGAGTCAACCCCCAAGATTGGGCACTTGGATTGCTTTTATTATAGTCACCACTGTTGTAAAAATCGGTATTAATAAACAGATGAGGCTGTAACTCACTACTAATCATTACTGCCATAGTAGTGATTACCCGACCACCGATGTTCAAAGGAGAGTTTTTGTTTACAGTGTGTCTACGAAACTGCTGTAACAAATGCCCATAGAAGTGCTTTTGCTCAAGTAGTAATTCAATTACTTCCGGTTCGATTAATTCTTTCATATTTACCCAATGTCATTCTTTCTGGCGTCTCTTAGGATAGCAAACAAGTCGTCACGTGCGAGAAGGAGACGTTCGTTTATGTCGTTATTATTTGACAGTTCCTTGAGAACATCAAATGCCAAGTCTTGAGGTAACATGACAAAGAAGTCCGCAGCATTGTTAAGCTGTTTATCATTATAGTCATGTGATGTTTCTTCGCTTAAGCATTGCCCGATTTCATCAAGAGTAATACGAAGTAGGTCAAACCTAGTTGTACCATCACCTGCCTCGACCTGCTCAAGTATCCGGTCTTTAACTTTATCGAAACCATCAAATATCTCACGAGCTTTAATTGGTTTATCGATTTCAGTCTTAAGCGACTGCCAGAAGCTTGTCGCTGCCGCAGAACCTATGACCATTTCTGCAACGTCCAACCAGTGTTTGCGTGGGATAGGTGTGCCTTTCTTAACCTTGTCGCTTATTAACAAGCTAAGAAATTCATAACCACGTGGAGTAGGAAGAATTTCAATCGGAATGTCGATTGACTCATTGCCGAGGAATGATTCCTCTATCGCAATAAAGTCTACAATATTCTGGTCAATCCCATGTTTACGTGCCCACTTCAACCAGTTATCTGTTGATGTTACGTACTTAATATGTACGAATCTGTTCATTAATGCAGGGTCAAGTTCTGTAACATTGTAATCCTGACCAGTGCCCGCATCACTTGACGGTGGATTACCGGCACATATTATCGGACAATCATCCGGTATTTCATGGGTATGGATACGTCGGTCAAGTACAATCTGAAACGCTGCCTGTTGAACGTCCTCTCGACCACGATTGAACTCATCGAAGAAGAGAGCAACTTTTTCACCTGGCTGAGGAAACCAACTGGGTGGTAACCAAACCATTTTGCCAGCAATCGGTATGGTTGCACCGTCCTGTTCGCACATCGGACAATTGGTGAACCGTGCCGCAAACCCATATTCCGTACCACATTTTGGACAATAATACAGTGAAGCAGGATGCCCAATAAGGTCACCAACTTCCATCTGACCGAGACGCAAGTCTCGTACTTTGTAGCCAAGAGCTTCATATACTGCTCTGGTAATCTGACTTTTACCGATTCCATGTTTGCCCCACAGGAACGGTGTCAGACCGACTTCGCCACACCTTTTAAGAACCAATTCGATAAGTGCTATATCCTGCATATATATCCCCCACTGTAATTATTATACCATAAAGCCCTAGTCACTGTCAACATCCTCTTTAGGCACGATTTGAAACCAACCGTCGAACGTCTCGTCGGTTAGCTTCGGTACTTGCGCCAATTTGTTGACCTGCCGTTTTGCGATGTTTCGCATTGCTCTCATCTGCCCAAATGAAAGTGGTCTACTGCTACTTTTGAACATTACATCATTTACAAACGTAAACGCATTGCCGAGATTAAGTTCAAGCAACCGGTATCCGAGTTTGCGTGCTTCTTGTTGTTCCTCTATCTTATCATCTGAGGTCATACAGGCATCAAGATAGAGTTTAGTAGCAAGACTCCTTTGTTTATCGGATAGTTCACCCTTAACAATTATCTGACTTTGGAGACTGTCAACCAAAGAACGTAGCCACGGTAATCTAGCCCTCGTCTCTTCTAGTCTGTCCCACAAAGTGGCATTACCAGGAAGTTTTGCCCTGAACTCTTCCAGAGCTTTCTCCCTGTCAGCCATGGTAAAGCTGTCTTGGGGTATCTCCCTCCAATCGAGCTTATGACTAGTCACTGATTGAAATATGTTACGCTTTCTTCGATTCGCCATCATCAAGCTTATCCAGTCCTTTCAATCCGTCCGTACCAAACCATTTTGACATTGTGTCTGAAAATTCACTATCTGTCACACTACTGCCAATTCCGAGGTTAATCACACCAAGAATAAGCATATACTCCAATGCTATCGACACAGCAATAGATTGTGGGTCACTTACAGCCAGTGCTCCCATCGCAAACTTATTTGCCCTGTCCGTGAGGAACTTGTACAAAGTAGGGTTCGTGGTCTGTAATGCTGTAAGCTGTTCGTCCAGCCACTGTTGAACCTGCCCCTGTGTTATGCTTTGGTTCAACGCTTTGAACTGCTCTCTTATATGTTTATCTGTGATTACTGGCAGATTTTCCATATTTTCTCCCTACATTTCGATGAGTATAATAACACCGAGTCGGGCAGGTGACGAATTAACTCCTCTGGTCAACTCGCCCCCTGCACCGCAACTCCCTTACTGAAAGTGTCTGCGGTAACCGAAGTTAACTGGTTCGCCACCGGTCTTTGGTTTCCTTCGTGATGTTATTACAGTTGACCATAGCATTGTCCATACCTTGCCAACACGCAGTACAATAACTATCGCATATACCAATAAGACGCTCTGTAACGCAGTAAGCCAATCGATAGATGCAACGGTTGGTAGTAGCGATGGTACAACATAATTCCACAACACCATGACAAGCAATGCCACCGCACATGCGGTAGCCCCTGCTGTAATTGCAAGGACTAACGCACTAGCGATTATGCCGATGAGAAAACCAACACCGACAGCAAACAATGATAGCGGATTTAATTTCATTATTCACTCTCCGCCAACGCTTTGAGTGCGTCCTCAATATTCTGCTGTGGTACTTCCGGTTGACTGGTAATCACAATGTCCTTACCAGCAAGTTTATCTTCCGCCATCTTGTTGAGTGCATCCATGTAGTTATCTGAGTAATCATCATGACGGAATGGTTTTGAAAACTTGCCGATAACCTGAGTTATCAGGTCAACCTGAACATCTGATACCTCTGATGCAGGTACTGCCGGTGATTCCTTCATCTCACCTGACCAATAAAGGGTTGACAACACCAGACTCTTACCGGTGGGGCGAATAACACAGAGGTTTTCCCTCCGACTTATTGCCACCTTACCCACAGCAACCTTACCAGTTTTCTTCAATCCTTCAAACAGAAGGTTGAAGGCTGTGACCCCGACTTCGTCCGGTGAAATATGGTATGTCTTATCGGTCAGTAAAGGATTAACATCACCTGCCTGAACGAACCGGTCAATCTCGATGTTCTTTGTGGTACTTAATGGTAGGCTATCGAGTTCCTCTTTCGTAAAGGTAACCACCTGCCCTTTACTTATCTCGATACCTTTGATAATGTCAGCCTCAGTCAAATCCGCATTACATTTCTTACAGATTTTCTTTCTGCCACCATTACCCATATCATCTTTGTGGTACTCGTGCAGGTTGCTCTTAGCTTCCGTTGCTACCCCGCCAAGTCGTACTGGTATGAGGAATGTACCACCAATGGAAATTGTCATTTTCCATCCTCTACTTTGTGCCATTTTTCACCTCAATCCTGAAAATGTCTTATATTTCCGGTATCTGTAAATGCCGGTCTTACGCAGTCTCGTAGATGTTTCAATCCAGAGGTAGGTTTGTTACTGTATTCGGCATCTTGTATTTCCGCATCAATAACGTCGGCTATCCTCTGACGTGCTTTTTCATCTGATATTTCTTCTTTAAAACCCATGCACTTCCCCCATTATAATTATAGCAGATGCCAACGATAATGTCAACTGTTAGACTTATTCGCCAGGATTTCCGAGTTGAGCAATATCATTGCCACTTTTGGATTAATTTTCCGTTTTTCAAGCGTATTACGTATCATCATAGTTTTATCGGTATCCCACAGTAATTTAAGTATTGATAGTAAATCATCTTTAGTTAGTTTCCACTTTGTGCCACCAAACTGAGCATACCATAAACCATTTTCGCACCGGAAACTCAGACCTATGTTGCCACACTCCTTCCGTAGTTTGTTAAGATTCACAACTCTATCAAGCTCTTTCTTCTTTTCAACATGTGCCTTCGCTTTCTCTACCCTCTCTTCATATGTCGGCTCTACCGGTACATTGTATGTACCATCATCAACATTGCCCGTCCAACAGTTGAAGAAGCTCTTACAAGTTTTGTCACACTCACACGACAATCCTTTAGCACTTGTCACACTACCCCACACATGAGGTCGGCATTGTGGGTGAAGTATTATTGGTGGGATATTGACATCTGTAACCTCTTGGCTAAACGGATTCCACCTACCACCACTCTTATATCCTGCGTTGGTAGCGTGACAGTGTGGGCATTCCATTTTGTTTAATTGGACACCATGAATGGCACGCTTCTTCGCCTTATCTCTAATCGATAATGTAGTGAAATCGTTACCACATATATTACAGTGAAACTTCATTTATACAGTGCCAAAGCATAGTCCATATACTGCTAACGCTACCACCAAACCAACGACTATGATGTATATAGCCTTGAGTGCGTTTTCAGTTATGTCAATTTTGATGATTTTCATCTACTTCCCCATCCTCTATTATTTTAGCACGAGCCGCAATTTTTTGCAAGTCCACTCCATTCATTGCCAAGAACCTATCTATCAACTCATGAATGGTTGGCTCTTGCATACCATTGAACGGTACTTTGGTCAAGTCTTTATCGACATTAATATTCAAGGCATCACCGGAGTAGCATTTGAATTTTAATTTGCAATCCTTACATATATGGTCGTAATCGAGCTTGCCAAGACACCGCTTGTCGGTGAGTAGTTTGTATTTCTTGTTATCAAAGGTAAGGTAAATCGGTTTGCCAGGAGCTTCCTTTAGCTCCTTAATTTCAGCCGTAAATACAACAGTATCATCCATTATTAACCTCTTTCTTTTTTAGATATGCTACCCAATAATCGGCAGCGTCCACTCTAACATCCCTACGACCACGACCTGCACCACGACCACGCCACCGTATACCCCACCGTTGATGAACAAGAAATTTACTACACAAACGTCTGAACTCCTGCCCCTCTTTATCATTAGGTACTTCGAATGTGTAATTTACGTCAATAGATACAGAATTTAATTGTCTACTTGTGACACAAGCAAACTTGTCATGACAACTAAGACATGGTTCATCATCATAATTAGGAGTGCCAATCTCTTGTCTACACCTTGCTATTCTTCTATCTACCGGTTTCATCGACTGGTACATCTAATCCCTCTTTCTTTAGGGTATAACATTTGAATCTATCCTCACATACCCCACAAGCATCCAGTGCCCTGAACGTATGACAATCTCTAACGTCTACGAAGTCTTTCATTTGAGATGTATTTAGTATCCAAGAATTACCGTCCTCGAACGCTAGCCAGAAGCTGTCTTTACCTACCTTATGCCCGATGTATCTAATCCAACCAAACTTTCCGAGAAACGTCTCTTCTCCGATTCTGCCGGTTTCCTTGACATAGACTCTATCACCGACATGGTATGTATTAGTCTCTAACCGTAATGATTTACTCAATGGTATCTATCTGCTCAACAGTTTTATCAAGTCTGATACCCCTGAACTGAGGATGCCGTATCGAACTAACACTACCATCAATATTGCGTATAATACCATAATGTTTGACCGTAACAACAATCTCCGGTATCACTGTATACACGTCACCTTGCTTGCCGGTAGTAATTAGCTGTAGTTTCTTGAGCATATCCTCTTTCGTCATGGTCTTTGAGCCAAATCCACCACCAACTCTTGTGAGTCTTTCTACCTTACCATCAACCATATGCCCTACGACCACCGTCAAATTTTTTGCCCTCTTTGTACCGGTCTCGTATCCCATAATCACAAGGTCAGCATCTGCCACATACTTACGCTTTGCCCATCTCCCTGTCATACCATCGATGTATCTGGATAGGGGGTCTTTCACTACTACACCCTCAAACCCCGCACTAACCACCTTATTAAAGAAGGCATCAAGCTCTGCCTGGTTGTTGCATATTGCCATCGGTACGAGTCCAACCTTCTTGTTGTAGAACGTTTGACGTTGTAGTAATTTCCTGATTTCTATATGGTTAGATGTTTTCCACACTTCCTCGCCATCATACTTCAAACAACCGAACACTCCCAAGTTTAGGTCATCATCCAACTTGTGACGTGCGAAGTCATAGAAGTTATTCCCGCCACCATATACCAACTCAGCTAAGAACACGCTATCATCTGGTATATCTATTTGAGTCACCGGCATGTCAGTGCGTATCCTACCATGCTCTGGTTTGTTTGCGAGATAAATGTCTCCCTGTTTCTTTATCAGATATTGAAACTCACCGTCCAGTTTAACCTCGGCAATGTTAGGAAATGAAATGTAATCACCCTCTATTTCCATGAAAGGTAATCCCTGATAAAGTGGGCTATTCTTATCTTGATATGTTTTCATAATGTCCAACACCTGAATCTATATTTGCAACCTCGACATGCCTTGTCTCGTGTTAGGTATTTAGGATTTCTTAGGCTACCAAGTCTGGTTATTCCTTGACACTCGCTGAGGTCATGGTCAAATACGTTTCCGTCTGGATAATTCATACTATACTTTTTACGCATTGACTCACATACATCTATGTACCGCTTCCTCACTTCGTACTCCAACACGCAAATCGTGCCTTGCACTCGCTACAATCATCTGGTGTAAGTGCCGTACGCCTACAAAAGGCAAAGATTGTAATATCGGATATACTCTCCCTTTCACGTGTTTCCACAACCAACTCTGCTTTTAGTTTTCGCCATGCCTTGACAAATGCTTCTGTATACGCTACCGGTGTATTTGCTATTAACCTTGCGACTGCCGCAGCCGACTTCTCCATCTCCTGTCTACCGGCTGCACGGGTGACAGGAACAGATGTTATGTCATATAAGTCACTATCAGCGTCACCTGCCAACATAATCTTTGGTTCGTTAGCTTCCACCTACTATTATCCTTTTATTCTTTGGGTCTGTTATCCAGTGCCATCCAATATGACATTCCTCGCAATATACAACCACATCTAACCAATATCGACTACAATGATGAACTGTTAGATGTGTCACCACACCGCAATTCTCACAGTGACCTACCCACTCTCTGATGTGCCGTAATATTCTAGTTTTGAGTATACCGACACGAGCTTTTTCCTCGTCCCATACGATGAGTGCCGTCATTCGGTTAGTAAGTATCCTATTGCATTTTCAACCCGTAGTGCTTCCAGAAACCACTCACTCATACTCGTATTGTATGCCTCGTAACGGTCAACCAACTTCGGATTAAATTGACGTACCAAGTGCAACCCACAGTCATACTTATCTAATTCTTCCTCGCAATCACAGAAGTTTAAGTATGCCGCTTTCAAGTTTTTATTTGCGTGTTTAAGTAACTTTTCCAGTCCTTTTAGTTGTTTGTCCCGCCTCATTTTGTCCTCTTTAATAATAGCGATAACCAACCCAGAACGCAACCCAAGAGAAATCCTCCGATGGCACAGAGACAGATGAGTCCTGTCCATTCAAAGATAGTATCCATTAGTCACCGCCTGCCTTAAAGTTGTATACTGGTTTCATCATAAACTCAATATCAACGGTCTCACCGATAGCATCGACTATCATGTCTTTATCCTTGTACGCCATCGGTGACTCGTCGATTGTATCCAGTGTTGCGGTAGTAGTATAAATACCGTCCATCTGAGCCGTAAACTCATCCATTGATAGGGTTGCTTTTGCTTTCTTTCTCGATAGGATTCTTCCAGCCCCATGCGGTGCGGAGTAATTCCATTTCTGATTGCCCTTACCAATACATACCGCAACACCGTCACGCATATTGAATGGTATAACTAACCGTTCACCATCATGTGCCGCAACTGCACCCTTACGGATGATTTTATCTTTGAAATTGATGTAATTGTGAACTGTATCGAAGGCATTGTCCGGTGATATAATCTTACCACCTGTCTGAGAAGTCGCTACACCGAAATAATTGAGTATAATCTCAAGCATGATACCACGATTTAGTGTGGCGTAGTGTTGTGCTATTCGCATTGCCTGTAGATATTGATAACCACCATGTTCCATTGGTAAATACTCAAGATTATGATAAGCTGATGCCCCTACGAACATTTCTTTCAATAATTCTTTAGCTTTATTTTGGTAGTAATTTGCAATCTTTAACCCGAAATTTCTGCTACCGGAATGAACCAGAAGCCAGTACGTACCATCCTCTGCTTCGTCAATCTCGATGAAATGGTTACCACCACCAAGAGTGCCAAGCGAACCTTTAACCCTGCTTGACTCTTGTTTTGTCTCATTTGCATAGTACATAATCTCACTATCATCCGGTATGTATGAATCTGGTCGATAGCCGTTTATCATTCGCTGTGAATAATTTCTTATACTGAATCCACTTGGTATATTAGCCTTGATAAAGTTGTCAAGTTCCTCGAAATCGATTGAGTGAACTGGTAACGGACATGACAACACACCACAGCCAATATCTACTCCTACTACGTTCGGTATAACATAGTTATTCATCTTTGCTGTGAAACCAATGACCGCACCAGCACCAGCATGACAGTCTGGCATGATTGCTATGTACGTTTTAGCAAATGCCGGATGATTCAAGAATGAGTATATTTGTTTTACCGTTTCCTCATCTATCTCATCAATCATGACATTTGCCGAGTTGTATTTACCCTTGTATGTTATCATCCTCTACCTCTACTGTCACTGTCACTTTCTTGCCAATAAGTTTGTCAAAGTCAACGTGGTCTTTGTACTCGTCCCAACTCTGTAGCCGAACGAACATTCCCTCATCCTTATCATCGTTCGGTACGAACTGGTACATCTTTGCCATTCCACCATCTTCCACCGCAATCCAATCCTCATCGACAATCTCTGTAACCTGAAAAACTATAGATTTTTTATCCATTTTTATTGCCTTTTATTAACTGTTTTAACATAAATTTCTGTTATTTTATGCTATTTTATTGCCGTTTTTTAACCGTTATTTTCGTCATTTTTTACTGATTTAGCTTCAGATTTTCCGGTTTCACTGGAGATTTCCGGCTTATTTCTAAAATTACGCACTTCTGAACCGCATAAAACACACTTTAGATAGTGCTGTTCCACACCTTTTACCCAATCCTTTTCCCATGCCATCGTTCCGTTCGCACACCTAGTACATGGGTATGCCCAGAAGTCACCATCGAATGTCTTGACCACCTTAGTTCTTGGTTTCATACTCTGCCTCTTCCTTCCGGTGTCTACATGATGGACACAGGCTTTCAAGAATGTCGTTATCGCTCGTTGATATTATGTCTAGGTATGCCTCTACCATCGAACCTTCGATAATTTCCTCAAACAATTCTCCACAGTTGATGCACTTAAACTTGAATGCTTGTCTCATACCCAACTGACTAAGAGCCTGATTATGAATCAGTTGCTTGATATTTCCAGGCAAATCGATAAAGTCCATCCCATATTCTTCTTTGGCTATCTTATCTTCCAATGTCTCTGTACTATGAACCATCATCCCCTTCCCTCAGAGCATCGAACTTTAGTGCCGCTTCGATGCTTAATTCTTCAAGTTTTCTCCTCGCTTCTTTCATTTCCTGCCAGACTTCCATTCCTCGTTCTGTTCTTATCTCATCGATAAGCCTTTGCTGTTCTTCCTCATCAATGTTCATTTGCCTGCCCCTCATATTGCTCTCGTTCTCTATTAAGAGCCACTTTTACTTGGTTGCGTAATATATATGCTGTTAGGTTAGTATCCAAAGTGAGATAGTACGTTAATGCCCTCAGTTCAAGAACGGATAACCCGTCAAGCATTGGTTCAATTTTTCGCCAATACTCTCTATTAGCTTCCCAGAATCCTTCTGGGGCTACGAGATTACCATGTTCATTGAAATGAATTTTAGTTGGGTCGCTGTTCTGCATTATTAATGTTTCTCCATAACCACTTGTGCAGGGCATTACTATATCCACCACTACAAAATTTCTTATGGATACAAGTGATGCAAACTCCTGCCGAACACGCTGTTCTAATCTTTATCATTTAATTTCTCTATTATCTTATCTAGTGCCGCTTTTAGTTCTGGTGACATGATTGACTCCTCTGTTGGTTCAGGTGGCTGTCTATATGGGTTTGTTTCCCACAGCCGTGACCAGTCAATGATAAATGGATACTCTGTATACTTGTCGCTATCCATACACTCTCCCATCATTATTATACCATATAGCCACGCTATCAGTCAACCGGATGAAAGATGCCGTCCACCATCTCCTCCACGAAATATTCGTCCTCTGTATCATCACCATGCTCACCTTCGAACAGGCTAGTCCAGTCACCTAACGTATCTTTCGCTTCATCGTCCGTCTCTCCATATACAAAATAGGTTGTATAACTGGTATATGTCTGAGTAATACGGAATTTTCTAGCTTTGATACTTAAACATTTGAAACGGTAACCACACTTGTCACACATGTCACTGCCACCATGTACAACCTGGCATGCAAGCATTTTCTGCCGATACTCAACTTTCTTCCCTCGACATTCCCTACATTCACCCTCATGTGATTGATTCTTACCACAGTGAGGACACCTATACCATGTCAGTTTCCTGCCGGTGCGTACGTAATGACAGTCCTTGCAGTAACCATGATATGTTGGTACACCTTTCTTACCACAGCCGACACATGTGTTAATCATCGTCGTTCCAATAATCCAGTGTTAGTGTGTCTCCATCTGGGCAATGTAAGTAAATACCATATCCATGTTCTATCCAGTATCCATCAGCTTCGAGTTCTGCCAATAGAGCTTCGTATCCCTTACGATAGTGTGCCACAGCAGACTTATTTGCCCATCTCTCTCGATGGACATAGTAGTATAGTTCTACTAATGTATATCTACGAAAATCATTTTGGTCTGACATAATAATTCTGGTCTAATTCCTCAACGTCTGTATCGTCGCCCCACGAGTTACTATTACCTTCCTCGTATACGTCTCTACCATTATCCCACACCAGTTCCCGTGCCTCATCCTTGTTCGTTGCATAGACGATACAACTATCGTAGCCGGAATAATACTCCATCACATGGTATCGTTTCATTTTAACAGTATGACACTTGAATCGAAAGTCACAACACTGACACGCATCGATAGGTGTGCCAATAATATATCCACATTTAAGTATTTCCTGCCGGAGTTTTTCACCACGCATTTCACAATACCAACATGAATCATATTGGTTATGTATTCGCCCACATTCAGGACATTTCCAAGTATTAGCCATCGCTCACCGAGGATTCCTTTGCCGGACACCCATCAAGTTTTTTCGTGGTTCGTTCTCCGGTGTATTCAATTTCCGCATTAAGATAATTACAGTACAGGTCATATTCGTAGCCAGCACCATTATCAAACAGTGGGCATTCTTCGCAGTACTCACCTTTCGGTATCCTGACCTTAACCTCGACGTATTTATCTGCCTCGATTAATGTCTCAAAAAATTCAATGGTAGACCTGACGAAATATGCTGCCGTGGATAACCGTTCCGCTGATTTGGCATGAGTATGCATCGCACACCCATCAACCCGCCACTCATTACCGTTGCTGTCCGGTGGGTTTAGTGGTATTAAACTCACACTGAGTTTATCTCTCTTGCCGTTAGAAAATTTAACCCAACAGTGAAATGTCTCACTACCGTCACGATGAGTGACAACCGCCACCTCCACCGGATATACACCGCAATCGGTTTTTAATTCTATTTTATGCTTTTTCATTTTGCCAACTTCTTTGGTACTCTCCCTGTACCGTTACACTTGAGACAAGTCCAGTTAGTAGTCGGTGAGCGATGCCCTGACGAACATACACCTGTACCCTTACACTCAGGGCACTGCTCGTAGAACTTAACTTCCATAGCTATCAAGTTAAGTTTCAGGTCGGTGTATGCAAATGCCAGTTCTTTGAAGCGAGGGTTCAAATAGAACCAGTCCTCATCAACCCCCGCTTCTCTGGCAAGTTCGTGAGTACAATCCATTAGGTATTCTTTCATAGCACCCATTATAATTCACCCCAAATATTTTCGTAATGCGATATTACCGTGCCAACCATAAGTTCGGTCTTGGTTCGTATGGTTGACTCGAAGTCACGTCCTTTACCGGTTGCCCATGATTCACCACCAATCGTAACTTCATAGCTCGGTAGTTCAATGCTTTCCCTGATGCGTGCCCTTATCTTTCCTTCCTTTGTGATAAAGACTTCAACCTTTGGGAAGTGCTTCTGTGTATTTTCTGCCTCTATCACTCGGTCAATTATCGGTTTACACTCATGGTCAAGCATGTAGTGAGGACTGTCATAAAAGCCCCAACAACTGTCCACGTGTTCACCATCAGCGTCCTCGATAACGTAGCCGTACACCTGACCGGTGAGGTATTTATCATATGTTTCTACTTCACCCTCTAGTAACTTGATAGCCTTCTGCTCAACTGCTTTGCTAATCCGTTGCTTGCCGTACTCTTTTCTTAACGTGTCCTTTTCTACGTAGATGAATCCTACCTGCCCCCAATCCCATCCTTGTGGGTCGCAGTGCCTGAATCCACCGGTGTTCATGCTGATACCGGAATGGTCAATCAGAAATAGCGGTAATGCCACAACATCATCCTGCTCTACGAATTCAATCAAGTCGTGAGCATCACCGAAGTCGTGACTATCACCCAAGTCATAGCGTCTGTGAAAACATGCCATTGTCCCGAGATTATCCCAATCTCTAGGACTGCCAGGGTCTATGTCCTGATAGATTTTAATTTTGTAACCCCTGTATTCCTCGTCCAGTGCCAAATATTCGTCCATTTTTCTTCCTTCTGAGGCTTAGCCCCATACTTTATTTTACCAACAGACTGTGATTAGATAATCTCCCGCTTCAATGATGCCCTTCCAGACAAGGTAACATAAGATGCCACCTGCTCGGTACATCAACTTACCTGATTCTATATCACTCACATCAAAGTCTGTCATGTAATCAACCTTTGCCACGTATGTTTTCGCTATATCGTTCGGTAATTCTTCGTACGCAACAAACTCATATGTGCCGTTTGCTGATGGTATATTGTCGTTTACGAGCCGGTCAAATTCCTGATAGTCCATAACATTATAAGTCAATTTTTTCATGCCATCCACACCTATAACAGAAAAAGAATCGATATTTCCAACCCTTTACATTACGGTCAACGTAATGAGTCTCATGTCTTTGTAGGAAGTGCCGTAGATTTATCATAAGTCCTTTTTCCTTTTCACATCGAAGCAACGAACCAGATATTTCTGCCGGTTTTCCATCTGGTCATGTCTGAACTTACCTCTGGCATCCCACCTGTTTCGTGATTCAAGCGTGGTTTGATATTCATTTGGTTGACCGGCATTAACAGTGATAAGTTCATCGGTTTTTTCATACGGAAACATACCCCATTCAGCAAGTATGTCAAAAGCCGTCTCGATATACTGTTCACCGTAACCGTAAGTAAATGGTACTCTACCTATCAACTCATTATTTACATAAACATTTACGCTATGGTACGTGTTGCCATTTGTTCGTTCAAACCATCTCTTTGCTTCAATCATCACGATACAATTGCCAGCACGATTTCCGGTCAAACATTTGAATCGATTATTGCATTGTTCACATACATTATCCATTGCCGTCTCCTTCATCCGGTATGACATTATCGAATGCCGTACTTCGTTTCTCAAGGTTTATTTCGTATACCGTACACGTACAATCGATTGTTGTCATTGTAACATCATATACGTCACCCAATGTATGTAGTAGCCAAGTTAATTCGTTCAGGTCAAGTTCCATGTTTTGTGGTGTGTGTAGGTGTAGTTTAATTTTAGTGCCCATTAATCCCACCTTACCGAATTGAACAGGAAGTATTTATACTCGCCACCAGACTTCGGAAACTGCTTGTTGAAATCCTGTGCCAGTTTGTTCACCGCTTCCTTCATCCAGTCGAACTTAGCTTTCCTATCGTCAAGCCGTTGCTGTTCTTCCTGTTCTGTCATTGGTTTCGCATGTCTCATGTTGCTACCCCACTCTGGCGCCATTGTTCACCTCGCTGTTCTATGCCCTACGACCACCTTATAGTCTCGCAAGTTCACTATGATTATCTCGTTGTGCATCAGTTCCCGTGCCGTATCTATCGGTATACCCAACTCTGCCAGGATTTTCGCTGTTCCATTCGGACCTTCGCCACCATAACCACAGGTACAACCAGACAGCAGAATATCATCTTGTGTGCCAATAATCATGACGTTCCACTCAAGAGGATATGACATACCATCATCCTCTACCATTTCATGATAAACGCCATCCTTACGAGCGTACACTGATAGAGGTTCACCGAGTCTACTTTTGTTCTCTTGCCAGAACTCAAGACTCCTTCGTGTAATTCCGTGCCCTTCGTCTTTAAGAATCATCTGACACCCCCAATTACTTTTAGCTTCTTGAATCGTTCCGCCACACGAGTCTGTGGTACGGTTATATGACCGGATTTAACGCCATCCATAAAAGCAAATAATGTTTCGACATATTTATCTCTACGGTGGTCACAAACAATCCGATACTTATCTTTCTTATTAACTCCCTTTGCCAGTGACATTATCTTACCCCCAACTTTCGCTGTGCAACAACGAGCGATGCTTGTATGTTCTGCCTTTGCGATAGCTTTGTGATAACCTCACGTTCGACCTTGCCATCTTTTATCTGCTTTATCAGTTCTACCAGAACATCAGCAACTCGATTGATGCCACTGTGGACACCATCACCCGACTGGTATCGTTCAGCATCCCTGACCTTCTGTAGCCAATAATTGACTACTCCATTCTCATCAGAATTACTTGCTCGATTTTCTGTTGACCGGTGTGTGCCAAGTTCTCGCTTACGTTCTTTCTGTTTACTCATGGATGCAACTCCCAACTAAAATTATGCCAGTACCCGCACTTCATGCACTCGAATGCGGCGTATACATTATCCGGTTCAATGTGTCCATTTTCATCGTAACTATGCCACGTATCCAAACTAAGTTGTATGTTCCTATGTGCCACTGTGTTCTTAACCGGACACACGTAACTCAGTTTGAGTTCAAAGCCATTAATAGTCATACTATTATGTATCATTTTGCCGTGAAATAGATTGCATCTATCCTCTCATTATTATTATACACCCTGCCGCTTAATTAATCAAGTCTCGGTGTGATGTGTCTCGGAGTTATCTGACAGCGTATGCCAAATATCACCTGTTCAACATCTCTCACGTCATTTAAAAAGCCGTCCGCTTCCTCTACCGTATCAAATTCGTGGGTATGTATCTCTTCTCGGTAGTCCTCATACATTTGCCCGTTGTTTGACTTGACGAGTAATAAATACTTTGAGTGTTCTAGCAGTTTCAATGCATCTTCTGCCACCGCTAGTGCTTCGTTGAAACTGTTCGCTTCCTCTAAACCAGTATCGTCTGCCATTCCTACTCCCCTGTGTAGTATTTCTCGTGCCGTTTTGTAGTTCATTATTTCACTATCTCCAATGCTAGATAATGGTAGTCAAATTGCCGACAGTAGTCAAACCACTGTTTACGTGTCATAAATATCGGATGCTCACAACCATTGGCATCAATCTCTATTGCGTGGGTAAATGTTACGCTACCACATTTAGGGCATGACCATCGAACCAACTCTTGCATTGTAGTTATACTATAACAATGACTTGATTCAATGACGCCAGACCCACATTCACAAAATTCACTCATAGCCATACATACCTATTAAACCGTAATTCACCGAATAACCCACCGGACGCATACAGACGATAGCCAACTGTTCTACCATCATGAGTCACCGGTTCTCGGTAATGTGTGAATATCCAGTTCAAGCCGTACTCCTTTCGTTGTTCCTCTGTTAATTGTTCTTTAGCCATGTTGTTCTCCTTTTATTCTAATGGATATAACTCTGACCATGTTCTAAACCTGTCGCCATCTTTCAACGGTTGCTTGAATTTAACTCCAAGCCAATCCTCATATATTCCGTATGTATCACCTTTCATAACATAGTCTATGTCGGCTTCATATCTGTTCAATAACTCTTTGAGTTCTTTCTTAAATTCTACTAACTTCTGCTTGTCGTCCATTTTAGCCATGACACTCCTCTCTGTTCTATACCACCAATAGAAATGTATTCCATGCCACCACCATTACCATCATTAGATTGAACACTCCAAACGATACCAGACCAATTCGCTTGTGGCGTTTGCACACAATGACCATCATCATCGCTGCCAGGATTGTACCGACTATCTTTAATAGCCAGAAGTCAACTGAACTACCGGATAACAACCCATCCACGAATACGTTCCCTTCCATGCCATACTCGTGTGTGAGTAGATACTGGGTCAGCAGAGCGTCAGCCACACCAAGCATGACTAACGCTCCTGCCATTCCCCGCACCGAGAACATTTCTGCCCTCATTAGTCTACCCTTCCATCAGCCGACCACGAACCGATTGCTCGATTCTCATATGCCTTGAAGATGAGTGGGTGGTCACTGTTGGATAATTTCAGCATCGGATGTTCCTGACGACTGTGCCGAATGTGTCCTGATACATACGTGTCACCGTTTAACATGATACCCCTTGTGGCGATGTGCGAACTTCCACCGGTATCACGATTCGGCAAGACAAACTTGTTTTCCATTGTTTTGTACATAAGTTTATTCAACTTATCTACTGGTATCGGATTGCCGTCCTTCAATACTTCCATCGGTGCTTCTGTCTGGACGAAGAACCATTCACCCTGCCGGAGAAAGTCGTTGGTGGTCACTTCTTTCGGTTTCAGAAGTTCAAACGCATCCTCTACCGTTTCAGCCGGTTCAGGTAGTTCACAGATAAAATACTGTTGACCATCCATAGAAGATAGGAAGTATCTGCCATCCTGCTCTATCACTGCCGATTCTGGTCTACGTTCCTCGTTAGGAAACCAGCCATCCTGAGCTAGTCCACTCAATGCCTCATACTCTGCAACCGTAATGTGGATGGTTTTATCCATCGAATCCCTTTTCGAATAGCCAACCAAATCCCACCGCTGTTGTTCATGGTCAACTAAGTTAAACAGCATGTAGTCTATCTTTGCCTGTCTCAAAGTAGTGAATGGTAACTGGATGGTGGCGTGTCGGAAACACTTCGACTGGTGTGCCGACGTTGAACTGGAGTATTTGTCTGCGTTTAGTACGAAGCCCCAGTCTCTCCGTACCAGTAGAGGGAAGTGTCTGCCGTAGGAGTACAACACGTCACCCCCGATAAACATGTGACTTGCTTCTCCGTAGACTGCCCCCTCTACAAACTCATCGATAAGTACACTATGCCTTTTCATTAACTGTCCCTCTCTTTCAATAGATTCATATTTAACCCACCGTATGGGATTCGTGCCTTTTCTTTATTCAGGACTATCGTTAGCCCTAAGTCAGCGATAATATCAGTCAAGTCATTCTCAAATGCACGAGTGTTATCGGTGTGCCTGCCGTTCATATGTGCGTACTCATGTATCGCTGTGCCTATGAAACGTCGATAGTCTTGTTCCTGAATTATGCTGTATGATACAGCTATGATACCTGCCGCATGGTCAGCGTAACCCTCATCTTCAAATATTTTTATACCATCAATAGGTGGGTTGCTGAATATCTTTATTGGGTAAGTGTTAAGACAGGCTTCCGAAGCAATCATGGTTGCGAGACTAGATGCTCTTTCAAAGAACCTCTTCTCTCCTGCCTTTAACTTTGACAGTGGTATCGGTTTCTTAATATCTTTATTGATTACATCGGTTGAGTACTCGATGAATCTGCCAAGTGACCTGAGTAATCCCCAAGGCAACATCAGTACCACCCAGTTCCTTTCTAACGCTGCCAAATCAACGCTTGGGTCACCGCAAGATAAACATACACGTTTGCCATATAGCTTGTGTATCACCGTTCTCCACTCTTGGCTTGGACTGAACATTACATCGTATTCTATCGGTATTTTACCACCACCACTTTGCTCAAACTCGATGCCCTCTGTCAACAGAGTTTCCATGATTTCCTTTGTCTTTGTGCAGGTCAAAGCGGTAGCAATTGCCTCTCGTATCGATGATTGGTTGATTGCCGACCTGTCTCGGTTTACCAAGTCTTTATCAAAGAAATTGTAACCATAGACTGAGTCAACTTCAGTTACTTTCAGACCATTCACCCAGACAGTGCCAGGAGCATCCATTATCTGGTATCGGTAATATTCGCCATCACGTATCCTACTTTCAATGATGGTAGCAGGTGAGAACTTCAAGAATAGATTGCGTGCCTCTTCCAGTTCCTCATCCGAACATTGTAGATAAATCTGAGTACCACTACGTGTTTCGCCGCTGTCGGTTATATCGATGGTCAGTAGCTCTGATTGCCACCTCTCATCGAACTGTAGCGAAAATACGTAATTCTTACCGAGAGATTGAATATGGACTTGCCGTCCCTCACGTGCAAATACAAGGCATCCAATCTTCATCCCCTCACCGAACTGCCCGATTGCGTCAGTATCACGTTTTGATGTTTTACCGAGAATAAAATCAGATAGGTGGACACCGATGCCATTGTCGCATATAACCTGAAAGTCACCGCTTTCCTCGAATGTCAGGTCAGTGCCGGTATCGATAGCGTTCTGGATTATCTCTCGGATGGCGTCTCTGACCGTCCAATTCTCACAATAATTACGTTCAATGGTTAGTACTTGTTTATTTGCCACTGTCTGTCTCCTTTGTTTTTTCGCCTTTGACTGTTCGTATCTGGTTAGTCAGAATGCCTCGTGACCGTTTCAACCTTGTCTGCTCTGCCACCAGATTCTTTATATCAGACTTGTTTTTTATAATCTGATACTTGACATGGTTAAGCTCATGTTCGAGGATACCAGCTACCATGTCAAATGCCTCTTGTCTAGCTTTGGTCATTTTCATTGCCACTCCTTTCAAAATATTTCCCACTAACCTATTGTACCACATAGCCTGAATTTTGGTCAAGTGTCTGTTCTTCCTGCCAGTCTATCAATCACCTGTCCTATGTCATACTCTAACCATGCGAGTGCCGCTTCCTTTTTGTCACCACCATGAGATTTACAACCTGCGCCGTTCTCACTAGGTTCAAGTAACCTACAACCTGCCGGTCTCTGTTCTGGTGGTAGTTCGCATCCGTTCTCTGCCTGGAAGGTACATCCAATACTGCCCCATGTTGGGTCGGTCAATATTCCTTCCATGCCTTTACCTACCGGTCTGATGAAATAGGCTCTGCTCAAGATGAATTTATCTTCACGTGGGTCGCCTTCCCACCAATCTACGCAGAATCTGCCGAGCCGAAGTGCTTCTTCTACCAAGTCAATGTCGTTGCCGAAGTCTTCCGGTAGACAGCAACCTGCCACTTTGCTACAGCAGTATCCACCGCAATTTTTACATATCTCTGGATTTAGGTAATTTGCCATCTTTCTCCTCGTTCCATCTCACTTGAATTATAGCAGATGGAGTATCTTCGGTTAGCCAATCATATCTGGAGTGGGTATCTTTCTCTGCCTCAACCCTCTCCCTATTCTCTTTTGCCTTCTGATAATCATCGCACATCAAATCCATTTATCGCACCCCACCATACCTTTCTGCCAGTTTGTCCAGTCCCTGTTGAAATTTAATTCTACCGACACCGGACTTGTGTTGAAACGCCTTACCACGTTCCTTCTCAGCAATGTAGCCGATTCCATCACAACCCCAGATATTTCCAGGCTTTGACATGTGAAAGAATGATAGAATTACAGAAGTTTTGCTGAGTGCATCGTCAAAGTCGCCATCATCATCTTGACGTACGGTGACGACTGACTGCCCATCATAACTGATGGAGAATTTTCTATCGTGTGCTGTTACTTTATTCATTTGTGCCCTTCCTTAATTATAAGTTTCTCTTGCTGCCTCTTTAGCAGCTTCAGGATGAGCTTCTGCCCATTCCTTACAATAGTTACCAGCGAAGTGAAAGTATCCGAACTCTGACCTTGGTTCGGCTGTCTGGTGACCGGAACAGAAGAACCAGCCATCTTCAAGTGCTTGACTTGCTTGTAAATCCCATCGTTCAAGTGTTTTATGAAAGTATGGCGATAACACGTCGATGTTACCGATAGCTTCCGAATCCCTACCGTCACGCTTTATCCAGACGTGGGCTTTGGTGTTTTCTCTGTCTGGATAGATACTAATGTATAATGACTGATAGATACTCATTAGCTGTCGGCTCATGCTCTTACGTAGATGGTCTCTATCCAAGTGCATCGACGACTCATGGTCTAACCTGCCATGTTTTATAGTGAAGTGATAACTGGAGTTATTCGACATGACTGCCGTAACATGCTCACCGTCTCTAAAGAAGTCAAACAGTGGATATAGCATTTGAAGCCTGTTATATTCCTCTTCCACCCTCTGCTCTGCCCGATAACATGCTTTGCATATCGTATCGCCATCGATATTCCACTTGTGCAAGTCATAAGTATCTTTTATGTTACCACAATGGTTACATTTATATCCTGCCATTTTTGTACTCCTTATTTATTATTTTACCAGTCTATTGGATTTGGTCTGTGTGCCAAGTAGTTTGCTACACCGTCCTTTGAGCAGCCAAAATCGACCAACACCCCATCGGATGCTTTGCCTACCCAAGACCTGGTTTTGGCATCATACCAGATAGTACCGTTTTGAATTAATTCGTTGAATTTCTCGAAGTCATGGGAACTACTTTTCATTGCCAGCTCCTACACGTTGCGTGCTTATTCGTTGACCTCTGGTTACCTTGATGCTACAGCCACGGTCATCCTCTGTTACGATGATATACTTTTTATTGCGTGACCGGTGGCGTTTGAAGTGTATGTGAAACCTAGATACAACAGGGACACCATAACGACCAAATACCTCTAACCAGCCAAGTCTCTCATCGAGTATCTTGTCTACGTCATAGGCTTCAAGATAGAATATGTCGTTATCAGTGCCCTTACAGTCACATACATAGAATATACCGTTATGTTTATCACCAGTGAGAGTATCAACCTCTCTGGCGACACGGTACGACATGTTACCCTTGTCTCTTTGTGCCTTTACTTCCTGCTGCTCGTGGCGCACGGAGTCAGCATTCCGCATAGCTTTTGCTTCGGCGTCTGTCATTATACCCCCCAGTTAAATACTTCGCCAGTGATGACATTCATCGCTGTTAATTCAGGTTTATCGCTAACATACTTCATAAGGCTCTTTTTGGTCTTGTATGCTTTGGCGACGGAGTAGTTTGGACGGATAGCTTTGAATGGCGTCACTTCTATCACCTTACCGGTGAGGACTCGACTCGGCTTACGGAACATGTGCTTCCATTCAGTGCAATGCCCACAGAGGTTATAGTTAGTCAGTGGACAAAGCCCTTTGGTCTTGCAGATGAATCGTTTCTGCCGATTCCACCCACTACCTGATTTCCGTATGTCGGCTTCGTCTACTTCACCACGTGAAGGGCAGACATTCGGATGGTAGTAAGGTTCACAGTGGTATACCTTGTTATCCTGTTTAGCCATTGCCATATCTCCTTTCATATTCTTTCCCACTATCTCTATTATAAGCGGCTTATTTCGATTTGTCAACTATTATTTTCTGGCGCCTGGAAGAGGGTTGCTGTTCAGTCAAATGTCATAATTGCCAAACCTTGGTGGGGGGTTCTGGTTCTGGCGAGATGCTCATACCTACCATATATACAGGCATCATATAGATAGTATAGTATTGTTCAAGCCAAACGTAAGGTTCTGTTCAGCAGATGCCAGCCCGACGACATACCCAGGATTACTTGCCGTATGTTTCCCGTACTCTGCTCGACGTTTGCCAGACATAGCTATGAGTTCAACGTTTGCCATATATAGGGCTGAACGGTAACGTCATGCCTTCGTTGTTCAGAAAATTTGAAAACGTTGCCGCTCCTACGTCCAGCATATGTCCCACTGCCGTTCAGCGTACATGCTCCACGTATATGTCATTATTGCCGTGTATGTATATATGGTAGATATTTTGCCTAACGGAGACTATACAAGAACCCACAGCCACCCCACGTTCTGTTCTGCGTTCATGGCGTTTATGCCGCTGTTCACTCTGTTCTGCCGAAACGGCGATTATGCCATACGAGCCACTGTTCTGCCACGTGGCGATTATGCCGTTCGGTACTCTGTATATATGGTGGCATTTCTGCCGTACGACCTCTAAAGGTACGCTAATCCAGGATTATGGCTGATAAAATAAAGTCTTGACATCTGGTAATTCGCCGCTTATAATGTATATAGAGAGGTGAGAAATATGAGTAAAATACTACTGACAGTCTACAAAGACAACACGCACGAGGAAACGACTCAAGCTATACGGTTTCTTAATTCCTTTGGTCGTGAGGTCGAAATCGTGAATTCGCCAAAGAAGCACCCGAAACGTAAAGAGAACTTTGGCAGGTTCATAAAGGAGAGTGCTAATGGGTAGTCAGTACCGGTGTCCGAAGTGTGGCGAGTTACATCACCCATTGAGGATGTGTCCCAAAGATTTAGGAAAGGAGACGAATCATGGCGGAAGCACAAAAAGTTAATGCAGAAGATGTTATTGGCGAAATGTGTACCTGTGGTCACATCAAGGCATCTCACGCTGGACTGAATGGTCACGGCTACTGCGAAGTTGACCTGTGTGACTGTGAACAGTACACATGGGACTTCTTCTTGGTTCAAAAGCCGAGATACTGTCCAGTATGTAGACAGCCGATGCGACTCCTGGAGCTTTGTTATGTCGAAGACGTAACAGGCGAAGCCAAGACATGTTGGGCATGCGATTGCAACGAAGCATTCGTTTATATGGTTGAGCCGGTAGCCAGCCTTCAGTAATGGCGTAGCTGTTCTGAGTAGGTGGCACGGATATGGGTGGCTGTTCAGTCACCCTGCCTGAAGATGGCATTTATGCCATACATATCTAAAGGTACGCACTCCCAGGAGCTTTCGCCACGAAAATAATAGTTGACATCCGGTAATTTGCCTGCTATAATATATATGTAAAGGTCGAGTCCAGAGAACAGAAAAGGAGATAACCGATGAGCCGAAGGAAAGATAGGGAACGAGCCAAGTCGGGATTAGTCTTTCGAAATTCTGCTGGTTTTTCTGGTTTAGTCAATCGAGAGGAATGGGAAGCCGAACATCCTACCAAAACTCAACAGCGTGAGGCTCTTGACAAGTTCCTCAGAGAAGAGATGGCTAAAAAGAGAGCAGAACGTGAAGCACTCGATTTCAAAGACCAATCTGCTGTAGCAGCCGAAGCTATCCCGAACAGGTATTACTGCACAGCCTGTCGAAAGCATCACATCAAGACTTCGAAAATTGGCAGTGAACACTTGAATTTTTACTTGGAGGATTAAAATGAGTCAAGGATGTAAACTATTACTGGATAAAAAACATTGTACAGCATTCCCGAAATGCATATTTCGAAAGGAATGCAAGGAGGCAAAGAATGGGTAAAGGTAATCCGGTAGTCGCAGCGGCGATAGACCAGGTGCATGAGCAAATCGATAAAGTTCAGCACCACATTGATGCGGGGGCTAGTTTACATATGCGAAATACCCAGATAGACAGGGCAATCGCTTCAGTAGACACTCTCAAGGCATCGCTCAAAGCATTAAAGTAAAGGAGATAATCGTGAGAGATTATATGACAATCGGTAGTAGCCCTTACGATGAGGACTGTGCTCAAGTTGGTACGCCAGACTACTACGAACGAACCAAGATTGAGTTAAATGCCCTCAAAAACCAGATGCTACGGGTTCTTGGTGAACCGCCAGCACTTACCAGTCTATCAATCAAAGCGTTTCCTCATGACTTTGGTACATACCATGAATTGGTTTGTAACTATGACGATGATGATGACGCCAGCACGGAATATGCGTTCAGATGCGAAGCTGAACTACCCGCCAAATGGGACGATGAAGCATTGGCAGAGATGAAGGGACACGAGAAACCTACTTACGGTATCGGCACGATAGGTGACCTGAAGGAAAGTGGGTTCGGCGCCTGGAAGAAAGGGGGTGATTAAACCCTACAGCCAAATGTTCTAAGAGATAAGAATTAATATTGTAGCCAGGTCGAGATTGGGTAATCGTGATGACTAAGCCGTCTAAGACGGAGTGCACTAGGGGCAGCGATTACCCTTTCTCATGTTCAGCCTGTTCTGCCATGTTCAGCCGAACCAGACATAGTTCATGGCTGTTCAGTTTTCCTCTTCAAACAGTCGGCGATTATGCCATGTTATGTAAAGTTCTGTTCAGTCTAATGGCGATTATGCCATGGAGCTAGTCCTGGTACTTGATGCCAAAGCCGCATCCGCTCTAAAGGTACGCAATCGATTTTTCCTGGCGGAGAAATTGGGGGTTGACATTTTATTATTCGCCGCTTATAATGGTATTATGATGGATACGAAACAGGATACAGAGTACACAACAGGAGAAGTCTACATTCTACACTTTAACAGACCATACTGGACGAATTGTCGCCATTACGTAGGGTATACCAAAGTAGGTGTAGAAAATCGTATCGCAAAGCATCGTGACGGTAAAGGCTCACTTTTAGTCGATTATGCACATAATAAAAAAGATATTGACTTTAAAGTAGGTCTCATTATCGGCTGCGAAAGCTTGACTCAAGCTAGACGTATTGAGATTCAACTCAAGCGTGAAGGTCATTTGAGTCGCCATTGCGAAATATGCGGAAAGGAGAAGGCTAATGGGTAGTCTGGTCGTGAAAATGCAAGAAGATAAAATCACCAAAAACAAGGTACGTCGTTTTACTGATAGCGATGGTCACAACATTTATCTTCAGCCAGAGGAATGGTCAGAACTCGGCAAACCGGTACACGTCAAGGTCACTGTAGAGAACGACGACGAATAATGAAAGAAAGGATTTCGGGCATTGCAATGCTTAATACAGACCCTGGGAATTTTGGCTTTTTTCGGATTGTTCATTGCAGTGGCGTACATGAAATACCACCAGAAAAGAAAGTGGTGAGCCAATGAAGAGATAATCTGAAACCGGCAAAAAATTGAATAACCTGAGAGTAACAGCGTGGCATTGTTCACGCTGTTCAACTTTTATGGCGATTATGCCGCTACGGCAAGGCTGTTCAGCCAAAAAAGCCAGAAAGGCAGGCTGTTCAGCGAAAGCGGCGATTATGCCATTTTTTTTAGCTCCTATATGGCGATTATGCCCAGAGCCAGGAGTCACTTTCTGTTCAGCCAAAAAAGCCGACGGGGAGCTAACATTATGTAAACCTGGCTTTCCTGGCATTATGTCAACCTGGCTTATGTCAACCAATTTTTTCGTTACCGGAATTTTCGTTATTGGAGCTATCATTATGTAAAGTGGCATAATTGGTATCATCCTTTAGGAGTAGATAAAAGTAATACTTTAGTATCATAAAAAGTGATACTTTTGATACTTGTATATTGGGCTTGAAAATTATAAAATTAGGTATACTAAAAAACAGGAGAAAACAAGAGAAAATAAAAAAAGTCCAGATACAAGACAAAAAGAAGTATCAAAAAGCTATCGGTAGACATACCGAATTCAGTTTGCTATTCTGATAATAAGTTAAGATTAACACTCTTAAGTGTAGACTAATAACAAGTTGAAAGTGTAAAATAAAATAAAAATTGGAGTCTTAACTCATGAGTAAAGAAATTGATAATTCAACTTTAGGTAGAATGCGGAAAGCGTATGAAACATTCTTAACACTTGACGGAAAAACTGAAAACGACGCAAAAAACAAACTCAAGGATGATATTGCAATATATAACTCTCAGCATTCAACCAAATACACGTTAGATGATATACTTTCGAAATTCGAGAGTATGAATAAATCATCGTCCGGTAATGGTACACGCAAACAAGATAAAGAGACACGAGAGAAAATGATTACAGATACTCAAAATTTTCTCAGTGTACCTAATCTCGCAACACTTTACAATCGGGGCGAAGTGAAATTGAATGATACTCAGAAAATCGCTTTATTTGATAAACTCGCTATTGATAGCGATAACTTAAGTCAATTATTGAGTGAATCATTCAATAACATCGGGGGCATGACTTTGATATGGTCGCCGTATGACAATGATAAGTTTCCTAATCCTGATAAACTCTTATCCTGTCACGTGGGCGGATGGTATGATAACTCTCCTAATCTCAGGTATCAAGACGCCCCCAGAAAAATTCCTTTACCTAACACAGAGGAAACCATCAACAAAGAAACCAATATCCTACCACAAAATTATTCGCCTCGAAAAGTAACATCCGGTAAACGCTCAGGCTACAGAGATGAATCATTTACTCCAGTAGTCGCTATCATACCGGATGATACAATACCGGATGAAAAACCGAAACAGGAAAAACCGAAACAGGAAAAACAAACATCCGGTAAAAAGAAGTAATAAACTAGACTGATAGTCTGGTAGTCTTAACAGTATAAAATAAGACTACCAAAATAAAACCAAAGGATATAAAACAATGATTAATGAAACAATCGCAATAATAAAATTAACACTTGAAATTATAGAGAATGATATTAACTTACCCTATCATGAAATACCAGTCGCCAAAACTCACGCCTTAAATTTTTACTGTAAACAATACAATATAAACATGTATGAATTAATTACGGTATTACAGTAATGAACTATCGCCATAACAATGACTTGACATAATAGTAGCCGGTAACCCCGCCACCGCCTGATAAAAAACCGACGCCGTTATGTCAAGTCGCTTTGTTGTGTTCCCCTAAAATGGCTAGAAAAAATTTCAAAATCGAGCCTAAAAAGACTTGACTTGAGCCTACTTTTGTGGTATAATATAATTAGAGGGAGAAGGACTATGAATAAAGTTAAGATTGCGTGCGTGCTTCTTATCATTGGTGTCATCCTATCTATCCTGCTAACGTCATGCGGACGTTCTGATACATCACGTACTGACCATTGGTATGTCGAACAGTCTCCCATAACGGGGAGGTATTACGAGATATACAAACACATGGATAATTATGCAGCAGGATATTTCGGTATGTCTGAGATAACTGAAGAAGAGTATCTAGAAGGTGTGGAAGATGGATACGTCAGATAGTTATGCTCAGATGTGTGCAGCAGCGTACGATTTGTATCCTGAATTATACTCCGAGTTTGTGCGGTGCGTTTCGTTTCCATCCAGTATCTTTTATGGTGATAGAGAACATCAGACGTTACTTCCTCATGTCTATCAGCTTAAAGCAGTGATTACTTCGGATGATAGCTTGTTGGTCGCTTTTATGGTTCAGTATGCTGGTAAGTTTAAATATGACTCACTGGAAAAACTACTATTGCATATATTGATGTACGAGCATTATAACCGTCTATGGAACGGAGAGACGTGGCGACGTAAGAGAATCTTATAAAGGGGTAGAGATGAAAAGTAAATTACTTTGGTTAGGAGTCGGTATAATGTTAATCCTGATAACCATATACATAACAGCGTGTGGTTGTGAAGGTCAGGCATTTCCATTACCGTATTTTAGATAATATGAATATGATGTGTGATAATTGTGGACGTAGAGAGGACTTCAGTCCTTTACGTCTTGGTAAGAGATGCGGACTTTGTAAGTCTGGTAAGTGGATTCCGGTTAAAAATCCGGCTTTTTCAGTCGTGACCAGTTCAGAATCTGTTAAAACCTAGTTGGTGGGGTGTTGGGTCTTGTTTTTCCGTAGGATTTTAGAATTTTTTTAAATTTGTTACCATTTTAGTGTAACAAAACTTGCCTAACTTCGTAGTATATAAGTAGGGGAAGGTATGCAGTATAGTATATGGTCAGAAGGATATAGAGCTACTGGTAACAGCAGCGGTGCTAATTTTGAAGGAGTAGGACATGGCGAAACGTTCAGAGAAGCGTGTGACGACCTCGCACGACGTGACCAGGTTTTTGCTAAGTACTACAACCCAGAAAAGTTAACCTTGTGGGGTTGTAGGTTGTTCGATAATGAGAGCGATGCGAGAAAGAGCTTTGGATAAGTTAATAGATGATGTTATCATTAAGTTAATATCTTATGATGAAGAAGAGGACACAGAAACCGCACGATATTTCTGGAACATGTGGAAAGAAGGTATTAATGAGGAACATTTCGGTGACTGCACGAATGAACCGAACACATGTACCCGTTGTTTAGCGGAACTTTATTATGAACGTGCAGAAGAACTCATTAATCTAATTACGGGGATGTAAGGGTTCGACAGGGTATTGAGGTATACATAAGCAGGTAGTCCAGGGTAAGACTTAAAACACCCGAAAAAAATAATTGCTGAATGTAATTTATTTGTAGTCCTCGATGAAGGACTACTCTTCGTGAATGAGGAAGCTGATACTCTTCTCGAAGACCGTTTATCAGCAGACCCTACTGAGTCTTTAGCAGTAGTTTAAAACTAAAGATGCTCCACGTACAGTAAGACGTTCCGCTGGACGTGTGTAAGAGAGTGAACGTCTGAACCTGAAGAAAGTGTATATGTAGGTATTCTGGACGGGGAGTTCGACTCTCCCCCATCTCCACAGTGGTGGTAGTAGCTAAATAGTAGCATGCCGATGACGGTAAACGTCATAATCTGGGATAGGGTTCTTACATGCTTACTACCGCTAGGGATAATATCTGTCGTCGATTTCCAAGGACCTTACATGCTTATGACGTTACGTCATAGATTTTATTTAGCAGGTATATATGCTTACGACACATGAAGACAAGGTTAATAAACTGTCCAGCAGAAGGTAGTATATGGTGCGACGCTTTACACTGTGAGAAGTGTCCAGAGAGATTTCTATGCTACTCAACAAAAGGTACGATAAAAATAGTTTCAAGAATACGTTTTAAACGCTTTCGTATTTTCCACTGGATGAACAAGTACGACGACGATAATTTAAAGGAAATAATTGAAAAGCAGACACATAATAGCGTCAGTAATCGACAGAGAAAATAGTATGACCACGGATATGTACTGTGATGCATATAACTGTATAGAATGTCCAATACGGTTTAAATGCTTCACTACTACTGGACATTTATACGTGTCATACGAAGAGTATCTGGAAATGCAACCGTTCCGCTGGAAGCTTCACGATGGTAGTAAAGGTAGAGAAATCCGTCGAGAGACGTGGTGTATCTCTGAAAGGTGTGACCAATGTCCAATTCGCAGTCACTGTACTATGATTCGAGACACTTAAATGACCCTTCACTGTGCGTAGCATGTGATAAGAGATTTCAATGTTATACTTCTAGAAAAAGAAGTGAGGACGGATACTGTAATATCGATAGATTTCTGAAGTTACCTGATGGAGTAGTCAGAGAGGTGCAGATAAGGAAAGCAAAACGGCAAGGTCATTACTTCACAGAATGAAAAAATATGCAACGTGGACCGACCAATGGTTAAAGAAACGAATATGGGGGAGAAGTTTAAGATTTACAAGAACTCTCCGGTATGTCCAGGATGTGGGGAGTATATGAGGTATCTTTACTCTCAGCTATCATCTGGCAGGTCTGTATGGTCATGTAGGGACTGTGATGTACAGACAGTTACCCATGAATTACCGGAAGAGGATGACCCGAGTAAAATTGTGCCAGTCATTACTGGCTTTTTGTATTATGGATATAGAGACTTTGGAGAAGGTTATCTCGGGTTTAAAGATAAGCAAACCGAAATACCGTGGGAAAAATGTGGAGGACGCTTCACTCCCATTTATGCTTTCAACGTTTAGAAAGCTAATAAAGAATGAAGTTCCCCCAACACAACAAGAATTCATTGATAAATTCAAAACTGAATTTCCAGATACGAAATCACATGGTTTAACATCAAGACTAAAAAGAGCTTACTTGTCATATGTTCGGGAGTACCATCTTGGGTATTTATTAAGGAAGTATTTTAAAAGGGTTATTTATGACGAGGAGATAGATATAGCTGGTGTTGACTACGTTATAAAATATCGAGGGAGAAAGTTTAATATACATGCATATGTTGATACGGCTGGTGGTAAGTATTGGAGAGAGATTAAAAACGGAAGACATAATTTTCGTGGTACTCACCTTGACTTACCTATGGATTTAACCACGGGAAAACGATGTGGTAAGCTTATACTTTACACCGATGACCAGATAATAAAACTAAAAGAGGAAATGGATAGGATTATAAAGGCAAAGCGGAAGGCTGAAGCTAGAAAATAGTCCTCTGACATTCGGCTGTGCGTGTACTGACATTTTTTTACGGCTCGTGCCGATATAAATAAAACTATATATATAATATATAAGGACCATTGGACCTCTTGGACCGACAGATGAGTGACAAAGAAGACATTATTCAAAATTTGATAACACTAAGCGAATATCTGGATACTATGATTGATGGTCTGGATAAATTAGACAAGACTGACGATAAAGCTACTAATCGTAATCTTGTCAATGAGGTCACTTTTGCAATGTTCAATTTGGTAGACAGGTTAGTAAACACAGAAGCTGATATTTATAATTATTTTCACAGGAGGGATAGGGATTAAATGGGATGCTCGTTAGAACCGATGTTAAAGAAAGCGCACGCTGAGATGCGTAACCCAAAACTTGGGAATATTATTTTACATTGTCCAGTATTGAATAGACAAATATGTTTGTGGTGTTGTCTACATCTTGCGGATGCAGGTGACCCAAAGAAAAGAGAGCACATGCTCAATTTGTACCCTGAGTTGATGGATGTCCAAAAAGTTTCTAATCGTGATTTTGATTCAATGTTTGAAACATGTTCACGTTGTCGTGTAAGGTATTGACTTGGGGCAATTTGTATGGTATAATGGAAGTAGAGAAGGTAAAGAAGAGGACTAAAGAATTACAGGAACTGACCGCAAAGTTGGGAACTGGATTTTCTTACTCTGAACAAGAACTTATACGACGTGTATTTAAAGCCGTAATTTCGCAGATGAAAAATAAAACTGATATAGGGGTCGCACAAGACATCCTAGAAAGGACAAAGTGGTTAGACAATGGATTATGAACCTATGATTGTTACTGAGTTTGAACGGAGAACACTCAGGGAAAAAAGGAAAATATTAGTTGCTGGTGAGATATGTGAAGGTGATGCTCACGAATTCTTAGAGGACATGAATATATTGTTGTCCGAAGATTCGAACGAACCAATCAGACTTATTATAGCTTCTATCGGTGGTGAAGCATTCCCAGGATTTGCAATGATAAGAGCGATTAGAGCAGCACAGAGACGTGGTATTAGGGTAATCGGAGAGGTAAATGGTTGTGCTTGTTCTATGGCTTTTTTCATGCTTCAAAGTTGTGACGAGCGTCGCATGGGTACTCTTGACGTGTTGATGGCGCACGGTGTCACTACTGGTCTTATTGGTGATATGAAGAACATAGAGGCAGAAACTAAATTACTAAACCACTGGCATACAGAGTGGTCGAGAATAGTTGCTGGTAGGTGCAAAGGTGATTACAACGAGGCTGGTTATTGGTTTGAAGTATTTAGAGACAATACACCTTGCTGGTATACCGCAGATGAAGCACTAGAAATGGGATTGGTGGACACAGTAGATGACGCAAATTAAAATAAAGAAGATAGATAAAAAAGCCATTGTACCAAAGATAGCGACAAAAGGGTCAGCTTGTTTTGACTTATACTCTTGTGAGGACTTTGTAATGTCGAACGGTCACTTCCAATCAGTGAGGACTGGTTTGATTTTTGAGATACCGAAAGGGTATCATGTAAAAATATACTCACGCAGCGGAATATCGAAACGTGGTATCATTATTCCTAACTCACCTGGGATAGTAGACTCTGATTACCGTGGAGAAATTACTGTGATGTTGTATGGACTATTCGTAAAAGGACACGAAATATTCCAAGTTGGTCACAGGATTGCTCAAGCAGAGCTTGTACAAGGAACTCCAGCGGAGTTTAAAGTGGTTTCGAGTCTATCTGATACGGAGCGTGGGACAAAAGGATTCGGTTCAACGGGAAAATAACAATATTATAAGCTTGTGTCTTATAGTACAAGGTAAGGAGATTGTAAATGGGAAAGAACTATGAAGTTTATTTAGCGGGTAGGATAGCTAATCTTAGCTATGATGAAGCAATAAAGGAACGAGACGAACTGACAGAAAAACTTAATGCAATTGGTATCAAATGCCGGACTCCAATGCGGGGTAAACAACACCTACAAAACACTAATAAAATTACTGCTGATGCATTTAAAAATGGACTGACAGTCCAAGAAGTTATCCAGCGAGACCTTAGTGACTTGGCTGAGGTTGACGCCATTGTCGTATTGACAGGAGATGACCCAAGTTGGGGTACAGCGGGTGAGTTTTATTATTGTACATGGATTGCAAAAACACCAACGTTGGTTATTGCCAAAAATCATGTCGGTGGATGGATGGAATACTATGCCACCAAGATAGTTCCCGACTTTGATTCAGCGGTGGAAGTACTAAAACATTGGAAGACGTATTGGAATCACAAAGGTTCGGGAATATATGATTCGAGGTAGTGAATGAGAGTAATTAAGCGTGATGGAAGAATTGTTAAGTATAACCCAGATAAGATAGTTCTTGCTGTTACGAAAGCTATGAAGTCAATTGGTTTGTCTGATGATAAGATACCAAATGACATAGCCCAGAAAGTAACTGATAATATAAACGGTAGCAAAGAGATTTCGGTAGAGGATATACAGGATAAGGTTGAGAATGCCCTGATAGGGTTGGGCAATGCTAAACTTGCCAAAGAATATATTCTCTACAGAGCACGTCGAGCGCAGGTTCGTGGGTTCAGGGAAGCTATCGGTGTACAAGACGACGAATTGAAACTAGGTGTCAATGCTCTATCCTTACTTGACAAGCGTTATTTGAAGTCATTTGATGGGAAAAAGGAGACACCGTCACAGATGTTTAGGAGAGTTGCCAAACACGTTGCTTCAGTGGAGAAACAATACGGGTCAAATCCAGACTATTGGAGTAGGGTGTTTTACAATTTAATGGCAAACCAGATATTTTTACCGAATACACCGTGTCTGGCAAATGCTGGCAACGTAGACCTAAACTTTTTGTTTGCCTGTTATGCGTTTGAAGTTGGTGATTCGATGGAAGAAATTCTTCAGACTGCAAAAGATTGTGGAATGGTGCAGAAAACAGGTGGTGGAGTAGGTTTACATCTATCTAAATTAAGACCATCTGGTGACTTTGTAAAATCGACTGAGGGTATCGCTAGTGGACCTATTGACTTTATGAGGATATTTGATACCGTGAGCGACGTTATTAAACAGGGAGGTATTAGACGTGGTGGTAACTTAGGCTTATTGCTTGTTAACCATCCAGATATTATCGAGTTTATCAAATGCAAAAACGATGAAACAAGGTTTAATAATTTTAATATATCAGTTGCTTTTACTGATGAATTCATGCGGTGTGTTGAGAATGACGAGTTGTTTGAGTTGGTTAATCCAAAAGATAACTCAGTCGTCACGAAAATTAATCCGAGGCATCTTTTCAGGTTCATTGCAGAGTCTGCTTGGAGCAATGGAGAACCAGGATTCGTGTTCTGGGATAGAATGGAACTTGACAATCCAACCCCCGACCAAGGTCATCTGATTAAGAACCTGTGTGGAGAGCAAGATTTACTTCCTTATGAAGCGTGTTGTCTTGGTTCAATTAATCTCGCTAAATTTGTTGAGGATGACCAGATTGTGTACACCTCTCTCAGAAAAGTGGTAAATCATTCTGTGAGATTCTTGGATGACGTTATTGATGCTTCTAACTATCCGCTTGAAAGAATAGCAGATACAGTACATAATAATAGGAAGATAGGTTTAGGGGTCATGGGATTTGCTGATATGCTATTCCTGTTGGGTATACCTTATGACTCAGAAGAAGCTGAAGATGTGGCACACCATGTGATGTCATTTATAAATACAGAAGCTAGACGTGCGTCTGCAAAATTAGCGGAGGATAAGGGGTCGTTTCCAGCGTTGACGACATCTGTAATTAATGAACCGAGAAGAAACGCAACCCTTACTACTATCGCACCAACTGGCAGTATTAGTATTATAGCAGAAACATCTAGCGGGATAGAACCAGCATTTGCAATAGTATATCAGAAAACAAATATTCTTGAGAGTAACACCTTTTTTGAGATAAATCCTGTGTTTGAGGAAGTTGCCAAACGTGAGGGGTGGTATTCTCAATCATTGATTAATAAGATAATAAAGAACGGTGGAATTGTTGCCGGTATACAAGACATTCCAGATAAGTGGCAACGTGTTTTCAGAACTGCTCTTGAGATAGCTCCTGAGTGGCACGTCAGGATGCAGGCAGCGTTCCAAAATAATATTGATAATTCAATCTCTAAGACAGTCAATTTACCATCATACGCAACGGTTGAAGACGTAGAACGAGTCATATTACAAGCGTACGCATCCGGCTTGAAGGGTCTTACAGTGTTTCGTGATAAGAGTCGAACTAAACAAGTATTAGAAACGTTGTGTATAGAGTGTGAGGACGACGTTTGTCCAATTACTCTTGACGACTCTTAATACTAGGAGAGGAACGGAGAGTAAAAATGTCTAGGAGAACGCAAGGTAATGTGGCAATAGAGCCGTTTGATTTCTATAGATACGAGAATGCGGAAAAGTGCTGCTCCATTTGCGGTCACGCTATTTACACAGCAAATCATAATACCTACTTTTGTAATAAGTGTTACCGGACGTGGAAGTACGAGATATTGGGGAAAGAACCTTGGGTTATCTATCTTCAACGATTGGAAAACAGGAGACGATATAGAAAAGAGAAGGTGGAGAGTAAAATAACGTTAATATATCTAGACAATAACCTAGACATAGACGATGAAGGTAACCTAGTTCAGAGGGATTAGTGATGGGTAGGAAAAAGAAGGGTAGCGATTTACAAGATAAAATAGATAAATATTTGACTGACTATGAACTGGACGATTTGAATCAGTCAAATGATATGCAAGCATTGACTACGATGTGCCAACTTGAGTTGAATATAGAGAAGATTCAGGAAGCACTGAGCAGTCTTGAATATAAGAAAAGTACTAAAAAAGGTAAAGAGACATCTATTGATACGAAGCAGATACGTGAGTTGCATAGTGCATTACGTGATGCTAATCAGAACTGGGTGCAGCTACAGACTGAGTTAGGTATTAACAGACGGCAGAGACGTAGCGATGATGATGAGACACCGTTGCAGCACGTCATGAAGATTCAGGATTTGGCACGTAAGTTCGTAGATAGTCGTTATAATAAGGTTGTATGTTCTGACTGTGGTCAGTATCTTGGTAAATATTTGCTGTATGTTACCGAGAAGGGTGAGGAAGGGTCTATTGAAAGTAAAACGGAGAAAGTAGAACCCTATAAACATACTTTTAGGGTAGAGTGTTGGAAGTGCGGGAAGATGGTTGAAGACTCCAACGAAGACATTGTTTTAACTTATGAAGGAAAAGGTAACATTTAACGATGGTGAATTAGCTGTACTGGAATTACTGGAAGACCCAGTTCTTTTCGGTGAGTTTATTCGAAGTGCCGAAGATGAGATAGAAGAGGGTGAAGGGTGGCATTATGACAATTATCAGCGCAAGATGCTAACTGATAGTAGTCACTACGTCAGTATTGCAACAGGTCGTACTACCGGTAAGACGGCTAGCATGGAGACTAAAATAATCCAGTTAGCAATATCTAATATATATGCACGAGCAAGTGCTAATGAGATTTTACTGGTAGTTCAAAACAAATCACAGCTTGACCCAGTTTTTGCCAGGGTTGTTAAGTTCTTCAGGATGCACTGGTTCTTAAAGTACTTCATTGACAGAATGAGCGTTAATATGTCTAATCACGAAATAAAGTTGTTAAATGGTTGTGTGATTAGGTGTAGAATTGTCGGTGCTACCGCTGATAGTAACGTTATCGGTCTTCACGTCCCATGCATCTTTGTTGATGAGGGTCAGGTGTTTGCATACTCAGCATGGAATTCACTTATGCAATGTCTTACCACGTGGGATGAAGACTTCTACTTGTGGGTAAGCGGTGTACCAAATGGTCTTCGTGAGAAGAATGTTCTTTACGAATGTGACCAAATTGATGAGAAGTACTCACGACATAACGTATCACGTCTGAAAAGTACTAGATACACCGAGGAACAACATAATACTGACCTTAAGCAGTATGGTGGTGAGAACGGTGATGATTATGTTCATCTTGTTCTTGGTGAACACGGTTCTCCAGCATTCTCTGTCTTTGACAGAAAATTAATGTTGATTGAGGATTATCCGGTTGACGTTCACTTGATGAACAATATTACATTAGAACAACATGCGGGTAACTTTAACGAAGTTCTTATGGTTAAGGACTTACCGCCAGATATTGTTAAGAAATATGACCTTATCATAGCTGGTATTGATGCTGGTTTCTCTAATGACCCGACGATTATTACGATATTGTGGAGAAATGCTGATACATTGGTGTGGAGAGAGTTTACTAGAATAGAACTGAGAAGAATTAAATACCCAGACCAAGCTAAGATAATCGATTGGTTAGACAGTATTTACGGTTTCAACATGATTGCAATAGACGCTGGTAGTTCTGGATTAGCGTTGTGTCAAATACTGCAAGATGACAATGGTGAATTCAAACGTAAGGAATTCATTAAACGACTGATACCGGTTGATTTTCAAGCGAATGTTGTAACTGGGTACGACGATGAAGAGAAGGAAATAAAAAGCAGGGTAAGGAAGTTTACTATACAAACACTTCAAAAATGGTCACAGAATGACCAGATTATTGCGTTTACAACTCAAGATGACGATGTCATTAATGAGCTTGAGCGAGTCGGGTTCACTAGGGATATGTTGGGAGAACCAAAATTCTTTGTTTATTCTCCACAAGGTGGTCAAAGGGGCGAAGACCATATCTTAGCTTCTATCTTGACGTGGGTGTATGGTTATTATTATAAATATTATTCTCCAGAAAAACCAAAAACTAAAGGTAAGTTAAGCGACCTTGCTAAAGGTGGATGGTTTCAGAGGTAATTATGGCAGATGAAAAAGATAGTGTAGCTACAGGTGAAGCTACTGATAGTAAGAAATTAGTACAAGCGTCTGTTAATATTGTTAATACAGACCAAACACAGACAGGTTTATTGTTTACAAACACTGTTGATAAGATGGAAGTGCCAACTGATTATCATAAACTGATAAAGATTTGTCGGTTCTTCTATAAGCATGACCCGATTGCGGGTACGGTACTAAACAAGATGGTAGATTGTGCGATTACTCCTATCAATAACCGTCGTGGTGAGTGCAGTGACGAGGAATATGAAACGTACGAGGCACTCGGAGACATGTTGCAGGAGTTCTTCAGAAACGCATGTCTTGAATATTTGTTATCTGGTATGGTCATTCCGCATTACGAATGGTCACGTGTCAAGGGTAGTGATTTGTCACCTGCACTTAACTCAAGACGTAGACTTGAAGTACCTGATAACATATGGTTCAGAGACCCTGCTACTATAACCGTTAAGAACTCTCCTATTCCAAATAAAAAGTATTATTACGTTGAGGTTGATGCCGACACTATTAGCTTTATCAAAAGTGGTGGTAAGTTGAAAGATGGTACGTATGATAAGGAAACGTATAACGAGTTGGAGAAGAATTATCCAGAGTTTGTGAAAGCTGTTAAAGAAATGAAGGGAACGAAGATGCAAGTTCGCTTGGATGGTATTAGACCGATTACGTCTAAGACATTACCCGAAGACGCATACCCTATTCCTTACATGGAAAATGCTCTTGAGTCATTGATGCACAAGAGAAACTTGAAGAGAATGGATTATTCAGTTGCGTCACGTGTTATCGGTGCAATTCAATTGATTAAATTGGGCAACGATGAATATCCGTGCACCGATGATTCAGACTTTGACGCTATCAAACATCAGATGAACTACAGGACTAGTAGCGGAGCACAGGAAAGGATATACCAGTTATTTGGTAATCATACCCTTGAAATATCTTGGGTGTTCCCAGATACTGAAGCAATGCTTAACCGTGAGAAGTATGGTGTTGTCGATGATGATATTATTTCAGCTTTTGGATTTCCACGTACATTAATTACTGGTGAAACATTGCGTTCAAATGTGGCTGGTGGGTCTGATTTTGCTGCTTTCTCTCCTATTGCCACCATGGAAACCATAAGGGATATTCTGATAGAATGGCTGAAGGTTTTATACAAAGAGATAAAAGAGACTAATAAATTTAAGAGCGCACCTATCCCTAGCTTCAAACCATTGAGATTATACAAGCTTGCTGACCTTAACTTGATTGGTCAGTCGCTTTACATGGAAGGTAACCTTTCTCGTACGACCAGACAAGAGTTGCTTGACATTGATTTTGATACTGAAGTTGAGCGTAAGGGATATGAGGAGAAGGTGATGGAAGAGAAGGGTATCCCACCAGCACCTCAGATTCCGTTCTCATCTCCTGAAATAGGTAACCCAAATAACAACCAAGTCGTGAAAAACCAAAATAAGGGGGATAATCAAGGTTAGGTATGAAATTTGAAGTAATTCATGACTTCGTCCAATATGATGGTGTATTATTACCGATAGAGGACGAGTTGGAGAGTCGTGGGTGGACTGTTGTTAAGACTAGGGTTGCCACCTACGGTAAGGATAAATCAGTAAAAGGTACGTTGGGATGTCAGACTGGACCGTGGATACCGAAGAGACCACCGACTAACCCGTCATTTCTTATTTTTCACGGTGTGTCTTTCATAAAAAATTGGGCACGAAGGTATTCAACATGGGATTATGTAATTGTTCCGAGCGAGTTTTGGAAAACGTCACTGACACATGATGGATTTGCTGTGCCATTAGGTCTTGGTTGGTCTAAGTCAGATATTCTGATAAATGAAAGCGAGAAACGTGAATTCTATCATAATTTAATAAAAACACGGCACAAACTGGATAATCGTCCAATTATTGCTTTTGCACCAACGTACACTAAAAATGCAAGTAAGCAGAAACCAGGTTCAGCTAGACACCTACTTAAATTGGCGAAAGTGCTGTCTGACTATAATCTTGTCTTTATACCACATGTGATGTGTGACTTTAGAGGTAAGTATAACGACTATCAACCGAGAACAAGTCATGATTACCCAAAAAAGCATGAGTATCTTCTTGGAGCAGATATGTTAATTAGCGATACGTCTAGTATGGTGTTCGAGTTCGCTTTACTAGATAGACCAATAATTACCTTGAATGACCCACGTGACCCGAAGTATATGAATATACAAGGAATGGACGAGAAGGTAGACATTGGTCGTATAGTTGATTACAACGACTTTGATAAATTACCAAAGATTGTCGCAGACGAGTTAACGAATCCATCACAACATCATGCTCGTCGAAAATATTGGGTAGACAAGTGTTTGGGGTACTGTGATGGTAATTCAACAACACGTATTGTCGATAAGATAGAGGAGATTTGCGGTGGGTGACTTATACGGGATTGACACGGAAAAATATCCGATGGTTGATAACCCAGACTACGCATATTGGGGTAAATTAGGGGTCGGTGGAGGTGGAGGAACATTTACCAAGAAATCTTATGCGACACGGTATCGACCATATAACCACAGTATCGTTGATACTATCATTAAATTTTACGGTAGACCGGAACGAGTTATATCACTTGGATGCGGAGTAGGTTTTGACGTTGAGAGGTTTGCACAGCTTGGTATTGACGTAGTAGGATTGGAAATTGCGGAACATATGATAGAAGCTTCTCCAGTCGGGGAGCGCATTGTTCGTGGTTCGATGACGGATTTATCGCAGTTTAGAGATAACGAGTTTGACTTGGTAGTCTGTTTAGAGGTGATGGAACATTTACCACCAGAGTTAACGGAGCAAGCTATCAGTGAGATGAGACGAGTGGGTACAAAACGAGGAGTACTCACGATAGGTAGAGGTAAGAGTGACCCTACACATATTAACCTCAGACCTAGAGAGGCATGGATTGAACTATTAGCACCGATGGATGACCAGCTTCTGGCTAAGATTAGTAATAGTCTTAAAGAGAAGAGGTTAGTCGATATGGTGTGGGATAGAGTCTATACTATGAGGTTAGATGATGAAAGCAATAATACTGGCAGCGGGGATGGGAACAAGATTAGGTCTTGACTTCCCCAAAGCGTTAGTGGAGATAGACGGAAAAACATTACTTGAACATAAGATAATTGGTTTAAAAGATAATGGGATTGACGATATTTACGTCGTTGTTGGTAAGTGGCATGAAAAATTTCCAACAGATTTAGATGTTAAGTATGTGGTTAATGATGAGTATGCCACCACCGGTAACTCATACAGCTTCAAACTTGCATTGGATACGTGCGGTACGGATGATTACATTGTAGTGATGGACGGAGACCTTATGTTGGATTATAGGATATACTTCATGATTCAACCTAAGTTTCAGTATTTTGTAGATAACCTTAATCATCACTGGATGCCTGGAGACATCGGTATCAAGACTGACTTTAACAATAGAATAATCGATTTGGGTCGTGAGTATGAGTATTGCTCTATGTTGGGCATGGCAGTGTATCCACCAGAGTTTGTGAGGAGACTATATGCTAAGTTAACCGGTAAGGGGTATGATAAGAAGGACGAGTTAATAGTATATGTTCGCAAACTGTTAAGTAATTTCCACGCCATACCAGAATTTGTACCATATCCTTGGGTCGAACTCGATTATCAAGGTGATGTAACCAAAGCACTCAATGCGTTTGATAAACCGTCACTAGAGACGGATGATTCAATAACGTTGAAGGAACTTAATTCGCTATACCGTGGTATGGGTGAGTTTGGTGGGTTACATGTAAGTATGAGAAATCTTGATAGAGATAGTACGATTATAAAGAACTCAACATTTGCGGTGGTAAGACGTAACGGGAGAGTTGTTGGTAGTGGTCGTTACTTTACGGACGGAGCATATGCGGTTGCTATATGGGATGTAATGGTACGACCAGAATACCAAGGTCAAGGTATCGGCACGTCTATTACAAGACGACTCATTGAAAGTGCAGAGAAGCTTCATCCGATAAAGATTTTTCTGATTGCTGACCCTGGAAAAGAGAGTTTCTACGAACAGTTTGGTTTTAAAATAACACGTGCACCAGCGATGGAGAAGAGGTATGACTATGATAGATTTTCACCTAATTGGAACGGATAAAGACGCTGATTTAGAAGCTCTTCGAGAACCAAAACGTAGACTGGGCGTAGCGAGTGCAGGAGACCTAGATAGATTTTTTGTTATCAACCACGCATACAAAGAGTTTCTTTACGATGAGTGGGGTAATCAGTATATTGATTGCTGTTCACAGGGGTGGGTATCTACAATTGGACACAGTCATCCACGAGTCATTGATGCAGTAAAGGAAGTGATGGACTCTGGTTTGATTCACATTCGTCCAAGCTATTATACCATCCCAAAACTTGATTTAGCTTATAAATTAACAAATCTTGCACCAGAAGGTCTTAATAAGGTTAACTTTTGTCTCCATGGTTCGTTAGCAGTGGAGGGTGCGCTGAAGTTAGTGTTGATAAAACACCCAGATAAACCTATCGTCGTACTCGACACTGGATTTTGTGGTCGCAGTTTAGCCACCGGTTCGCTTAGTTGGGATTACGAGGAGAAACCAGAGTTTGATGTCCTGAAGACCGAGATTATACGAGCACCAAGTCCATATTGTTACAGGTGCAAGTTTGGTAAAACTAAGGATAGCTGTAATTATGAATGTCTGAAAGAAACAGAGAGAATATTCGATGAGAAGAGACCTAGTGCTATTATTTATGAACCTATACAGGGTAATGGTGGTCAAATAACTTTTCCGTTCGAGTATCACGGGTTGCTTCGTGGTTTGTGTGATGCGTATGATGTTATCATGGTTGCTGATGAAATGCAAACCGCTTTCGGTAAATTACCAGAATTATTTGCGGCAGATTACTATGGCTTCAAGCCGGACATAATGGCAGTTGGTAAAGCTCTGGGTGGTGGGTTTCCTCTTGCAGCGACATTGTACGGGGAAGGTCTTGATTTTAGGGGTGGAGACCAAACTTTTACCTTTGCTAGTTTCCCGTTGAGCATGGTAGCCAGTCTAGAAGCATTGCAGATTATTCATGATGAGGAGATATGTGAGCAAGCTCGTGATAAAGGAAGTATTTTTGCCCTACGTTTAGCGGAATTACAGAGTCGGTATCCTATTATTGGTGATGTTCGTCAGGAAGGGTTACTGATTGGTGTTGAGCTTGTCAAAGACCCAAATACAAAAGAACCTTATCCACAAAAAGTTCAGCAAATTATTGATTATGGTATTTATGATGGTGGAGTAGTGTTCGGTTGCGACAAACACGCAGGTCTTGGCACAGTACTGAAAATAAAACCACCGTCTGTTATAAGTCATGAAAGTATAGATAAAGTATTGTATGTATTGGAGTGCGGATTGAGTGAAAATTAATAAAGTATTTGATTACGATGACTTTGACAGTGATGAACTCCAACCTTACCGAAATCTGTTTGGTGGACACACCCGAAAAACGTGGGAAAATCTTATGCTCTGCTATGGGGCAGATGCCTTACAGTGCGGTGGACGTGCTCTCGGTTTGGGGTGTTTAAAGGAAGCTCTGATGTTCGTATACGCTAACAAGTTTGAATCTGTTATAGCCACAGATAGAGCGTACTATCCTGGAAAGTATTGGGGTAAACAACATTATGACGTAGACGAATTGTATCAGTACGCAAAAATATCGTATCCAGATAGCAGTATTACCTTTAAAGCCATGGACATGAAGGATATAGAGTTTGATGATGAGACATTTGACTATATTTGGAGTAGTTCGTCTGTTGAGCATGTTGGTTTACTACCAGATGTTGTCAAAGTATTCACTGAGATAGATAGAGTGCTAAAACCAAATGGAATATGTGGTATTACTACGGAATGGAATCTTAAACCGACAGATACGATAATAAAATTTGCAAATGTATTGTGTTTTGACCAGAATGTATTGGATTCAATAGATAAGGCGACGAGGTTAACATTGGTATCAGATTTAAGTGTCTGGCAAAGCGACAATCCGCATAATAGGGAGAAAGCATTTTATCGAGGTAAAACTAACCACGGTACTAGACCGACAGATTATACGTCAGCGTCAATATTTTGGAGGAAGGAATGAAGTCACTGTTTATAGGAAGATGGTCACCTTTTCATGATGGTCATAAGAAATTAATTCAGAAAGTTATCGACGAAGGAAATGAAGTAATAGTTGCGATTCGTGATACTAAAATAGATGATAGGAATCCGTACACGGTTGAAGAACGTGAGAAAATGATTCGTGACAAGATGGGTGACTCAGTAGATATATGTGTTATCCCAGATTTAGATGAGGTTTGTTATGGTCGTGGTGTCGGTTGGGGTGTTCGTGAGATTAGTATTGATGAACAGACTCAGCAAATATCAGCCACATCAATACGCAAAGGTATGGACACACCGAAACGTGTTGGTGGATTTGTCGTGTGGTTGACTGGTCTCCCGTGTTCTGGGAAAACTACAATAGCGGATGCGTTAGCGGAGAAACTCAAGGAAAAACGTTCTAAAGTAGAGAGATTGGACGGTGATGTCACTAGAGTACTGTGGAGGGAACTAGGGTTCTCGAAGGGAGATAGGGATGAAAACATTCATAGGGTTGGAGTCTTGTGCGAGATGCTGGTTCGTAAC